TTCCTAATATTTATATAGATAGTCCTCAAGCTAACTGTATTTCTATAAAAGCGTTTAAAGATCATATTGAATTAAAGTTTTTTAAGTCAGTTGCAACTTCTAATTATATATATATACAATGTAAGATTTTATAAAGGTGGTTATTTCATTAATAACAACAAACATAAAGCATCTTATAAAGATTTACTAAAGTTTATTGATTCCTTTTACAACATTAAACAAAGATCTTTGGCTTATAGTTTAGACACATTATGTCCAGGCTTATACATTTGGTTTTTTAATACATATATTATACTTGGCGGTGACATATGCCCTGCTAACTATAACTATGTTATACCTACTAAATTAGGCTTTGGATTTGTATTTCCTAGTCTTGATCATTGGCACACACCATTTAAACAATTTAAAAAAAATATGACGTTAGAAGAGTTACTTAAATATAATAATCCTTTAGATGGTTTAGAAGCTATTTATAAAGAATATAATTTATTAGGTGTAGAAGAAGAGAATGATCCTAATGCACCTAATATAAGTCAAGAAGAAAAAGAGCTTAGACAACAAAATCTAATTATGAAAAAGAAATATGGATGGGCTTTCTCTGATCTTTGGAACTTAGATGACGTTATATTTAAGTTTATTCTTCCCAGATTATATGTGTTTTATAAAGAAGATGTTGAAGGTAGACAGGATGTTTATCTTGATGAAGGAAGTTGGGCAGACATTGTTAAAGATATCTTAAGAATGATTCTACTTAATCTAGAACATGATGGTAGTGGCTTTACTCCTAAAGAAAGTATGATTCATATTAATGGTATGACTTTATTAGCAAGGTATATTAGAAGACTATGGATTTAACAACTTTATTAGCCTTTGAGGATTATAAAGAAGGATTAAAAGCCCTCTATGAAAGATATGATTTAACATTAGGATATAAGGATTATGATGCCTCTGAAGAAGAAACTATACAATATCTAAATAGTAATTATGGTTGGAATACAACTGAACTGTGGAATTTGGATGATACAATAACTAGATTTCTTGTTTCTAGATTATATGTATTTTATAAGTTAGATGACAGTACTTCTCAAGAGTTTGAAGAAGGTAGTTGGGGTGATATTTTAAAAAGTATATTAGAAGGATTATTAATGATGTTGTATACCAAAGAAGGGTTTGAACAACCTAATAGAGATGAAAAGATTATTAATGATGCAACTATGCTATTAGGTAAATATTTTAGAAGATTATGGAATTAAATAATGAGATTTCAACCTCTTAGTGATATTCATTTAGAGTTTTATAAAGATAGTAGTACTGTAAAAATAAAAGATACTGATAGTGACTGTATTATTTTAGCTGGTGATATACATACTAAAACAAGAGCTATTAAATGGTTGTTAGATCAAAAGATTAATAAGCCAATATTTTATATATGTGGTAATCATGAGTTTTATGGAACTAACTGGCCTAGAAATATAGATAAGTTAAAAGAAGCTGCCAAAGACACAAATATACATGTATTAGAAAATGATTATTATATTTTTAAAGATTGGATAATCTTAGGCTGTACTTTGTGGACAGATTATAAATTATTAGAACCTATTGTTCCTCAACAATTAGCAATGTCTGCTTGTTTTAAAGGAATGAATGATTTTTATAAAATTAGAAATAGTAATTTTGGCTATAAAAAGATTATACCCTCTGATTTATTACATGCTCATTATGAATCTGTTGATTTTTTAAAGACATACTTAGAAGTATTTAATGGATGTAATATAGCTGTATTAACACATCATACTCCTTCTATAAAATGTATTGATCCTACATATCATAAAGATATTTTAAGTGCCGCTTATGCTTCTAACTTAGATGAGTTTGTTGCTTATAGTGGGGCTAAGATTTGGTTTACAGGTCATACTCATTATAAGTATAAAAAGTTTATGCTTGGAGACACATTATTGGTATCTAATCCAATGGGTTATTTAAATTATATTAATGAAGATTTTGATCCTAAACAAGTAGAAGAAGTGTAATGAGTAATCATTTAGAAGAAGAAACAAAAGATAATATTATAAGACATTTAATAATAAAGATTGATGTTTTAAAAGAAGATAAAAGAGCACTCTATAAAGTAATTGAAGATGCACAACAAAAGATTTATAAATTAAAACATATTATTAATGATTTTACAAATCTTACTGTTAAGCCTAAATTTGAAATTGGAGATAAAGTAAATATATTTCTTGATAGTGATACTACTTATGTAATTCAAGACTATATGTATGAACAGTCTTACCCAGTCTATAATATAATTCCTCTTGGTAGCACAAGTGAAGATGATATTGAAACAGTCTCAGAAATGGACTTAATAAAAATATAAATACAATAGAAAGTCATTAATATATGAATAAAAAAGATGTTTTTATGATAAGTATAAATAAAGAAGATGTAAGACAAATTGTAAATGAGCAGATTGAATTACATGAAAGCAAAGGAAGAAAGTATGGATATCTAGGCTTATGTATATTTCTTTCTACATATATGTTTCTTTTATATCTAATTGTGGCTAAACAATGAAGGATCTTATAATTAATGCATATCCTTGTAAATATCTAATTGCAGTTCAAGATAGTTCTGAGAACTATGTAATTGAGTCTAAAAGTATATTTAATTGGGTAATTACTAAGAAGGATGATACTAATAATGTATTAGAAAAGGATCTTTCTTGGGTCAACTATTTATCAGCAAAGGACAAAAATAATTACTTATTTAACACTTTTGAAGATGCTTTTGCCTTTCTTAAGTTATATATACATCATCAAGAAATAATAAATCATCAATTAGAGATGCATAAAAAAGAACTACACTTACTAAAACAAGAGTTTGATGTAGATCCTATTTATGCTGTTGGTGATCTTTATTTAGATCTTGATGTTTGTATATCTCCAACAGATATTGAAGATATATTAAAAAGATATTCAGTCTTTATTAGTGGCATTGTAAATAAAAGTGGTAATCCTTTTGGTGGTGTGCAAATTACAATTAGATCCCTCTCTGAGTTGTTATTTATTGAAGATACTTTAAAAAAGATTCAAAAAGATAACAACTATGAGATTGTAAATTACTTTAATTTTAGTCAACCCTCAATATCAAAGACAGCCCCTTTATGTTATTATTGGCAGGTTTGTGACACTTATACTAGACATTTTACTTTTATTAAAAAGTAAAAAAATTAAGTTTGATTTTAATATAAATAAATAATTTACTTAATAAAAAATCATGTCTAGAAAAATAACTGTTACTCAAGATCAAATCAATAACATTTTAGATACTGCTGAAACACAAGAAACTATTTTTTGGAATAAAGAACTATTAATAAGTTATAGAATTTATAATGGCTTTACTATTACAGGAAGGGGAGCTTGTGTTGATCCTAATTACTTTGATATACAATTAGGTAGAAAGTATGCTAGAGAAGATGCTGCTAATCAACTATGGCAGTTAGAAGGTTATTTATTACAGAATAAAATGCATAATGAAAAAGCATCTAACTGTAATAATGAGTGTAAGTGTTCTTCTAAAAAAGAACCTAGAACAAGAGAAGAATGGACTGCTCTATTTAGTTCTTATGACTTTGTAGATGAGCAAGGACATTCTTTAACTATGTGTACAGACTTTATTGATCTTGTTGAATTAGCTGTTAGATAAAAAGTTATTATATGAAAGATGTAAGCCTTCAAAGAGAGATGTTGACTCTTTTAAATAATAAAATAGAAGATTTAAAAGAGCAAATTAGATTAAAAGATGTAATAAATAAAGAATTAACAAAGATAATAGAACAACAAGAGACTATAATAAAGTCTCTTGTTTTAACAATAAAAACTCCTAAATATAAAAGAAAGGATATTGTTTCTATTGTAGGAGAAGGTGATGAAAGATATACTGTTGAAGGTTGTTCTTCTTATTTTCCTGTTTATACTTTAACTAGTATTATAGATAATTCTGTAAGAGAATCTATATTAGAATGTGAAATAGTTTGACATGTTAATGTAAATGTGTTATAAGTATATTAATACTATATTAGTAAAGTAGAAGCTAATTAAGTTTAGTGCCAGAAGTTAATATCTGGTACAAGTAAAAATCTTGTTGCTTGCGATGATATATAGTATTAATAATAAGTGGGTATAGCTCAGAAGAAAAGAGTGCTGGCTTTGGGAGCCAGAGGCCGCAGGTTTAAGCCCTGCTACCCGCATTTATTAAAAAAAAGAGAGTTGTTAAACACTAACTCTCTTTTTTTTTGTATTTACTTTTTCTTTTTATAATCAACTTCTAATTTAATACATCTTTTTTTTACAGCATTATCACTTACATCAAATATCTTTCCTATATAAACCATAGGATATTTATCTACTAATTCTTGTAGTTCTTCTTTTGTAACTTCAAATTTTAAAGGACGTGAAAAGTTTACTTTATTATTTATCTTAGAGCATTTACCACATCTTGTAGATTTTATATGTATATTACAGTTACAATCTACACATTTGTTTTGAATGATCTCTTTTCTTCTTCCTCTACCAGCATAAGTTTCTGTTTGAGTGTGACAGTTAGGACATAAGAATCTAAGATTTTCTAATCTATTATCACTATTAATTCCATTAATATGATCTAATTGAAGAACTAATTCTTGATTATTCCAATGTCCAGGGTTATTACAAATAGAACATTTATATTTTAATAGATTTTCTTTTACTAATCTTCTTTTTAGATCTTGTCTGCTATATGTGGAATTTTCTACTAATATTTTATCTAAATCAAGAGCATTAATCCCTCCAAAAGATTTTGCTTTTCTATTTTTATTTAACTTGTCTAAAGATAAACTATCTTCTTTTATTCTATTGTTTAATTCTTTGTAATTATTTCCATGAAGAGACATATCAATTTTTAAAAGAACTTCAGCTAAAGTATTACAGCTATTTAATATATCTTGTAATTTATCTTTATCTAATTTCCAAATTGTATTATGCATACTTTTCATAATAATTGAATCTTGTAGTAATTAACAGCAATTATACTACAAGGTTTAATAACTTGTCAAATAATATTAACTTGACAAACATATTACTTTAATGTATTATATTAAAATATGGCGGGGTGTGGTAGTAGTAACCAATCACTCTCATAAGGTGAAATCAAGGCAGTGTGCAAATCCTGCCCCCGCAATTTAACTATATTACTAATATTAATTTAGTTATTCTTAGTAAGATGTGGTAGTAGAATATGTAGTAATACATTAACCAGTCTCCGCTTATATTGGAGAGATCAAGGCATGGTGCAAATCCTGTTCTTACAATTAACTATAGTAAAATATAGTTAAACTTATACTTAATAAATTATGGCTAAATGAGATTTATACTGCTATTAGAAATAATAATGAGGCCAAATCTCTTTTTTATTAGGTATATTTAATATTATTACTGAACCTATAATTTATAGATACTTGGGAGAAGAACCCATGTAGGAAACATTAGTTGTCTATAATGTGTAATAATATAAAACATATAAATAAAGTTGACTGAGTTTGGTTGAAAGTTGATACTAACTAGATTGCTTAAGTGAGGTTAGATACTCTATACTTAAGCAACCAAGGGTTCAAATCCCTTACTTTATTTATATAAAAATATCTTTATCAGATCCAACGCTAGTGCAAGACTAGGGGTTTAGTAAAGTGGATGGTTTACTTGTAATTTGTCAGCCATAAAGTCCGGCCCTATTGGTATAAAGATATATGAAGTACAGCAAAGGTTTAGGGTTTTAACAAAGTATATTTGTGGCCTGTTAATGTGATGGCTGGAACTTCTAAAACTAGAACCTATAAAGAATAGGAACAGCTATTAGATGGTGAACTTGGCAAGCCTTTTGTATTTAAACAGAATAAAACTGTTTGTAATGCAGAAGAAAGATTTACATCTGTTTGGAATTATTAATATATGGACCCAATCTCTATAGGAGTTGCTATGTTTATTGGTTGTTTGTTTTTTAAAACACAGCAAGATATGTTTATTGAGGAACAAAAGAAGTCTGCTTCTAAACCACAACAACAGACTTCTTCTCAACAACAAAGAAAACCACCACAAACAAATAAGACTATTACTAAATGTCCTCATTGTGGTGGTAGTTTAGATAATGAAAAAGATTAATTTAAGGGCTTAGTTTTTTAAGATATTTGGCTACTGTTTTATCTGAAACACCTAAATATTCTGCAACTGCTAATTTAGTTTTTAATTTAGAATATAAATCTAATAAATCAATAGATTCCCAATCTAATTTCTTTTTACTTTGTTGAGAACATTTTGTAGAACAATATTTATGAGATTTTAATTTTGTATTATTACATAAAGGACATTTATCATAATATTGCTTAAACTTATAATCCGCAAATTCTTCATTGAATGAAGTAAATATATTAGGTAAAATAGCTTTATCATTATGTATTTCTCTATGACAATTAGAACAAAGCAATATGCATTTTCTAAGTTCTTTTATAACTGTTTCCCAGGAACCACAGTTTGCTCTAAGTTTACTTAAACTATGTTCTTTTTCATTTGGATCTATATGATGTAATTCTAAAGCCTCATGACATTTATTGTAACTACATATTTGACAACAGCCTCCCATAGATTCTACAATTCTAGATTTAGAATTCTTTCTCCAGTTTTTTACTTGTTCAGATTTTATAGTCATATATTTATCTGTACTTGTATTAATACAATAACAAATAATGTTATTAAAATGTATTCAGATTCATATAATACAAATCTTTGACAAGTGTTTATTATTAATATATAATAAACACTATAAATATAATGTTTAGTAGCTCAGTTGGTAGAGCGTCTGACTGTGGCTTTTTAGTTTAATGTAAAACTATAGTTAACTATATTATAGGTTCAATTCCTATAAAGGTCTTAATCAGAATGTCCCTGGTTCGATTCCAGGCTAGACAGTTGCTATTAAAACAATAGCAAACAAACAACTAACTATAAAGGAGGTAACTGTGTTACTAGATATTATAATTGGTTAAAACAAATAGTAGTGGTGGAAAGATATACACTCATATCATGCGTTAGGTTGTGGTCCTAAAGAAGCAGTAAAATGAAAGATGATTGACAAGTGTACATAGTTAATTAGATCGCATGTGGTATGGATTGGGCACAAGTATAGGGTTAAATTCCCTACCTACTATTTCTCTTAAACATGTAGTAATAGATATACAAATATATATATATATGATTTTATAGAAGCTTCTATGAGTATGGCTGACTATAACATTGAGTATTATACTATTAACTCTCATAGAGTATAATGCAGATTCAATAAGAAAGTGTTAACTATACCATATTTAGTCCTCTTTCTTATATATCCCTTTGTATATTACTACATGTTTATTTTTCTACAATCTGGAAACGTCTAACGGTCTGACAGCACACTTTGACTGTGTACAATTGGAGGTTCAAATCCTTCTTCCAGAGTAGTTATTTATATATAACAAGGAGGTTATTATGTCAGATATGGAATATTAATAAAACTATGATAAAAGTAGATCTTAAATTTAATAAAGAGAGTGACGGTCAACATAGTTATATACTATCTTTTACTTCTGATAAGAATAAAGATAAATATGCTGACATTGAGTTTGTTAATGATGGTGAAATATTAACAGGTAAAACAGATAGGATTAATCCTTCTGAAATTAAAACTATTACAACAGAATCTTTGTTTGATGTATTAGAAGATTTAATTAAATTTATGAATAAAGATTAATGAAATTAAAGTATTTTTTTATTCTCTTTATCCGACTCTTTATAGTAGTCGGATTTTTAATGACTATTATTTATTTGTTAGCCCTTGCAACTAAATTGATAATAGGTAGTAATTTAATGATTATTGCTGGCATATGTTTATATGTTGTATGTGTAGGGTTGATAGTTATCTTTTTAGAGGTAGCTAAAGACTTTTGGGTATTCTTGTGTAAATTTATTAGGCGGATGTTTAACTTGTATGATTAATAAAAAAGTAGTTATTCCTTTTTTTGCTGGTCTTGTTGGAGTTGTTAGTGTTGCTTGTGGTTCAGTTCCTGAACCTGGAGAAACAGTATTAAAAGTATATAAAGCTGGTGATAATGCTGGGTTTGAAAAAGCAGAAATTGTTACTGGAAACTATGGAAATGACTTGAATGTAGTATATTACAAAATTAATAATAAGATTGTTAATTATGTTTATACTAATAGTATGACAGAAGGTAGAGCAGCAGATGAATCTATTAAATTTAGAACATCTGATGGTTTTGTAATGAGTTCTAATATAGGCATCTCTTATATTATTGTAGATCCTAAAAAGTTTCTATCTGTGCAGAAGATGGAAGATGAAAGCTTAACATTAGGGCCTCTATATATCCTACTTAGAGATAAAGTAAATAGTATTGGTAATACTTATTCCTTGAATGATCTAATTGCTATTCCTGGTCAAACTAATAAGCTTAATAACACTTCAAAAACTCTTGCTGATTTCCAAGCAAATGTTCTAAAACAATTGAATGAAGAAACAGCTAAATATGGTGTTAAGGTACTTAGTGTTACTTTTGTAAATGGTTTTACTCCTCCTAAAGAAATTGCTGAGCAGGTTCTAAATAGTCAAATGCAGCTTATTGAGACTCAAAAACAGACTAGCCTTTCTCAAACTAAAGCAACTCAGTATGAAAGTGAATTGAGGGCTGCTAATGCTAAACTTCAACTAGCAAAGATTGAGGCGGAAACAAGAAAGCTTGATTCAGTTGGTGTAACTAATGAATATGTAACTCTGCAAGTCATTGCTCTTCTTAAAGAGAAGTGGAATGGCAGCTTTGTTATTATTGATGGTAAGTAATTAGTTTAATATTAACTCTGTTAGTATATAATTAACAGAGTTAATATTATAATAATATGATTGATACTATTGCTTCAAGTGAAGAATATGGATACATATATAAAAGAATTAGAATTACAAATATAAGCTCTTTACCTCTTACTATATCTTTTAAATATAATATAGAAGTTGAAAAGAAAAAGGTTAAAAACTTATTAGCCAATAGACATGAATACAAAGCAAGTAGGACTGATTTAGATATATATGGAAACCAAATATTTCATTGATGACTTAGAAAAGTATAAAGAATGGCAAGAGGGTAAAGCTTCTGTATTTGAAGAGATAGAAAAAGAACTTGAAAATGAGGCTTTATCTCCATGTGGTAAATATAAATTAACTATTTATAAATATGTTACTGGGCCTAATACTTGGACTTATACAGAAGGTATTGTAACTAGACTTAGTGATAATAAAGAGATAGTATCAGTTAAAAGAAACTACTCCTCTTTTTATCATTTCTTCTTTGATAAGTATCTTATTGCTGGTGAGGATTATCAGGGTTATACTGTTGTTAATTTAGAGACAGAAACATCTAATGTTTACTTTCCAGAAGCTGCTTTTAAAGGACATGGTTTTTGTTGGGCGGCTATCTATGGAGTTGTTAATAACAAACTAATAGTAGAAGGTTGTTATTGGGGTGGCCCCTATGAAGTTGTTATTTATGACTTTAGTAATCCAGAAGTGTTACCTCTAACAGAACTAAATAGATTTGATGTTGATGGTTATGTTAGAGTAGAAGGTGATACAATAATCATTGAACAAGAATTAGAATATAGAAAGTCTGATGGTAAATTCTATAATGATTTATCAGATGATGAACAAAAGACATTAGATAATAACTTTCCTAAACTAAGTGCCTATAAAATAGTTCCATTAAGTATAAAGATATAATATAATAAGGGTGAGTATCCAAGTGGCTAAAGGGCGCTAACTGTAAAATCAGTTGATTTTTATCTTCATAGGTTTGACTCCTATCTTGCCCATTTTTAAGTCTGTTTAATATTAAGTATAATGCCCTAGTAGCATAGTGGTCAAATGCGCCTACCTTGTAAGTAGGAGATATCTGATCTAGGGCTTTTTTATTTAAATAAATAAGAATAAATTTAATATGATTGTAAAGACATTTGAACAAGAATTAAAAGATCTTCTTGCTAGATATATAGCTAGAATAGTATTTGAATATGATGTTAATTATAAGTATCACAATGTTAAAGTGATTAATGATAATGAAGAAGTATTATTTGAATCTGAGAACTCAAAAGAAAGAATTACTATATTTAATGATATTGATATAAAAGATTATACAGACAAAGAAAAAGAAGTTATATTAAAAGACTTTAGTAATAAGCTATTATCTAATATAAAGGATATTCCACCTGAATTTGCTAAAATACTTTATGATAACTTTTGGGAATTAATATGACAACATTTACACTTATAGCCTATAGACCTAATCATAATTCTTGGGATGAATATAATGATTCTTCTAATTCTGATTTACAAATAAATATATCTGAATCATTAGATGAAATTGTTAAGCATATTGTTAATTATGAATTTAGTACTGAATGTAGAAAATATAATTATAGATATGATGATTGGGAATTAACTTTACTTATAGATGGTAAAGAAGAATATTGGGATGAAGAAGATGAGACTAATATTCAACATATGGCTCTTAGAGAAATATGTAATGATAAAGTTGCAGAAGGGATTGCTGCTACAAAACAACAAATAATAGAAAACAAAAGAAAGGCCGAAGAACAAAGAATTATAAATGAACAGAGAAGAGCTGAAGAACAGAGGCTTTTACAAATTCAAATACAAGAAGAGAATAAAAGAAAAGAGTATGAGCTGTTTTTAAAGCTAAAAGAGAAATATAAAGATGTTAATTCCTAATGAAACTATAAGAAGATATATTAATATTAATAAAGGCGTTGTTAATGCTAAAAGAGATAGAGTTTATATATTTATAAATGGTGTGCCAATTGGCACAGTTATAAATCATTCAATTGAAGAAGTATTTGAGCCTATATATAATACTAAGTTAGTCTGGAAGGTTAAAGTTGAAAAGTGGGCAAATGATGCAACTTTAAGAATTACATTAAAATAATTAATTGACTTAGTTTATTATATATGCTATAAGTAATATAATATTTGCGGGTGTAATTTAATGGTAAAATTATGGACTTCCACTCCATTTTTGCAAGTTCAAGTCTTGTCATCCGCTTAGGAGTTATGTACTCATGTATCTTGTAACTCAGTGGGTAGAGGAAATTGTGTCAATAGTTCAAGTCTCTTCATTATACATATACATAACTCCATAATTATATTATTTAGAAATAAGTAATATAATGGAAGGCTGACCGAGTGGACTATGGTGCTTGTCTTGAAAACAAGTAAAGGTAAAACTTTCTAGGGTTCAAATCCCTAGCCTTCCTTTTTTTAAGTTGTAGAGATATGGCTGAGTGGCTGAGGTTCTTAATGTATAATTAAGGTTATATATAATAAAAATCTTAACTCAATGTCTAATAGAAAAACCTAATACTGTTTGCAGTATGTGTAATACTGCAATTTACAGAAGACCATCATCCTTAATTAATTCAGAAGGTAAAGCTTATTGTAGCAGAGAATGTTATGGTAAATCTTGTCAAAAAGATAGTATTTTGTATTGTATGTAATAAAGAAATGCTTTCTAGTAAACATTCAAAAACTTGTTCTAAAGAATGTTTTAATATATCTCTTGCAGATCCCAATAGAAAGTTTTGCAAAGGAAGAAAGCCATATGCTTCAAATAAATATGGAAGTCGTTCTTTTAAGTATGCTTTTGTCATATTATTTGAACCATTGCTTTATATTATATTATAAATAGGTTCAATTATAAAACTTTAAACCTCTAAGTTTTATAGTTTTTGGTTATCACTAGTTCAAATCTAGTTAGAGGTACTCATTACATATATAACTTTATACAATAATTAAGATGAACAAATTTAATGCTACACTTGATGCCACACAATTTGAAGATGGATATTCTAGAATAAAAAATAGTTATAGAACTGCTATTTTTCCTTCTGAACCTGCTAAACCAAATCTAGAAGATCTAGAGTCAGTTAAATCTTGGGTCCTAGAACAAACAAATTATCTAGAAGATTTAAAGCTTGCAAGAACTACTCAGTCTCTTTATGATAATTATAACAGTGCACTTGATGATGAACTAGATTTGTTAAAAGAACAGTTTATAGTCATTAATATGTATAATATTAGTAAAGAAACTAAAGCTGCTATTCTTAATAAAGCCTGGAATGAGAAACATTCAGATGGTGAAAAGGCAGTTATTTTTTATACTAAACATTTACTTGAAGAATTGTTTTTTGATTATAGAATTAAGGATTGTAATAACAATGATTGTTGATAAAGAAAGATTGACAGATGCTGAATATGTGGAAAGGTTGAAGTTTGAACTTCAACCTTTTTATTTAGTTGGTGTGAATTCTAAGAGTGAACTAACAACAGATGAACTATGTTTGTTTGTTAAAAGTTATATTCAAAATGAAAGATTGTGCGTTGATGTTATTAACATTAATAAACCTAATAGAGCTATTTATACAACATATATAATTAGGCACTGGTATGAATTATAAGCTATACTCTTTATAGTTTATATGAATGGTAGTTGTATGAGAAATAAAAAGAATTTATTACTTAGACTACAGAAAGAAACAATAAAAGGCTGCCTTAAGAAAACTGTATATTCTAATAGATATACAGCAGAAATAGAGGCAGCTAAATTTAATAAGAGAACTTATAAGTGTTCTTATTGTAGCCTATTTCATTTAACTAGTCAGTTAGAATAATATACAATGACAAAGAAATTTAGTAAGACAATAGCGAATGATATAGCTTGTACTTCTGTAGACTATGTGTTAGAAAGTATATTAAATCATGATACAGATAACAGACAGTATTCTTTAGAAACAACTGCTGATAGTTTTACAGATAACTTTATGGAAGACTTGCAAGATTTAGATTTACTTGTAACTGAATATAGAATAAAAATTATATCAGAGTGTTTTGAAAAACAACTAGAAAAGATTAGAAATAAAGTTAAATGTATTCAGAAGAATAATTTTAAAAGATATGCAATTAAAAAAGAAATACAATGAGTTTACATATACTTATTAAAGGCAATGTATATGATTATGAAGAGATAGAAAGCAGTTATGATACTTTATTAAATATCAGTAATGATTGTTCTGCACAAGCTCAAGTTGATCATGCTAGATAATATTGAAGATATAAAGATAAAGAGCAGAAAATTGCAGTCTTAACTAATAGTGATTTCTTTAAGAAAGAAATTAATAATCTTATTATGTTGTCTAAGTTATCTTTACATAATAGATTAAAAGTTTGTCAAGAATATAAAGTCTATAAAGGCCTTTCTTTTTCTTCAAGAGATGATAGTAAGATTACTTGTTATGACTTAGAGCATAAAGAGGACTGTGTATTAGAAGAATTTGGCTCTGTTGTTAAGAGTTTTGATGATGTAATTGACTTTCAAAATAAACTATATGATTACATAATGTGGAGTTTAGATTAATGACTTTAGTAAATAAGTGTAAAGCTAAAGAGTATGTTAAATGGATATTAGATGCAATTGAATGTGAAGATCAAACTAACAAAAACTTGTTTGGAATTAATACTTGTTTTTACTTAAATATGCCATTTGAACATCTTCAAAAATTAACAGAGGAATGTCCTATTGAAATAAAGGAAGAAGTTCAACAGGAGTTTTATGAATGTATTAAGCCCTATAAAAAACTATTTGATTATCCTACTGTACAAGGATTTAGTGATTGGCTAACTCAGTTAGCCAATTCTTATATATGTATAGTATTAAGTGATATTGTAGATTTAGGTGATTCTAGAGACTATCCTAAAGGTTTATACACTACTTCTGAATACTTTGAAGATTTGTTTAAAGAGCATATTATATTTTATAAAAGTATTACAATAAATGATTTTCCCAAAGTTGCTGAAATATTTGATAATGGTATGTTAGAACTAAGAAATAAAATTAAGGAGCAAAGAGAGTTAGATAATATTTAATATGGCACAAACAACAGTTAAAAATTTAGAACAACAAGTTATTACATTAACTCAAACAGTTGATGAGTTGGTTCAATCTATTACTACTTTTAATAACACTGGTAATAGAAAATTAGATGAGGCGCTTAAAGTTAAAACTAGTACATTTGACATTGAACAAGCTATTAAAGATAAGATTTTAGTAGCTGTTAAAGACTCAATTACTAATATATTTACATTTAGTGAAAGAGATAATATTATTCCTTTTATAACTAAAGCTTTTCAAGCTAACAAAGAATTAATTAATAGTACTATTAATACTGGCATTACGGAGGCTTTTAAAGAGTTAGAAGTTGAACAATTAGTCAAAGAACAAGTTAAAAGTAAGGTGGCTAAATCTTTACTATCAGGTGTTGATAGTTTAGTTGATAGTAGTTTAAATGAGTTAAGAAAGGATGTTAGATTTAACTCCCAACTTGTTTTAGCAATTGATAAGTTTATTAAAGAGTATAACAAATAATATGCCTAAAGAGATTTGGGATTATGGTTTAAATACTCATAATGAAGCTCTAATTATAGAAAAAGCAAAGTCTAAAAAAGATGGAGTTTATACTTTTAGAGGCGTTGGTTACAGAGTTAGAAATAATAAAGTAACTCATCTATCTACAAATGGCTCTATCTTAGAAAGATGTTATGGTTTTAATGTTGTTATTGGCAAATATAAAGGCTTTAACAGTGAAGGGGTAAAGATGTTAAAAACAATTAAGGATGAATAATATGTCTCTACATCTATTTCTAAAGGGTAATGTTTATGATTATAAAAACATTGAAGACACTCATGATAGTATTTTAAAGTTAAGTAATGACTGTTCTGCACAGACTTAAGTTAATATTGCTAGACAATATTGGTTATACAAAGATAAAGAAGTTAGAGTAGCTGTTGTAACTAATAGTGATTACTTTTTAAAGGAAATTAATACTTTAATCATGTTATATCATCTATCAGATAAGGATAGATTAAAAATTATTAATTTATATCTTAATGAGTATAGTTCATCTTTGTTTGAGCATAATACTTTAAATATAACAGCATTTGATTTAGAGTTAAATGAGACTTGTGATTTAGATGAATTAGGCTTTGAATATAAAAGTTTAGATAAAGTTATAGACTTTCAGAATCAGGTTCAAGAAGCTATTATGAGGAGAGATTAATATGCCATTAACATTAAAAGATCTGACTCAAATTATCAGATATGAATGTAATATAATTCAACTCCTTTAAAAGATGTTGATCTTTCATTTGAAACTATTGAGCCAAATAAATAATATGAATAATGTAATAACAATTGGATTTGCAATTAAAGAATTAACTGAAGACAATTTTGTTAGTGGTCTTTATGTTTTAGATTCTAATAAATATATTTATTTAACAGTTAAACAATTAGGACAAAAGTTTCTTATCAGACTTCAAGAAGGAAACTTTTATTATTATTATGATATTAAAGATAGAAGTCCTTTATATATACTTAAAGATGATAGTTTAATTAAAATACAAGTTAAAGTAAATAATTAATTTGCATAAATAAATCAATTAAGTGTGCTATAATTAAAGAATAACAAGGCTCAGAGCTAGTAGTTATACTATTAGAGTTTCCACCCTAAACTAGAAATAGTGATAGTCCCTAAACAAGACAAGGGCCCAACGGTGACTTAATAACTACCTGACCCCAGCCAGCCCCTTATACCTGCTTCTCTTAGAGAATAATAAATTAAGAACTTTCCCTTTAGTATAGTAATATACTTTTGTTCTTAGAAATACTAGCTAGTCTAGTTGGCGCTATAAGTGTGATCCTGGATTCTGGGGCCTCTATTGAGGATAACATAGAAAGGATATATCAATTACATATAATAACAACATTAAATTAGAAATAGTTCAATGTTGTTATTTGTAGTTGGTATATCTCTTTCTTAGAATAGACAAGGGATTAATATAAGTAAAAGCAATTATCATTTCCTCTAGGTGTTAGGGCCTGGGTCAACAGATTTGATAGTTGCTTTTATTTGTATTTAAACTTATATAAATTCTATTGTTATTCAGAATAAATAAAAATTATGGCTTATATATACTCAGAGATTAAAGATTTGTTAGATGCTAGTGCATCATTTATTAGTGGCTCCTTTCCACATTCTTATATTTGTTTTGATGTTACTAGACCATGTAACATTGCAATTAAAGAGTTGTTAGAAAAAAGTGGTTATTGGGAATTTGCACCTTATAGAAGTAAGAAGATAGTCATGTATCATCAAATAGTGGCATTCTTATTTGTTAGTAAGAAGAAAAAAGATGTGCAACAAGAACTTATAGTGCATCATCTCAGTGGTAACACAAGAGACAATCACCCTTCTAATTTGATCTATCTCACAGAAGATGATCATGTGCTTGTTACTAAGTTTCAAAGAAAAGCTTGTACTTTTAAGCTTAGACAGTTTAGTAGATATAAAGGTCTTAGAACATCTATCAACTCAAAAGGCACCAAGGTTGTTAATTGGGTTAAGTTTATATTAGGTGTCATTGCAAAAACTGTTACTGCTACTTTTAACTTTAGTGGTATGAAGTATAAGTATATGTTGGCGGCTTCATTTAGGAAAATTATGAAGTGGGCCTTTAATCTAGTTAATAAGATATTTAATGTTCAATCAGACTTAGTTAAAGTGGTAGTTTAAAAATATGAAAGAATCAATTATAGAATTAGTAAAAGAATGTATTGACTGTGTTGATGTTGCCTCTCTTTTAAAGGATTTAGAGGTTCATATTCAAAGTAAAAGTACTAATAAGATTAAATTTAATTATTATGATGACTTCTGGGAGTTTGCAGATGAATTAAATGATCTGTCATTAGAAGATTTAAAAGAATTTGTTAACTTACTGGAAGATGAGTTTGTAGTATATCTATTAACATTACCTCAATCATTTAAGTTTAAATTGTATTCTGAGTTGATGATGGAACCTGGTACATAATATGACACAACAAATTGATAATAAATTAATAGTATTTGAAGGTCCTGATGGTATTGGCAAGACAACTCAAATAAATAATTTATGTAACTGGTCAAATGATTTAATTATTGAGGATTTATATAATAAAGTAACTATTAAATCTTTTGTATTTAAAGAGCTTAATGAATCTGATTTTATATTTAAAAGTTTGAGGAGTTTTATATATTCTTTATATAATAAAGTATCAACAAATGATTTAGCAGAGATCATTAAAATTAATAGATACTTAGTATATGACAATTTGATTAGAGATTATGTAACAAATACAGAACCTTATGATTTAATTAAAGGAAAGTTATCTATTAAGAAGTATATTGCTCTTTGTGATAGATGGAATATATCAACTTATTGTTATTTAAAAGCAAAAGATTATAAGGAAGATATTTGTTTATCTTATTTAACAGATGCTAATACTGTTATTCCTGGTTTGACTATTATGTTAGTTGGTATGAATGGTGCCACTAGAACAAGTAATAGAGAAGCTAATAATAACATGTTTGAAGATGTTGGTGATGAGTTTAATGTAAAGCTGGCCCAAACTTATATTGACTTTGATACTAGTTTGTATGCTGGCAAAGTTGTTAAGATTAACAATGATGGGCTAACAAAAGATGAAACTAAAGACATTATAAGAGAAGTTGTAAAGTACTATCTAGTTAATTTATCAAAATGAACAAACATATTAAAGATAAAGACTATAAAAAGAATATAAAGAAATATGAAGAAGAAGAAACTTCTGTTTTTATATACTTAGTCCTTTTTATTCTCTTTGTTTTACCCAGTTTTTTATGTCTTTACACTAATTAGATATAATGAAACAAAAACAAATTTATACTCCAAAGTATTGGATGTTTCATAGTTTATTATCAGATGATGTTTATATTGAAACTGCTTCTAAGAGTTTAGAAGAGTCTAAGATTAAAGCATCTATTTTATATAAGGAAGAGTATGATCATTATGAAAATCATAATCATACTTGTTTTGAATTTTGTCTGTTTGAAATAAAAAATATCGTTGTAAATAAAACCTAATGAAAAACAAAAGCAAGGTAACTATTGTTATTGTTAATAATGCTCTAAGACTTCTTGATAACCCTTTGCTAGAAGACTTAGATGGACAAGTAATATTTGTTTTTGCTCTTACTCCTTATTATTTTAGTGTGGCTCATTATACTAAAATTCCTAGTGTAGGTGAGAATAGATTTAAGTATTTATTTGCTTGTTTGGCAAAGTTTAAACAACTTCTTAAGGAGAAATTTAATGCTGATCTATTAGTATTAGAAGGTAGTTATAAGCAAGTTGTTGATGAGATTGTAAAGACTGCAGGGCATTTTAATCAAATAGAAGTAAGGGTGTTACATCAGCCTTATCAATATGAGATTATGTATGAACAAGAGTTACTAGATGATCCTTATTACAACTTATTAGCTAATAGAGTTGACATTATTAATGAAGGTATGACTTTAGTTCCTTTTAATATTTTATGTAACTTATATCCACAATATAAAGGAAGATCTTTTAAAGATTTTCACTTTGCTTGTTTGAGAGAACAACATCATATTAAATTTGTTGATATTAGTAACATTAATGTTATTCCTGTCAGTGTTGATATAAAGTCAATAGAAGGAGATGCAGATTGTAATAACTTCTATTATGATATGAAAGGTATAGAGAACTACAAAGACAATAAGTCAGCCATCACAGGTGCAAGCACTACAAAGATAGAAGCTGCTCTTTCTCTAGGTACTATGTCTAAAAAAATAGCTTATGGTCTTGCTTTAAACTATAAAACTAGTGATAGTGATAAAGGTGAATTTATTAGATCCCTTTTATGGGGCGACTATTGTTACATTATTGCTGAGTTTGAAGGTAATAAAATATTCTACAAAGACGGCCTAAGTAAGAATATAAATAAAACTAAAATTGAACCACTACCAGACTTTATTAAAGGCACTGGAACTGAAGTTAAGTTCTATAATAAAGCAATGGGTAAGCTTAGATCTGAAGGTTATTTACCTAATAGAGTAAGAATTATTCTTGGTTATTATGTTATTAAAGTTTTAAAATATTCTCCTTTAGCTTTGGCTGAATACTTTGAGCATTACTTAATTGGTTTTAATAATGCAAATAACTGGATTGGCGCTCACTCTTGTAATGGCACAGGAGTAGATACCATTCCTGGAGGTAGACCTTTTAATATTAAAAGACAATTAGATGATTGGGATTTAAATAAGGAGTACCTTAGATGATTATTGATTGGTTTATTGGAATTAGTTTTGTTTTAATTTTAGGTTATATTTTACTTAAGATATTTGAATAATGAGTAATGAAGCAAAACAATTTCTTTTATATGTAGCGGGTTATTTATATAACCTTACAGATAATCATGAAGGCATGGGTAGAGAATGGCATATATAACAGAACATGATGGTGATTGTACTCAAAAGCCTTGGTCTTGTTGGCGCTGTTTTTGTTTTATAGAAAGTTACTTAGAAAAGCTTCAAATATTATTAAAAGGCGAGCTTTAGAAGATCACTTAAAAGGGTTAGAAGAATGACAAACATTAGTCAATATGATATAGAATTAACAGCTAATACATGTGGTGTTTGTGCTTCTAAGAGAGCATTTAATATAGCTAGCTTATATTATCCTAAATCAGTATTAGAGTTATGTGTTGGTCCTTCTTTACCTGTATTAGCACATCATTATAGAGATTATAATATTCTTACTACTGGTAATGATATTGATAAAAAGTATTTAAAACAATCTCCAAATAATATGTTAATTGGAGATTGCTTTTCTATTAATTATAATCCCTATGATGTTGTTGTATTTGCTCCACCTTTATCTAAAGGTTGTAGTGGTAAAAGAGAAGACAGTTTAAGTATTAATCAAGTCACTCCTAGTTATTATGACTTTATAAAGCTAAGAAAAGAGAAGGCAGTATTAGTATTGCCTGGGAGATCTAAGGCTACAAAACAAGACAGAGAGCAATATTATACATTAATTACACAATTGTATTATCACAATATTAATTTTATAGTGGTGCCTCTAATAAACAAAGTTGTTAAGTATTATGATGTGTATTTAATTTGAAGGATATTAGTAATGTATAAATCAAAAAGATATAGACAAAGACATAGAGTTGCTAAACTTTATACTTGTAAGAAGCATTGGCAATTAGATAAGTTATTAGATAGTTTTAGTAACATTGAAGATTTAGTGTTGGATGATTCTAGAGAGAATAGTTATGACATCTATCTTAACAATGCTATAGCTAAACTTAAACCTTTTCTACCCTTTATGATTAGATATTATGAGCTTAGATTATTACCTAAAGAAAGAGACTATAGAAGTGGCTTTGAAACCTATGATTATGTTAGTAACTATTCTATTCTGTCTAACCTAGAATATATAAGTGATAGATGGTGTGCTGCATTTAGACTTAGATGGTTGATTAATCTAATTGATAAAGACTATACATATAAAGGTAAAGAACTAATCTATGAGTATGATAAAGTTATATCAGATAATAAGTATGGTTGTTGGAAAAGTGACATTACAAAAGCACCTATTGGTAAGTTTGTAATTGTAAGTTTAACTGATAGAGTTGGTTTCTATGTTGCTAAGAAAAGAAAAGATGGCACTTTTATAACTAAGGATGTAAATACAAAATGTAAAGTTGTATTATCAAATGTTAAAGAGTGGCTGTTTCCAAGATATAAAATCAATAGTTATTATGATAGATAAAGACATATTAGAACATTTACTGCAAGTTAATACTCCTATAATTATGTGCACATTGCAGGAGTTTAGACAACAGGTTGTACAATATAACTGGCTCTTTGATAGAGAGCTTAATAAAGTGTTTATAGACCTACCAATTGGCTCACATGAATGTACTTTAGCTCTATTACAAATAGGTTATACTAAGCCTAAAGATATACATTGGATTGACTGGATTGATTTATTTGATCTTAACTTTGGGCCTCTTGCTGAGAAGTGGTTAAAACAAAATAGAGGAGCTTATATGACTTCTGTTAATGGTGATGTTGTTGGTAAATTAAGTGCTATAGAGAGAAGAATATTATGCTGTTAAATGTAAATAAACAGTTTGTAAAAGAATTAGAAGAGGCTTTAGAGTTAACTCTTTCAGGCCATCTTAAAGGTTATTATATTTTTGAAGATCTTAACAAAGTATTATTAGAAAGGATTTATTACGATAATAATGTTATGCATAGAACCATTGCTGTAGTAGAAAAAAGAGCTACTGAATATTTACCTCCATTTAAAGTAATTTTTAATAATACTTTTTTATCTAATCCTGTTTGTAGTTGGATTGAATCATTATCAATCAAAGAACATATAGAGTTAATTCAATATGTATTAAGTAAAATTGGTACGAAGTATTATTAATATGACAACAGTTGAATTTAATGAGAAGTATGCAGCCTATTTACCTGAAGGTTGGTATGGTTTAGACATTAATGATGAAGAGGTTATTGCATGGCTTGATAATTTATTTGAACATTATTTAACTAAAATTGAAGGCTTTGAATATCATCAAATTAAAACTAAATTTGGCATTAATGATATTAGATTTTATAGTAATTTAGATCATAGTAGTGTTATACAAAAGGCTTTAATATCAGCAATTGAAGCTAATATTAGTTCTATATTAAAACTAAAGCGTTCACAGATTACAACAGATAAAATTATTAAAGAATTATTAAAGAGTTAAAAGTTAATTGTATAAATTAGGTCAGCTTTTAGGAAGAATATTAACTGCAAGTGTATTAACTTATTGTATCTTATGGATTGCTAGTAATATATTTAATCTAGTATTTCCATTTTGGTCCTTCTTCTATGTTTGTTTTATCATTGCATTTATACTTTGGTATTAAGTGCAATCACAAGTTAAGTATATAAATAAGAATAAATAAATAAATTAATATGTCTAAAAAATTATCATTTGAATCATTTGCATCATTGATTAGAGAACAGTTTGCTCTAATGTGTAAGACTGGTAAATTGTTTGTATCATCTGTTAGTGGTGATGCTTTATGGAATTTATACTTAAAGTCATTTGCACCAGAAGATGATCCAGTATTTAGAGATCCAAATAGTTCTAGTAACAATTGCAATAGAGATCATCATTTTATTAAAACTTATGGCAATATTGTTGCCATAGATGATAACAATGAAATAGTTACAATGTTTGACATTGATGTTGAAGATAGTAGTTATCACAATTCTGTCTTTAAAGTTAGAAATGCTTTAAAAGGTGCATCTATTAGTAGCGTATTTGCTATTCACTACGATGATCTTGTAAAGCAGCCTTATGAAAAGATTAAGAAGAATGCTGATACATTTCAACTTGGTTATAAGCTATCTACTAAACAGTACACACCAGAAGAAGTAGCTAAGTATGGTGTTGTTGTAGAGAATAAAGTATATACATTTTATCACTTTTATACTAACTTGCCTAAGCAGTATGTACTTACTGGTAATGAGTCTATTGGTACTTATCTAAGTAAGAGGAACAGCACTCATCAAGTGTTTGTTAAGGGTTTATCTATTCCACTTGAAACGCTGCAAGTTGTATCAGAACTAATGGCACAAGGCTCCCTATTAAGGGCTGATTTGTATAAGTACAAAGTAGATGAGTTTATTAATATTAAACAAGAGTATGACAGCTTAGAAGGTTCTACTTTAAATAAGGATAACTGGACTTGGAAGAGGTTTAGTGATATTCCTTTTGCTGGCTTTGCTAATGAGTTAGTTGGTACAACTTGTCTTGATCTTGCAGAGGGTAAAGACATTAATGTTGTGCAGAAGGAGTTTAACTTTAGAGTTGATCCTGCTAATCATATGAAAGCAAAGGTTGCTGTAACTGAAAGACAGAAGCAAGATGCTGCTAATAAGATTGTTGAGTTGGGTTATGAAGATTCATTTAAGAGGCGCTTTGCTACATTAGAAGATGCTCTTAATGGTAGTATCAATGAAGTAAGTCATATTAATATTAGTAAGAAGAAGGCTCCAGCTTCTAACTTATTTGCTAATGTTAAAACTGTTAATAGTGGCACCTTATCTAGACACAAGAAGGCTGAATTTGATGCTATAGAGACTGTTGACATTCAAACATTCATTGATAGTATATTACCTAATAGTAAGTCTATTGCAATCTTCTTAGAAAATGGCTTTGGCAATAATCTAGTAACACTAACAACTGCAATTGATCCTACTTGTAAGAATCCTTTTAAATGGAAGGATAATATGTTCAGTTGGACTTATAATGGTAACTTAGCTGGTAGAAGTAACTTAACTCAAGCAGTTATTAGTAAAGGTGGTAGAGTTGATGGTGTTTTTAGGTTTACTCATAGTTGGAATGAACTAGAACCTAATGATAGTCTTATGGATTTGCATGTATTTATGCCTGGTAATAGGGGCCCTTCTGCTAAAGTCTGTGATAACTATGGGGATTCTACTAATAGAGTTGGTTGGAATAGAAGAAATGATCCTACAAGTGGTGGTGTGCAAGATGTAGACTATACTTCTGCTGCTCCTGCTGGCTATATCCCTGTTGAGAATATTACATTTCCTTCTATGGATAAACTAAAAGATGGAAAGTATAAATGTAAGATTCATAACTGGAGTAAGAGAAGAAGCTATGGTAGAGGTAAAGCTGAGATTGCATTTAATGATAAGTTGTATGAATACATTTATCCTGCTACTGGTCATAAAGAATGGGTTGATGTTGCTACTGTTACTCTAAGTAATAGTCAATGGTCAATTGAGCATCACTTAGAACCAGTTGCATCTAGCTCTAAAACTATGTGGGGTCTTGATTCTAATCAATTCCACAAAGTAAATCTAATCTCACTATCACCTAACTATTGGGGTGAAAATAGGGTAGGTATTAAGCATTACTTCTTCTTTTTAGATGGGTGTCATTCAGATAGTCCAATGAGATCCTTTCATATTGAAAACTTGAATGGTGAGCTTCTAGCACATAGAAAAGTGTTAGAGATTTATGGTATGACTGATAAGTTGGAGCCAACTACTAAACAGTTAGCAGGATTAGGCTTTACTGATGATAGTAAAGAAACTCTTATTGTTAAAGTTGAAGGCAGCTTTAAAAGGACTGTAAGAGTTAAGTTTTAAGTTATAATGTATGTGGTTGTAATCTGTTTTACAACTACTACATTTAAGTTTGAAAGCTTAATAGATAAACACAAACAAAACAATAATTAAACAAAAAGGAACAATAATAATAATATGTCTGATTTATTTGTACAAGGTATTAGAAGTAAGGTAAGATTTCAACTTCCTCAAGGTGAGCTTACAATGGAACAACTGTTTGATCTTAAGCCTATTAAGAGTAGAACAGAGAAGAATGAAGATGGCACTCCTAAAGTAATTGATGTTCTTGCTGATTATGAAGCTGAACTACAAAATGAAGTAGAATCTTTTGCTAAGATTACTAGAAGAGGTTCTAGTACTAGAAGTGCTGCCCAAAATGCAACTCAATTGAAGCTATCAATTGTCACTGCTATTCTTGATATTAGAGACAGTGAAGCAGAAGAAGCTGCTACTAAAGCTGCTGTTAGAGCACATAATGCAGAGATTGATGAACAACTTGCTGAGCTTGATAGAAAAGACAGAGCTAATCTTACCAGAGAACAATTGCTTGCCATGAGAAAGTAATAGTACTTTCTAATCTATATAAACAATAAGGACTAAACTGTAATATACTTAGTCCTTTTGTTTATTATTTAATAATGTTGTTATAAGAAGAGTTTTAATATGACCAAGCCATTTAGTATTGTATGTGAAGATTATACTGTTTATATGATGGTGGGACCATCAAATTGTGGTAGTACAAATTTTGCCTAGTTTTATATGTTAATTTTAGAGTAAACTACTTTTATAAATTATTATAAAAGTAGTTATGACATACTCTCAAGAATTAAGAAATATAGCTTTAGAAATGTATCAATCCGGAATTAGTTCAAGCAATATAGCTAATGAATTAAATATAAATCCTAGAACCGTTTTAAACTGGATACCTAAAGAACTTATAAGATCTATAATACCTCCTTATTCTAAAGAAGTAATAGATAAAGTTTTAGATATGTATAATTCAGGCTTAAGTGCTAATAATATAGCAATTAAATTAGGATTAAATAAAAAAACCGTTCTAAGATGGATTCCTAAAAACCTTAAAAGATCTGTAAAGGATTATGATTTAGGTTATGAAAGAAACCATAACTTTTTTAGAGATATTAAATCTGAACAACAAGCTTATTTTTTAGGCTTAATAACCGCAGATGGAAGTATATCTAAAACAGGAACATTAGGCTTAGAATTAAAGCATTCTGATGGTTATTTAATAGAAAAATTTAGAGATCTTTTATCTCCTAATGCTAAAATAAGTTTTTCATCTAGAACTAAAGTATATAAAGGAAATTCTATAATAAGTGAAACTAGCTATCTTAAAATCACTTCTAGACATTATTTAGAAGATTTAGCAAGATATGATATTGTTCCTAATAAAACTTATCTAGATATAAGATTACCTATTTTTGATTCAAATTTAATGAATCATTATATAAGAGGTTTATTTGATGGAGATGGAAGTGTTTATACTCGTAGTAAATATAAATCTTTATTAACTGTTACTTTTGTTGGTGGAGAGCTTTTATTAAATCAAGTAAAAGACTATTTAAAATTAAATTTAGATCTAAAAGGAAATCTTAATATAAGAGCAAGACAAACTAATTGTTTTGATTTTTCTTTAACTACTCAAGAAGATATACATAAGTTTAAAGAATACATCTATAAAGATGCAACTATATTTCTTAAAAGAAAACATGCAAAATTTTATAATGAAATTATTGCCACATAAGTCTGTGAATTGCTGGGATAACTTGAAGGTTAATTAACTACAACATAATTAGTAATAATAAGTGTGAATGTTTAAAAATAATTAATTATAAGTCAATCAGCAGCCAAGTGTCCTAGTAATAGGATAAAGGTTCAACGCATAGTACATGGAGTCCTATTTATATAGGATAGTAAAGTACCAAGAGTGCAGACTACTAGTTAAACTTAACTGGTAAAGATATATGCTGGACTACTAAGTGATTAGTAGAACTAAGGGATAAAAAGCCTTTAGGTTAACAAAATTGAAGAGTTTCATTTCAAAAGAATTAGAGTTACAACTAAAAGCTAATAATACTGATGTTACTATTCTTTCATCTGATGATATTAGAAGAGAATTATTAGATGATTATAGTATTAATAAATATGATCCAAGAATGCTTGAAGTGTCTTCTCAAGCTTTTAATTTGTTATATGCTAAGCTTAGAAATTACATCAGTTATCCAGTAAATAAGAAGTTTGTAATCATTGATAATACTGGTTTGAACCAACAATTTAGAACTGACATTCTTAACATCTGTAGAGATAATAATTATAAGGTTGTCTGTATCTTGTTTGATTATAAGAACGGAGAAGACTGGTTTGTTAATGATGGTGGTGATAAGTTTGTTATTCAAAAGCATTTAGACAGATTGCAGAAACATGTGTTTAAAGAACTGAAAGCTAAAGACTATCACAAAGTTATAAGAGTCACAGATAGGATTGAAAGTGTTAATGTTACTTATATACAAGATAAGAATAACTTACTTGTAGATGGTAATAACTACACTGTCATTGGTGATGTTCATGGTTGTGTTGATGAGTTAAAACAGCTTATTAGTAACATTAAAGATGAACATAATGTGCCAATCTTGATGGGTGATTGGATTGATAGTAAACTTGGCAGCGTAAGTTGTAATGCAGCTATTATTGATTACTTATTAGATAATCCTCAAATACTACTTGTTAAAGGTAATCATGAAGAGAACTTATATAAGAATTTAAATGACTTAACACGGGAGAAATTAGATAATAAATTCTTTAATAGTAGACAATTAATCTATGACTTTCCAGAGTATAAGACTAAGTTTATAGAACTTTATAATAGAAGTTATACTAGTATTAGAGGTCAAGGCTTTATTGTTACTCATGCTCCTTGTAAGAGTAAGTACTTGTTAACAAGTCTTAATAAGATGACTAACTTATATTATACGACTGAAGAGAAGTGTGATCTTATTAATGAGATATATACTGACAAGTATTATAATAGCTGCTGGCCTCTTCACTTATATGGTCATCTAACATTTGATAGACCTGTTAAGACTAGATTTAGTATTGGTCTTGACACTGGTGTTGGTTATGGTGGTGTGTTAACTGGTTATAATGTTGCTACTAGAAAGTTTATTATTGTTCAATCTACCTTAGATAATAGTCTTAAACAACTTGATAATCTTACTAAGTTTAAGTATCCTGTACAAGACTTAGAAGTTAAGTTAGATGATGATGATACTAGAAAGTTAAGTAGTTTTATCAGAAACAAGGTGCCTTATATCAGTGGAACTATGTGTCCTGCTGATAAGACTGAAACAACCTTAGAAGATATTAAAACTGTGTTAGCCTACTATGCTTCTACTGGACAAACACAAGTGTTAATACAACCTAAATACATGGGTAGTAGAGCACAAGTATTATTAACTAGAAATAGTTATGAGGTGTTTACTAGAAGTGGCTTTAAGTTAAAACATACACCTGAATTAGACACTGCTATACAAGCACTAGAAGATAATGTATCCAATGAGTTAATGACTTGGCTTAATAGTTTAGGGCCTTATACTTCAACATTATTAGATTGTGAGTTGATGCCTTGGTCTTATCTTGGTAAAGGTTTAATTGAGGATACATTTGAATCTTATTATTATAGTCATAAGTTACACATTGAAGCTATGATTAAACATGGTTTTTATACTGATTTAGAATCTTATAAGATTAGTGATGATTATGTTAATAAGGTGCCATCAGCAAACAAACAAGTTGGTAATCTTAATCAATGGAGAAACACTAGTAATCTAGATAATCTAAATATCTTTGGCACTGAACTAGATAAGTATGCCTCAACTGAAGCACCTTACTTTGTTCCTTTTAATATTCTTAAAGTTGAGTCTGAAGATAAAATTCTTTATAGTAATAGTGAGTTTAATAGATTTAATAACTTTGAGTTGTTAAGCTTATTACAAACACCATTACATGTGGTTGATGTTAATGATTTAACAGAAGGGATAAAAGTACAAAACTTATATAGTCACCTCGAAGGTATTGTTGTTAAACCTTACTACAATATTGAAGGCCAAGCACCATATATTAAAGTTAGAAACATAGATTATTTAAGATTAGTTTATGGTCATGACTATACTTCTAAGTTGGATAAGTTCATTGATAAGAAAAACATTAAAGGTAAACTTAGGGTGTCTATTAATGAATGGCAACTTGGTAATGCTTTATTAGATATGCATTCCTCTGAGTTTGTTGAATCTAATAAAGAGTATGTTAATACTTTAATTAGACTAATGTTTGAGTTGAAAAAAGAACAAGGACTAGATCCAAAATTATAAATAATAATAATAATAATAAAGGAGAAATAACAATATGCCTTTCTGGAAAGCAAGAGTACTTGATCATGATGATTAAGGTAGAGAGTCTGAATCTGTATACTATGTATCAGAACCAGATGAATTAGAAGCTTTACTTACTACATATGATGTTCATAGTATGAGTGATGATTTGCATGAAGGGACAGATGATGTTCCTAATGTTGATTTAAAAGAGATTAATGATGATACTGCTAGTAAATCAGGCGGCTAGATTAGTAACTTCTTTGGTAGGCAATAAATAAACTATTACAAGTTAGTTGTAGCAATATAATTAACTTGTAATAGCTATAATAAGGTATTAATTAATATGTATTTAATTGTGGCTGGTTTAAGTGATTTAGATGATATTGATACTGCTAAGTATGCAGATATAAACACCAATAAAAAAGGCTTCTGTTGCTATTAGGTATGCTCAAATAATGACAAGTAGAACTGATGAAGGTACTTATGATAATGCTTTTGTTTATGAGTTAAAGAGTAATAGTATTAAATTGTTATCAGCAAGTTATAGACGTAAAGAGAATGGTTTAATATGATAATTGACGTTAATTCTAGCAACTTTAACATGTCTTACATTCTTAATAAGAATCCTAGTAGTGGCTTGCTTATTAGAGATTGTAGAAAGGGTTTTGTAGTGGGTAAGTATGTTAATCCTTTAACATATATGGCTGTCTTTGAAGAAGGTACTGGACAGGATTCCTTTGAGAAAGAAGGTAATTATTTAGTTTATAGAGGTTATTGTTCTGCTGAAGCTGCTCTTACAGTAATAACAGCATTGTTTGATTGTATTAAAAAAGATAGTAATAATAAGTATGAGGAAGGACCTTCTTTAAATACTATTACTATTAAATGTTTAGATATTGATGTTAAACATTTATCTATATTTAACACTGAAAGCTTTAACATTACAGAGTATACAATAGCTGATAATTGTAATTTAGTACAATTAAATGTTACTAATAATAGTAGTTTAATTGATGTTTTAAGGTATACAGCTTTAATTCTATTCATGCAACTTGTTAAGGATAATGTGAGTTATCTAACACTTGATCAAGTTAATGTTTATGCTAACATCATCAAAAAAAATGACAACATTCCTTTTATTGTTAGACATAGATTTAGAGGCATTCTTGAAGATAATATGTCTAAAAAAGTAGTACCTTTATTAAATAATGATTCAATTAAACTATCTAATATTGGCAGAAATGAACAACAAAGATTTGCATTTGTAAGTCAACACATTTTATTTAAAAATAGTGTTTTAGATATTGGTTGTGGTCCTGGAAAATATATTAAAGTGTCTAAAGCTGCAAAATATGTTGGTGTAGATATAGATGAAAAGTGTATTGAAAAAGCTAAAACTAAGGCTAGCCATTTGAATGTAGATGCTTCCTTTTATACTGATTGGGCATTTGCTTTAGAACAATTAACAGAGCCTACAACAGTCCTTTTAATAGAGTTTATTGAACATATTGAAAAGGATGTAGCAATGCTTATATTAGAAAAACTTTGTTTATGTGAACAGGTTAAGCAAATACTTATTAGTACTCCTAATAAAGATTTTAATAAGCACTTTAATATTGCAGATGATGGTCTTAGGTTTGAAGACCATATCTATGAAATGACAGAAGAGGAGTTTAAAAGACTTCCTGGAAAAGATATAACTTGGGGAGATTCAGTTGATGGATGTCCTATGACTTTGTATAAAGATTTAAGATTAGAGGTAAGTATTCTTGACTAGTTTATTAGCATATCAACAACCAGATGGCAGTATTGATTTTAGAAGTAATGCTGCTACTTGTCCTAAGGTAAAAGCCGGCGTTTATAGAGCTTTAAATTCTATGGACAGAGGAATTTATTTAAGTCCTACAACTGAATTTAAATATCTAGATGAATACTTTCTATTAGATGAATTTGAAGAGTTAGTCTTAGAAAGTTTTAAACAGTCTAATAAGAGTTTAGCTGTTATATATCTTGGTCTTAAGGGTAGTGGAAAAACTAAAAGGGCGCATAAACTGGCCCTAGACTCAGGAATGCCAGTGCTAATTATTGATAACTTAGATATTATTAATAGTCAACGTTGGAATGATATTGTTGGCAGTGATACATTAAATAACTGGATCATCTTTGTGGATGAGTATGAAAAGAAGTTAGACAATGATAATTCAGTTGCCTTCTTAAATTGGCTAGACGGGTCAGTTAGTACTAAGCAATTGTTTATATTGATTGGCAATGAACAAGCTAAGACTAAGTATAGTGATCCTCTTTTAGATAGACTCTCAAGGGTCTTATGGAAGAAAGAATTTGGCTCATTAACCAATGAGCATGTTGAAACATTAGTAAATAAACTCTCCAAGAGAGAAGAAAAGTCTGAGTTATTAGATCTGCTTAATAATATTCCTGTGTTGTCTATGGATAATACGATGCAGATTATTAGAATAACTAATATGTTTCCAGATAGGTCTATTGAGTCTTTACTTACTAAACTAAATATTAGCTTTAATAGTGTTGAAGAGTTTACATTTGTAGATGAGTTTTATAAACCTTTAACATATGGTGAAGATCATATTGGACTAACTATTACTAGAAGTGGTCCTATACTTAATGTTGCAAGAATTATTAGATTCTATATAGAATCTGATGATATTATAGAAAGGTTTAACCCTGAAGATAGTGATAAAAAGATCTATAGAATAAAGGTTGAAGCTCCTGCAAAGACTATTAAACTTACTAAAGTTAGTAGATTTATATATAAATTTGAAGCTCCTTATAGTGTTTGTTATAATTATACAGAGTGGGATGAAGATGCGTGGCAGCCTTCTGACAAAACTATGACTGTATTCTTATATAAAACAATGGCCTGGAATTTATTAGCTAATCCTAATAGTAATACTTACTATATGTAGTAAATATGATTCAAAGACTTCCTAAGATTGGTGAGGTTATAAAGATATATTGGTCTTCTCCTGAAGGAGAACAAAGAGCTAGAGTAATTAGTATTGTTCCTTATACAGGAAGATATTCTAATCACTTTACTCATATTATTAGACTAACTTCTAATACTAATAGAGGTTGGACTGAAATTGCTTGGAACAAAGATAAGCCTATTTGTGAGTGGTTTATACATAAAAAAATGTATAAGCATGTTATGTGTTTCTAGCTTTTATTATGATCAAGCTTATTGGGTGTATAAATATTTAAATAATAGAAATATACCTTATAAGCTTGATTGTAATATTCATCTTGATGATGGCTTTCAATTGTTTGTACCAGAAGAATTTTTGTACAAGATTAGAAATGATTTGTGGTATATTGAAAGGCGGTTAGTGGAGTTAAATGATGGTTAAGATATATGTAATTAGTGACACTCACTTTGGTCATGAGAACAGTCTTAAGTGGCTTGATAGTGAGGGTAATAAGCTAAGACCTTTTGATACAGTTGAAGAGCTAAACAACACTATGATTACTAATTGGAATAATACTGTTAAGCCAGAAGATCATGTGTATCATTTAGGAGATGTTGTTATTAAAAAGGAGTACTTAGAGTTAGTAAAACAACTTAATGGTCATAAGCGTCTGGTCAAAGGTAATCATGACCAACAGACCCTTAAAGAGTATATAGCTGTAGGTTTTCAAGAGATCTATGGAGTAAGAGTATTCCCTGGTTTAAAGTGTATTTTAAGTCATATACCAATACATCCAGAATGTCTAAAAGAAGACTGGATAAATGTATCGGGCCACCTTCATTCCAACAACCTTTCTGACAGAAGATATATTAATGTTAGTGTTGAGCAGATAAATTATACTCCTGTTTTGCTAGAAGATATATTAAAACAAAGAAGAAATGAAAATATCAATTCAAGAAGAAGTTGATTTTATTTTTAGACATAGAAACAAAGCTAATTCAAAATACATTACTGTACTTTCAGAAGATACTCAATTACACTATAAATGACAAGTAATATTTATTATCATGGCAGTCCTATACTTGATCTAACATATTTAGCTGCTAATAGTTACATTACTTCTTATTTATATTTAGTTATAGTCTTTGGTAGATATCATATAAGTACAGGTAAAACATGGTGTGATAAAGATTTAATTAAGCCTTTTGATTTTATAAATAGCCCTTATTTTAGAGAGAATTGTATATCAATGGGAATTCCAACTGTATACATGATTAAACCTAATGAAAAAGATATTGATTTTTTATCTAATCCATTTGAACATATAATAACTGTAGACATTAAAGTAGAAAAGTAGAATTTTTAAATAAACCTGTTCTATGCAACCTTTAAAATCATTAACATTTGTGAGAATTGGATCTGCTAATTCTCACAAATACACTGTTAATAAGAAACAACTAAGAGCTTTTAGAACTGTTTGTAATAAGATTAATACTAGTTGGAAAGAGTTTGGCATTGAGTATGATGTTATCTCTTGGAATGATGATGTATATGATGAACATTGGTCTTATGCAGAGGGCGTTCAATATTATAAAGATAACATTGCACCACAACATCTAGTACAATACAAAGACAAACAAGAAACTCTCATTGATGATTGGAAAGAAGCTAATAAAGACTTATATGATACTTTTTATAAAGCTAAAACGTATATTGGTTTTAGTAAAGATAGTTATCACAGTCCACCTCAAACTAGAGGTTTGTATGCTTTTCCACAATATAGATTAGAGACTTTTTTAACTCATTGGGATAGTAATAAAGTTACTATAAAGCATTGTAATGTTGGCAAAGAAAATGAGTCTTATAGAACGAGGGTTAAAAAATATGTAACTATTAAGTATAATAAACCTACTCTTTGGTGTCATCTTATAGATGAAGCTAAGGAGTTAAAAGTGGATATTAAAGTTAATAAATATTGGGTTTTAATTAATAGTTGTGACTATTTAAAAGTGCTAGCTTTGTGGGAAAGAAGAAGGGTGAAACAACATAGAAATGAGATTAGTAATAAGTTTGGATTTATAAAACATTGCTATCAATATGGTAGTAAAGATGACCTAGAAGTATTTTTAGTAGGAGTTTAATAATGTCTAAAGAGATTGATAAATATTGGCAAGAACAAATAACACATGTATTAAACAACTTGTTATTCTCTAGTATTAAGGCGGAAGATGCACCTTGTTCTAGCACTCAACATCTTGCAACTGCTATGCAGTTATTACATAGATTAGTTCCTGATTACACTATTGATGATAAAGAATGCCAAGAGGAATTAGAATGGTTATTAGAGCTTAATGATATAAAAAAGGTGATAGATAATTTAGAAACATATAATGCTAGTAAAAAGATTTAATACATGCAACAAATACTTAATAAGTTTATAGAAAGATGGCATTTTTGTTTAGAGTATAAACAATGGTACTTAGAATATACTAGAGATAAAGGTATTAGAAGAAGACTATGAACCCTAATATATTTAAATCTAAGTTATACAGGAAGAACAACAATACCTGTCATGGTGCTCAATTAGGATGGGATTATACACCCTTATTTAAATATTTATTAAGTAAAGTGGGTCAGCCTTGGAACGATGTTTATAAGGATGTTAAGGCTAGATTAAATAGTATTATACCTATTTACTGGATGGTTAATAGATATAAAAATGTTGATAATTTACTAGGATATATAAGGGTTGGTGAAAGCACTTATTATAGTTCTTTGTATGTTGATGAGAAGGGCTTATTACAATATGTAGATAAGAATATTAATCACACCACCTTAGAACCTACTTGTAAGTGCTGTACTCACACTTTTAATGGTAAAAGATTTACAAAGAAGTACAAAGAAAAGAATATTTTAGATAGAGAATTTGTTGGTAATTTAGGATCTAGTATAGATATATAAAAAATGAATAATAATATAAAAGATTTACAAACGCTACAAGATAATAATGTTGATGTTAATAGCATCAAATTTTTATATAAAAGAACTAGTACTGGGGCTATTCAAATATGGGGCCAAGAGTTGCTACAAAATAAATATAGAAGTGTTATTGGTCAATTAGAAGGTAAGTTACAGGTTAGTGATTGGACCACTGCTAAGCCTAAGAACATTGGTAAAAAGAATGAAAGATTGGGGCCAGAACAAGCTAAATCTGAAGTAGATAATAACTATACTAAGAAGTTAAAAGAAGGTTACTTTGAGTTAACAGAAGATGGTGCTCCTAGATTTGGCAAGGTTAAAGAGTTAGATAGGAAGTGTTAATATTATGCCTTTATCTAGAAAACCTAATAGTCATAAAGCTAGTAGAAAATGGAAAAGATGTGGCAAGGTTATAAAGCATATATTACTGAGTGAAGGTGGGTCTAATAAACGACCCACAAGAAAGTTAAAAGAATATATTGAAGAATTATTAGAAGAAGAAGAAGAGGAAGAATGATTAAAACATTAAGACAATACATTGAAGAACTAGAAAGACTGGCAGATAAACATGGAGATGATTTGCCTGTTGTTGTTAGAGTATATGATAGGTTTAATAATTATAGAAAATACACTTATGAAGATGTGTATAAATCAAAAGTTGTTTGTCCTAAAACTGATCCTAAAGTATTAGTAAATCCTATTTAGTAAATGGATAATAATCTTAAAACAATAGTAGATGAATACTTTAATAGTGTTTCTCCTCAAGAGGTGGTTAATAAATTAGAACTATTAAGAGGTCCTTGTGATGATTATTGTCCTTATATAACAGCAACTTGCTGTGGTCTACCAGAAGCTTTTGATCTATTACAAGCAGCTAAAAAAGGATTGTTTTGGGCTTGCCATAGTAATAATAAAGTGCCTTGTGTAGCAACTAATCATGATAAGTTTCCAGATAATGTTTTAATTATTACTAATGCTGAAGAATTTATTGAACTAAAGAACTATTTAAAATGACTATAACTCTTAGAAAGTATATTGAAGATTTAGAGAAGATTGCAGGAGAATTTGGAGATGATTTACCTGTATTACTTAAATTCACTCCATCTTATATACCTTATTGTCCTATTTATACAGATATTAAAGTAAGAGTTGAAAAGCCTAAAACCAACCCTACAGTAATTGTGTCAATTAAGAAATAATCTTATTCTTATTAAGTGCAATCATTAAAGGCAGTCCTACAAGTATATTGTAAAAGAAGTGTAGTTCTATTCTTGGAAACCACAGTTGACCTATGCTAATTGCTATTGTTTTATCAAAGAAGTAAACATGACTTATTGATTGTATGAGTAATAATAAATGTTCAAAGTGATGATAGAAAGCTAATAGTAATGTTAGATTCATCCACCACAAAGAATGTTTGTTATACATATACTTAGTTAAATAGTATATACCAACTAACATAAATAAAGCATGTCCATAATGTAAGTATTCTGAGTGAATTAGTTGTGGCCATATTAAGCCTAATAAGCCTAATGATTGTGGTCTTGTCCAGCCTAATACATATAGCTGGAACATTTGAGCTATATGTTCAAATAGGTGTGAGTATACAACTATTAAAAAGTAATTTAAATAGTTTCTAATTTGTTTATAAGATGTTGATGACATAAGTTTAGGAGGTAAGTTTGATAAGTATTTCAAGTAATAAAGAAAATGGATTTAAGCCAGATCATGAAGCAAATATTAACGTTATAGGTAATGATATTTGGTTTACTGGTGATATAAGTTTAGTAGCAATGAGTGATTTAATTAAAGAGATTCAAGTGCGTCTTAATAATAAAGATGTTAATCTTAAAGTCAATTTATTTATAGCTAGTAGTGGCGGCTGTAGTACATCTGCTATGTTATTATATAACTATTTAAATTTAAATTATAAAGATGTAACAGTAGTAGGTACTAGCAAGTTATGTAGTAGTGCTACTTATTTCTTATTTACTAAGTGTGATACATTTGTATATCCAAATATGTATGCCTTGTTTCATCCAATGAACTTTGAGTTTAATGATAATCAACAAGCTGTAAGTAAAAGAAATGGTTTTTATAAAAGGCTTATTAGAATGGTTAATGATATATACAAGTCAAAGAATTTTAGATGTAATTGGAATACAACAGATACATATTTATATGCTAATGATTTGATTAAAAAAGGTATTATTGAAGGAATTTGGAGAACTATTTAATATGAGTGCTGTTCAATTTAAAGTTGTTGATTTTGTGGATAATAATTAATTTTTATATTATAAGGATTTAAAATGATACTTAATGAAGTAATTTCTCAGTTACAAGTACTAGCGTCTCAAGGACATGGTGAATTAGATGTTGTGGTTTATGAAGATGAGAATGCAGACTACAACGTTGATAATGTGAAGCCTCAATTAATAGTGGGTCTTAGAAAGAAAAAGAATGGAATTACTATTAATGGTAATGCTAAGTTTATATGTCTTAATATCTAAAGTCTTTTATTAGTGTTTAGCTTAGTGCAAATATACTTCTCACTAGCTTCATTGTAAAACTCTTGTTGTTTATACCAGACTTTCCAGTAATTTGTTCCTTTGCTGGTGTTACATGTTTGACATGCACCTACTAGATTACTTTGGAGAGAGCTACCACCTCCGCATTTAGGTATTATATGATCTAATGTTGTAGCTAACTTAGAACAGTAAATACATCTATAATGTGTCTCTTGTAGTATCTTACTTTTAAATAATAACTTATATAGCTTTGTATAAAAGTTCTTAGATTCAGGATTGTTATTAGTAACAAACTGTTCTATTTGATTTGTTATAAACATGCAGTTTTATAAGTGACAACTGATAGTATAAACATATAAACAATTATATAAATAGGAGACTTATGTTTGATATATATGTGCACTCAAGAATGTCTATTGAACAAGTTCAAACTGATAAACAATTTAGTTTAATTAGTATTATTGAGCCTGTTGATAAAAGAGTGCCAACTAATGATTGGCAAACCAGTCATATGAGTTTTCCTAGTATGGCAGCAAATAAACCTAATTGTGTTAGTAGTCTATACTTAAGATTCTATGATACAGATAAACATATAGAATGTGATAATGGATTAGTTATTAGTCCAATTAATGAATTTCAAAGTAATCTTATAGCTTTATTTGCCATTAATTGTTTTCAACAAAACATAGAACATTTGTATGTTAACTGTGCTGCCGGCATTAGTAGAAGTGCTGGTGTGGCGGCTGCTATTAGTAAGTTTTATACTGGGGATGATGAGAGATTTTATAAGGAATACATACCTAATAGATATGTATATATGAAAGTGTTAGAGGCATTACATGAGCTTACATAAGGTTTATTGTAATGTTTGTAATGTTTGTAATGATATAGTTACAGTTGGATTAGCTGGCAAGCCTCATGATTTTATGAGTTGGTTTATAGAATGTCCTTGTGAGAAAAAAGAAGAAGTTGTTATTAAACAAGTATTAAATGGTTATGGCTTATTTAATATATGTAATTTAGAAGTGCCTAATAATATACAACAAAATATACTTGAATATTGTAGAAGCACTGGTAATTACTTTTAAATTTTATGAAAAGATCTAAGATATTAAAACCAGAACATTGTAAAAGAGTTAGATTAAAAGATACTAATAAGTATGGCTCTCTTGTTGAATTTATTTGTTATAAGTCCTTAGTTAAGTGGGATGGAACAGATAGAGTTATAAAGGTATTAAATAATAAGTTAGATTTTATATCTTAAGTTGTATTTATTAAGTTTGTTTATTTAAGTAATTAATTATTTAAAATAAATACAATGCAGAGACAAGATATTACTTATAGAATCGTTGTTAAAGATCCAGAACTTAAACAGGCTTATATTGATAGTTATAATACTAACTACAAGTTCGGTGATAGAGGATTTGATCTAATTGTGCCAAAGGATTACAAGATCAATGTGTTTAGTGGTAGTAATAAGATTGATCATGAGATTCAAGTTGCTGGTTATTATGTATATGAAAGGGGTGAAATATTTACAGAAGAAGCAACATTAACTACTGTTTCTATTGAACATGAAGTAGGTTATGACTTGAGAGTTAGATCTGGAACAGGTGCTAATACTAGATTAAGACTTGCTAATGCAACAGGTACTATTGATTTATATAGAGGTAATATCATTGCTTTGATAGATCATATTCCTTTTACTAATGATTATGTTAAAGAAGATAAAAGACTTGATCTAGCTACCGGTAAGGAGTATATTTTCATACCTAAAGGCACTAGATTAGTACAACTTGTTAACCCTAATGGTTATGGTGTTTTAGTAGAGTTTGTAGATGAGTTACCTCCAACTGAAAGGGGTGATAGAGGCTTTGCTAGTAGTGGTGGTTTGTAATTTATATGGCAATTCAGTGAGTACAGATTTAAAAATAAAAGGCACTAGATTAATTACTATAAATAAAACTGGGAATGTAGAAACCCAGTTTTATAGTTTATATCCAACTGAATTTACAGCAGAAATTAATAAGTTAATCGTTAATAGTAATGAGCCATTTGATGAATGGTGTAAGTATATTAGAAGAGACTATAATATAAATGATATTGTTTATATTTGGGACTTAGAAGATAACTATAATGTGCCTGAAATAGTAGAAAGAGAAAGGGCTTTTTATGAGGAACTTAATGAAATAGCTAGTCCAGAAGATATAGTTAGATATGAAATTAGATCTGAATATATTATTAATGAAATAACTCAAGATATACAAGAGCTTATAGATAGAAGTTGGGATTTTGAATGGGTATTAGAATAATATGGGTTGTTGGACTGAGACTTGTGTTTTATCTGATAGACCTTTAGGCTACAAACATACAGAAGAAAGTAAAAAGATTATGTCTGAAAAGAAAAAAGGTATTAAACAAACTTCTGAAAATATAGCAAAAAGGATAGAGGGTATGAAAGGTCGTAAACATTCAGAACAGACTAAAGAAAAAATGCGTCAGAGTAAATTAGGAGAAAAGAATCCTATGTTTGGTGTAAAATATTCTGAAGAAAAAAGAAATGAAAAAGTAGCAAATATGCTATCAGTTACTAGATGGAATAAAGGTAAAACAAAAGAAACTGATCCTTTAATGGCTAAACTTTCAGAGAAATTAAAAGGTCGTTCTGTCTACAACAGTTTAAAATGCAGATTAATTAATTTAGAATCTCTTGAAGAGTGGATTGCTGATTCTATAATAAAACTATCAGAAGGATGTCCATTAAGTTTAGCTTCTTTAAATAGATTAAAATCAAATAAAAACTGTCAAACAAAATTACTCAAGCAATATAAATTGGAAATTATTAATGAAAGTTGAATTGTTATCATATTTTGGTTCTGATACAATGGTAGCAAATGTAGCCCGTGTCAGTTATCAAAAAGAAGCTTCTAATTACACTGAACAACAAAATGCTAAGCTTATAAATTATTTATATAGTCATAAACATACTAGTTGTTTTAGACATCCACAACTACAGTTTAGAGTTAGATGTAGTTTATATGTTGAGCGTCAATTATTTAAGCATCAAGTTGGGATTTCAGTTAACTCAATTAGTGGAAGATATGTTGATTTTAGTGATAGTTATTACTATATAGATGAGTGGAGAAAACAATCTAAGTCATCTAAACAAGGTAGTGAAGGGTTAATTGAAAATCAGGAAAGAGCTAATCAAATACAAGATGAAGTAATTGAGTTTTGTAAAGCTAAATATAAAGAGTTATTAGAATTAGAAGTTGCTAAAGAACAAGCTAGATCAGCACTTCCTTTATCATTAGAAACAGAGTTTATATGGACTGGTAGCTTTTTAGCTTTTATGCATTTATGCAATCTTAGAATCAAAGATGATGTGCAAAAAGAAACTAGAGATGTAGCAGAGCAAATGCTTGAATTAGTTAAAAATATAGAAAGTAATCCCTTTGAATATACTATTAAAGCTTGGGGTTATTAATGAGTAATGATCTACACTTACAAGCTACCAGAGACATAGTTGTTAAAGGTAAAAATATAGAAGAACAACAGTCTTATTATATTGGTTTAATACAGATAAAAGAGTCTCAAGGTGCTATTGAAATAGCTAATAGTAAATATCCTTTTAAAGCTTATTGTGAATATCTTAGAAAGGTTGAAAAGGAGTATGAGTGGGAAGAAGAGCCAATATATTTATGGGATGTTGATAAGTCTAAAGAAGCTTATAAAATATTAATAAGTTGTGCTTGTGATTTTGAAGAACTTGATAAGCATATTATAGGTTATAAAAAAACTTCTGTTAGATTAATTAAATCACTAGAAGAAGAAATAAAAGAAGCATTGATTAATGGATATAAATTAAATTGGGAAGTTTGGTAATAGGTTGTTTATAAATGACAGATTATAGATACTGTAAACTTATTATGATTACAGATGATAATCATAATAAGTATTATGAAATGCAGGAAACTAGTGAAAACATACAAATTAAATATGGGCGAGTTGATAGCTCTTGTATTACTATTACTAAGCCTATAAGTCAGTGGAATTCTTTAATTAAAAGTAAGTTAAAGAAAGGATATAAAGATGTTACTGATTTAGTTGCTATTGTTAAGGATGACAGTAAACCTAGAACTTTATTGTATAGCCAAGAATTATATGATATTTTTCTTAAAAAGATGATGGATTATAGAGATGGTCTTGTATCTTCTACTTACAGTGTTAAGGCTAATCAAGTTACTAGAAAGCAACTAGAACAGGCTCAGTTGTACATTAATGAATTAGCAAAAATAAAGACTGATTATGAATTAACAGAAGAAGATATAAAGAGTATTAATAACTTATTAATACAGTTATATACAGTCATTCCTAGGTATATGAATAAGGTTCAAAACTATTTAATACCTAATATTAGTCTTAATAACTTAGTACAAAAAGAACAAGATAATCTAGATGCTATTTCTTCTCAAGTTATAGAAGAGATACAGGAAAATACAGATGAGAAAACTACATATTCTCCAGCAGAGCAGTTAGGTATAAAGATATCTAAAGTTGATAGTTCACCCACTGAAATTGAATATATCACTAAGCAAATATCCAAAAAGATAAAAGGTTTGTTTGAAGTAGAAATACCAAAACATAAAAATAAATACAGATCTTATTTAGAGTCTAATGCACAAAAACAACAAGATAACTCTAAATACTTAATACACGGTACTAGATGTAGTTCTGTTATTCCTATTATTGAGCAAGGCTTAAAGATTAGGCCTAGCGGCAATTATCATTATTCTGGAAAGGTATATGGAGATGGTAATTACTTCTCAGAAGTAGTTAATAAATCCTTAGGATATACAGGCAATGATAATGATAAGATATTATTAATATATCAAGTATATATTGGTACTCCTTTTATTTATAAAGGATGGTTTAGAGGTAATTCATTTGAACTAAGCTATGATGAATTAAAGAGTAGAGGTTATGATAGTACCTTTGTAAAGGCTGGCAACGGTCTTTTAAATAGTGAGATTATTGTTTATAAAGAAGAACAAGCTCACCTTAGATATATAATTTGGCTCTAATAAATAACACAGAATAAAACAATGACAGATATTACAGACCTTGCAAGTGACTTAGTACTATCAACAGCACATAGATTAATATATTTTAATCGTCAAACAACTACTAAAGAAATAAAAGAAGAAATTAGAATTAGACATCCTCAAGTTTGGATAACACAAAATATAGTCTCTGATTTAATGTTGATATTTGAAGGTATGAATATGTTTACCTTTACTGATAATGGAACATATAGAACTTACTATTTAAATATTGAATATTATCTTGAGCAGATACAAAATGAAGAGCATAATACTCATGAAGAAATATCTGTGTCTAAGAAGGAAGCTTTAGATATTATTAATACGCTGCAAGCTGGTGACTTTATCAAAGCAACCTTTACAAAGAAGGATAAGAATAAGAGAGTCTTAAATGGGCAGGTTCATACACCTAATAAAGGTGATGGCTTTTTATTAGTATATGACCAAGATCTAGCTGAGGATAATATTAGAAACATAGATCTAAGAAGACTTATTAGCTTTAACATTGGTCAAACTGATTATATTATAACTAAAGCTAAATAAACTCTCATTTATATGAATATTCTTGTGTTATATTTTTTATATAAATTGACACAAGAATATAAAAATGAAGTTAGAAGTATTTGAAAGAAATTTACATGCTAATGCTTCTATAAAAGTAATAGAAGCGCCAAAGAGTGTAGAAACTATAAAAATAATAAGTAAGCAAGAACCTTCTTTATTCTTTGAACTAAAGAAACTTATAGGAGTTGAAGCTTACTCTGATACTAGTTTTTTACTATATGTATTAATATCCTTATATGGGTTTCAAAAGATTACAGAGCTTTATAAGTTTATAGTTAATCTAATAGCTTTGCCTAAACAAGTGTCAGAGGTTTACAACTTTATAACAAAAGAAGACATTATCCTATTAGATAAAATTGATGATTTAATGCATCAACTAATGGGTGTTACTGGAGCAGATAGAATAGCTATAGCTAAGATTCATAATGGTACATATGATGTCACTGGAAGTCATCAAATGAAGTTTAGTATCATATATGAAATAACTAATAGACTCTCTCCTATTAGACATAACACTCAGAACATTCCTCTTGATTATATAAAAGAAGAAATTGTTTTAGGCTCTTGGTTAACCTTTGAAAGATATGAAAGAAGCTCTTTAGACTCTTTATGTGATCTTTACTTAGATAAGATTGGCATTAAGGCTAAAGATTATAAACTATTAGCTATTAATAAAGTTATATATGGAATATTAGATATTCATTATATTGAGCTACCTGATGTGGACTTTACTCAGAATAAACAACTAGAAAGAAGAGTCGTTAAAATTACAAAAGAGATTGAAGAGTGTTTAGAAAGTATATTACTAAAAAGAAATTGGGCACAAAAACTATTTAGTAAGACTTTTAAAATAAATCCTTTATTTAGATAAATTAAAAGAAGCTGTTGGTTTAATCATCAACAGCTTCTTTTAATTCTTCTCTATGTGTTTTTATTGTTTGTTTGTCTACTTGATGTAGGACTGGTTGAGATATTCCTCCTAATAATAAAGCATCCCATAAAGAACTCTTCATCTTTATTATTGTTATTAAATCTCTAGCTACTATTGGATTATAAGCTCCAATAGTATTAACTATATCAGCTATAAGTGTTCTCATAGACTGCGCTCTTATTTGTGTTGAAACAAACTTATCTGCTGTTTCAGTTAACTGTCTCATCTCTTTGAAGAGTTCAATTAATACTTGTTCTTTTGTAGTAGATTTATTTTTAAAAGCTTTATTACCAACTAAGGAAATATCATCTAATAAAGTAGATAACTTTTCATATAAGTCTTGATATCTGGAACTTGCATCAAAGATTGATCCAATTTTATTCTCATTTGGTTTTACATATAAACTGTTAGTTTCTTTATATGTAGTCAACCACTTATCTATATCTTCTGGTGTTATTGTCATTCCAGCTAATGTAGATAAAGAATTAGCCATACTTGCTACTGTCTGTCCTGCTTGATAAAACTGAATTAAATAACTGGCCAAACCAGCTTGATCAATTACATTAGTAGGAATAATATTAGGCATGTCTAATTTATTTGATTCTTTTAAATTATCTTCTAAATAATCTATGTCTGCTAATATTAGTTGATAAGCTTCTTCTCCAATTCTCTCATCAATAGTTAGTTGATCTCTTAAATCTTGCTTAATCTTTTTAACAAATAAATGAGCATCAATCATTATTCAAGACCTTTTTCCATTCTAATTCTTATGTCTATTGGTTCTAAAATAGTGTCAAAGTCTTCTAGATTTACATACCTTGCAATTAGATATTGCATTATTTGATCTACTGCTTTGTCTGCTCTTCTTTTAACAGTAGAACTGTTTAAGAATTGAGAGTCTGCTATTGCTTGTCTACTTCTATCGCTAGTTGTTAGATACATTAGAATTTTATAATTCTCTGGATTTATACTTGCCATCCATTTTTTAGCGGAGTTTACCTGATTCCAACTAAATTCATGTATTAAAATTCTTCCTTCTTCTTCAAACTTATATAAAAAAGGCATCTTCCACGGATACTCCTTTTTTAAATAATTAAAAAGCTTGATTCTTCCTGAGTGCGGCTGAGCCATTTTCATGTTTCCTTTATGTTTATGTTTTAAAATCTTTGACTTATTTATATATAAATAATATAAATGCCTATATAGTAAATGATTATACTATATAGGCATTTATATTGCAACTAATTATGTGTTAGATTAAATTAACTTAGCTGCTATTTCAGGATGACATAAAGCTAAAAAAGCACAAGGCCTATGAAACTGATCTAAGCATGGAGAAGAGTTAGTCATTTGTTTATTTGGAATTTTCTTCTCATACTTTTCTGCAATTATATCTTTATGCACAGAGGTTAGTTGAGATATTGCTTGCTCTCTAAATGTAGGAACCATCTCAGATAAGATTAGTTTATTACTTCTAAGATTATAAACTCCAATATACTTTGGCTGTTCTCCTGTTAATTCTTCATATGCGTGACTATACATTAATAGTTGATCATTGTAAGCTATATCAACTTCTTGATAGTCTTGTGCGCCACTCTTATAATCTATAATAGCAATTTGTCCATCTTGCAACTCTGCTACCAAGTCTATATAAGCTTCTAGTATTGGCCCATCTTTTCCAGTATTAGGAGTAATAATTACATTTGTTTCTGGTGAAAATGCTAACTCAACTCCTAGTATTTTCTTAATTCTAGGATCTAGATTAAACTTATTAGCAACCTTTATTACTGTGAGAACTAAGTCAAAAAAGTCTATGTTTTCCCATCTACCATCAACTGATCTAATATATCTATTTATATTATCTTGTAAATCTGATAGTTTTAATTTGGCTATTTCTTTTTTCCAAGCGGCTGTCATTTCAGGTGCTTGTGCTACTGTTCCATCACCCTTTCTAATTGGGAAATTACCTGTATAGCCTTCTGAAGCTCTTTCATATAATTCTTTTATTATGTTGTAATAAGCTTCTACTTGTTTAATTTGTTCTGTTAAATCATGTACAAATACTTTACTTAATACTTCATTGGTTGAAGAAAGTATAGTTGAATCAGATAGGGTGCAAGGAGGATTATCTATGCCAATAAAAGGAGAATAGTTATCTTCTAATATCTGGTGTAATGAACTGCCAATTAGTGTGGCTTTAGATAAACTATTATCTCTTAGTTTATCTACATATTTATATTTAAATAAGGTAGAACATACATGATATGTTCTAAGGCGGCTTACTGAATAAGTGGCAGATCTTGTAGTGTCAGACATTATTTGTGTTGTTTGGTTTATTTGAATATATTATAACATATATTTAGGTATTAATAATTCCATCAATAACTTTAGTTCCTCTCTTTATATTGAACTGTTGTAATGCAATTTGTTCACTATCTCTAGAACTTGTTTGTGTAAATTCTAAGGTTGTTTGACCTTTATCTGTTTTTCCTTTAGTAACCTTTGTTGCTGCTTGAATGTTTGGTGTTCCATCATTTATAAGTTGAATGTGTGGATTAGGTACTATATGACTTCCAACTACATTTAATGCTAAGTTTTTCTTAGTATTAATCTCATTAACATCATTAGCCATTTGACCCATCTTAGTACTAACCTCTCCTAACTTAACAATTGCTTCTCTTGTTATAGCGTTTATCTCTGTTGATCCTATAATAGGAGCAGAGGTTATCTTTCTATTTTCAAGTTCTACAACTCTATTGATCTGACCTTCCCATGCTTGTATTTGTAATCTTTCTGTAACAGACATATATTTAGATACTAATGCATGATTTAACTTGTCATCCATTCTTGTGTTCCAAAATTGTTTACCTGTTACTAGTTGATTATAAGCTTTACCTCTAATAGCAAATGCAAAGTCCTGAGATGGATCAACAGATCCTGGTCCATATCCTTCAGCAGTAGCAGCATATCCAGTCATAGGAGCATCAAAAGATGTAACAAATCTACCAGCAGTCTTTCTGCCAGTTGGATCATCTAAGGTGTCTATTTGTGCCATCCATTCTTGTTTCATTGCATCATTTACTGTGCCTTGAAATAGAGGATTTCTATAGTCTTTATCCCTATACTTTGTATCATTATATATTTGATTGGCAGGTTTAAATAGATAAGATCCTGGCGCTCCAAACATCTGTGTTGGTAAGTTACTAAGATTAGATGCAAAGTCATCTGCTGTCTCAGGACTGTTAAGTATCCAAACAATTTGTACTGCAGTTAATACTAAAGAAGCAACTAAACCCCAAGGTCCTGCTGCTACTCCAGAAATAGCTTTTAATCCAGCTCCTGCAAATTTTGCACCAGTTACTAATCCTTTAATTGCCATTCCTTGTGCTGTCTTTTGTATTGCAGCGTTTCTTATTGCTGTACTAGCACTCTGTATAAGACCTACCTTAGCAACTTGTTCTGTTATCTTAGAAGTGATAGTCTTTGCAACTATAGTTTGTCCAATCTTATTGGCTATAAATGGAGTTACTAATGTACTACTTAAAGAATCTAATGCCTGTAAACTAGCACCTTCTAATCTGTTATTCTTAGAGTCTAATGAGTGTCCTAAACCAACTCCAAATATTAAAGCACCAATAGCTGCAACTCCCGCATTAATTAGATTGCCTGTCTTTAAGTAGTTAAGAGTTCCTCCAATACCTAAAGCTAAACCTCCAACAATGTTTATAACTCCACTTTGGTTTTGAATATTTCTTATTACTTGTCTTCCTCCTTGATAAAAGTCATCCATCTTAGAAGTAATATATCCACCCAACTCAGGACTTAAAGAAGATAGGGATGATCCAGCTAAGTCAAATACACTTCTACCAGCTAAGGTTAAACCAGCTAATCCTATAGAAACTCCCCAAGTTTTACTTGCTTTGAATAATGCTATAGATGATGCAGCTAAAGTAATACCTACAGCACCAGCAGTAATTCTTCCTCCAGTTCCATTATTCTTAAATAGTAAATCATAGCCAAAGAAACCAGCAGCTAGTCCTCCTATTCCAGGAATAATACTCTTCTGAATTGACTGATTCATTAATAATGTACCAAAGAATAAAGCCCCCCATATATTGTCAAAGCTTTCTTTGGCCATTTCTTCTCTGGCCATTTCTTTTTCTCTTTCTCCTGTTTTACTAGAAGCTACACTAGCTGCAGCTCTAAATGTTAATAAGTTAGTACTAACAAACATAGCCATTTGATAGCCATTCATTAGTACTGTTCCCATTCTAGATAAACCCTCTAGAAATGTTAAACCTGCAGTAGTCTGTAATGCTTTAGGTGGCACTCCTACTGGCATACTTCCCTGAAGTCCAGATCTAGTATTTTGTTTTATATCAAGTTCAATAGCTTTTGCAACTTCTTCTTGTAACTCTTTAGTGGGGACATTAAACATACCTCCACCATATTTTCTTACATTGTCTAATACTTCTTTAGATGCATCTGTTGCTTCTAAAGTCATTCTGGTTATTAGATCTCTGTTAGTTCCTCCACTAACTATATTTAATAATCTATCAAAGACAGCAGTTAAACCAGTTCTCTTTGTTGAAATGATTGTGGTTAATCTATCTTTAATCTGTTCTCTAAGATGTAACTTGTTATTAAATCTTTGATCTACTGATACTTTATTAACATAATCTTCATCAATTATTGCTGTGCTGTTTAACTCCCTTCTAACAGAATTAGTATAAATATTGTCTGCATCTTGTATAAAAGCTGCTTTAATTCTTTCATCAATAACATCATAGTAACTATCAATAACAATATCAAATTTGGCAGCATATACTTCTGTCATAAGATCAATAGAATGTCTCATATTAGGGCTTCTATCTTTGCCAAATATATTGAAACCTCCTCCAAATTTTCCTGCCGCTTTAGATATGAATTTATCAGCTTTAGCTTCTAATAAATCATCATAAGTAAAGCCTTTATAATATTTATCTACAAAGTCTGCTTTAGCTATAGGAGTTTTAGATTCAGCATTATAAGCATCATATTGACCCTCTAAATAAGCATCAAGAACTTGCTTATTAGTATAATCATCTAATAAGTGTTCTGTTATTTTATGTGTTGTATGATTATAAGTTATAGTTTCATCTAGGGTTTCTGAGAACATTACAGATTTAAATTCTCTAGCATGAGTTCTAGCTATTCTGTCATCTCTAGTAGATAATCTAGTTGTTTGACTTGGTGCTGATCTAGTTTCTAACTCATCATAAAAGTCATTTAATCTTGTTATTTGTTGAGTGTGTGCTTGTCCATAGTTCTTTGAATAGTCTCTATAAGCACTATCAAACTTCATAGATAAAGCTCCACTTAATTCATTGATTTGACTTGTATATTTCTTAGCTTGATGATCTGTTAAGCCTTCAGCTATTGCAAATACAACTTGTGTTCTTCTTAGTAATAAGAATTTACCTGCCGCCGCTTTTAATTCTTCTGCTTCATATAAATGTTTAGAGAACCACTTTCCTTCATCAAAGTACTTATGTTGTTGTTCCCATAATAATGTATTGTCTTTTGTTACTTGACCTTGACTGGCTTTAGTGGCAGCAACAACTGATATAGCAGCAGTAACTAAACCAAGAGAACCTATTCCAACTGCCATTATAGGCAGCCACATAAATGGTGGAAGAGCTTGAGTTAATCCTTGCAATGAAGATGTGTCTCTAACTTTTGTTAGAAATTCTCCAGCTCTTTCAAAGAAGCTTTTATTTGAATCATATTGATTTGCTGTTGATTGAATTGCAATTCCTTGCATCTCCATAAAAGCATTTTCATTATCACTGTCTTGTATAGACATTTTAGCTGCTATAAAAGGATTAGAGTTAGATGCTAAACCACCTATTTGTTTTACAGTTATTTCACCTCCCATAAAGAAATTTTGATTTATCTCTCCTAATCCAGTCTGACTTCCATTGCTTGATATATCTTTTAATGCTTTATAGAACTTACCTTGCATATCTGGTGAAGCTATGTTCATATTATTCATTAAGGTATATAAAGCTATGTTTACATTAGTACCATAAGATAATGCTTGTAGTCTCTTATATCTTTGGTTGAGAGACATTGCTAAAGCTTTATTAGTAGTCATAGCTTCTAATGTATATTTATTAGGAGATGTAAACTTAATTCTATCTTTACCTGATCTTGTTGGTTGGCTATATACAGCAGTAATAATGTTAGAAGCAAACTGTCTTAGTTGTGCTTGATTGTGTCCAGCAGCATCATCAATTCCTCTTAAATTAGCAATAATATTCTGTGCTAAGAAACCTTTCTTAGCTAATTCTTGTAGTCCAAATACAGATGACATACTATACATTGCAGATGAGAAATCTTGTGATGCTGATTGTATTTGGAAATAGTCTCTAAGTCTTACATCACTATCATCTGGTCTTATTGTTATACCACCAACAGCCACACCAATAAAGGTATTTGGTGAATTTACAATTATTAAATTACTCAATTGTTTTAGTGAGTTGTTTATTGCTCCTTTAGTTGTACTGTCTGGATTTATTAAGAATTCACCTTTACTATTATGTAAATTAGGTCCTACTAAACCTTTAGCAATGTCATAAGAATGGGCTCTATCATACTTTGTTTGTAGTTTAACAAAGTCTACTACACCTTTTCTAAAGTTTGCCCAAGGTGTGTTGCTGTCTTCATCTGCTCCTATTAAAGCATCTTGAAAGTCCTTATAACCCATGCCTTGAGATGCCCAATTTAAGCCATGAAATGTTAGTCCAAGTAAGGCTGTAGTTCCGCCTAATCTAGCCCATCTTTCTATATGAACTCTATTACTAGCAGATCTATTTATACTCATTCCTTTTAACACTGCTGAGGCTGGTTGATTGTTAGCAGGATTACTAAACTTATCTAACTCAGCTAATACTGCTGAAGCTTGGTTATTCTTTATAATTGAGTTTAAGTCTGTACCAGCACTTATATCTAAGGACTGTAAACCTTTATAGACATTATTAGATCTATTACTTGTTATTTGTTTAATGTTTGAATATGGATCACTTACATTAAAAGCATTTTTGAATATCTTTCCTTGTGCATCTTCTACTGCTTGAATAATAGGAGAGTTGCCCATTCCTTCTTCTATTATTATTTGTACTTCTCTTGCTTCCATGTTTAACTTATATGTTTCATACTTTAAGCTTAGAGATTGTATAAAGCCAATATTCTTCTTTCCTATTGGCACTTGTTGTAGTCTTTCTACAACAGTTAATCTATTCCTAAATCTCTCAACAATTTGTTCAGGATTAATATCTGCAAAGATTAAACTCTTAGGATTAAAGGATGTAACTCCTGCTGTTAATGCGAATAAGGTTGCACCAAAAGCAACAGTTGTCATTCTTCTTGTATTGTCATATTTATCTTCTGTTTGTTTTGTTAAATCTCCAAATGCTATTTCTGGATTTACTTTGCCTGATGTTGGATCTGTTATAAAATGATTCCACAAAGCTCCAACAGCTAGTAAGCCTAATCCTTTTCCTACTTTATTTTCTAATGTTCCTGTTTGGAATACAGCACTTTGTTTTACAAAGCCTCCAAACTTGCCTAATGTATTTCTATATAAACCTTTAAGACTGTTATTAGAATACATCCAAGCAACTAAAGGATCTATCTTTGTTTTGTCAAATCTTGCACTTGTAATATTTAATTCTGACTCTAACATTGCTAGTCTTCTAGAGGCTGCTATTGTACCTTTAGCATAACTAATACCTCCTATAAGAGCAGCTCCTGCCATAATAGAAGCACCTCTTAAAGCAAAGTTTCCATCTTTATCTTCTTTCTTATTTGTAAAAGGTTGAGATAATGTATTAATAACACTATATAAGTGATTACCAATAGCACCTCCCATAAAGGCACTAAATACAACAGGCACAAATGATGTTGATCTTAATCTTAAGCCTGGCATCCTAAAGTCACCAGTTGTTAGATTAAGAGACTGAGCAGCTATATAGAAAGGCAATGTAGCAATCCCTAAGAACTTATCTCTGGCAGCCCTTGTTGATTGTGTTATTAAAGATTCAGTGGCAACAACAGTTCCAGTTGATTTAAGTATTTGATGGTTTCTTCCCCATATTCTATTCCTTACTAAGGTGTTAGATACTCCTATACCAACTCCACTCCATAAGGCTACTTGGCTATAGATGTTATAATAATCTTGTAAGCTTAAGGAGTCCTTATTCCCTTCATTAAGTATTAGACCAGTTCCTAGATAACCAGTTTTAATGGTTACATTATCAGCACTCTTAGCATTCATTGCAAATGCAATTGGAAAGCTTACATTAATAGGTGCTACTCCAACAGCAGGAGGTCCTTGTAAACCTAAGTTAACAGTTGTATAACTACTACCATTACTATCTACTACCTTTTTAATTACACTGTAATATTGAAATATAGGCAGAGGAGATTGTGTAGCAGTTACATATGCAGTGCTACCTTTTTGAGATGATGTAATTGGATTAATAATCTTACCTAAAGCTACTGCTAATAAGGCAGCATTAACTTCAAGTGGTGATATAGAATCACTAATAGAAGCTGAACCACCATCTGAGGTTCTAGCTTGATCTATTCTTTTATTAACATGTTCTACATAACTTCCAAGTCTAGCTATAGCTGTTTGATTTGTTTCATCTAGTTTTGGCCCATTTATATCACCTTGGAAAGGGCTTAGTCTGTTCCAATAAGCTATTCCTAATCCTATAAGACTAATTGCTGTAGTTGTAATAGGATTTCTACCAAATAGGTTAGCCGCTCCTTGTAATCCTTTTAGTAATGTATTACCTAACATACTTGTAACTTTGTAGTTACTATATCCAAGTTTACTACCACTAACCATATGTAATGAGTGAGCCATATTATCTATAGTTGTAGTAACACCAAATGCTATGGCAGGAGCAGCTAAAAATGCAGTAGATAAAACAGCAGAACCCATTAAGTTTCTTTCATTGTTAATGGTAGAACTAATCACATATCTAGCAGTTTGCATTGCTGCTAAGGTTAAGCCTAAACTAATAGAGAAAGATGTCCAGTTCTTTGCAACTTTAGCATTAAGAGCACTTAGTCCTGTTATATTTCCATTTTCCCTTACAACATTAAAACTTAATTCTTTACCACTAATTAATTTAACTGTAACTGCATTTTTACCAGCAGACAAAGTTGTAAGTTCAGCCATAGTTGCAGACTGAACAGCTTGACCATTTACTTCTGCTATATTATCTAATAAAGCTTGTCCAGTAAACATCTTTCCATGTATTTCAGGTGTGCTAGTAGATGCATGATCATACGCCCATCTAACTATTCCAGCCATTGTAACTAAACTTTGAGTACCTAATACAAAGTTAGCAACATGATCATTAGCACCAGCCATCTTTACTAATTCAGCAGCAGAGAAGAAGTTAGTGCTTTGTAATTCAATTGATGTGTTAGTTGTTCCTCTATTTAGTTGTATTTGAGCTAAGGTAGATGTTAGTAAGGAGGCTCCAGTTGATTGAGCAAACTCTGTTAATACTAATTGAGGTATGAATAAAGCACCAATAATCCACTTAGCAGCAGCTAATTTAGTACTAGATATCTTCATACCTACATAACTATTTCCCTTGTCTAAATGGTTTAATAAGAAACCAACACCACCTGAGCTGTGTGTTTTATTAGCATAAGTATATAAAGCATCGTCTAAAGTTATAGTTCTAAGGCCTACTCTTTTGCTTGATAAAGCTTTCCATTTAGCCTGATATGTTGCTTCATTGTCTAATAATTCTTCCACTGATACCGCATCTAATGCATTAGTATTAAACACATCAAAACCTCTAGCAGATCTATTCTTTGCAGAATCTATAGAGTTATTTGTTCTTACTTTTACATTATCTTCTAAGTTTATTTCTGCTTGTGAGTATGTTTTACTAATCTTACTAATGTCTTCTAAGTCTCTTTTAGATTGGCCACCTCTAGTATTAAAAGATAATATAGATCTGGTCATTGTTGCTATATGATTCATTATTCTGAAGGCAGGATAGGAGGCTTTAGTACCATTCTCACTGAACAACATAAACTCATTAGCTGCGCCCCAAAAACCTTGATTGTTTAATGATGCATTAACATATCTGGCAAAACCTTCAATGTCTAATAAGTTACCAATCATAGGAGCTGTTACATTGTCTTTTCTGCCAGCAAATATTCCCCATGCCCAAGGCATAGGGACTAAGTTGATTACTCCTTGTATCTTCTTAGCAAGCATCATGTTTCTTTCTATAGAAACATTGGTTATCTTTAATTCATATTGTTTGTTAACTGCATCATTAATCTCCTTAACAACATCAGATGTTGGTTTGATAGTTGCATCATTACCTCTAAGAATATCTATGGCTCTGGGTATATTAAAAGTTTTACCAGAAGCTGTTGTTATGTTTACTGTGTTCCAATCAATTGATTTGGCTCCACTAGTTATAACTTCTCCAGCTCTATCAATAATCTTTATGTCAGCAGGTGATTGTAATACTTCTAGGTAATCATTAGTAGCAGAAATTAAGGCTTTAGATTTATTAGAGCCTAATGTATATGGATTAATCTTACTTATTAAGAATTCTCTTGCAGTTGCTGAGAAGAAGAAACCACCTCTTTGTCTTTGATAGTTATCTAAATAATAAAGAGAGAATGTAGGATTATCTAATGAATAGTAAGCAGTTGTTGCACCCTTAACTTGTCTTTCAATGACAGACATTTTAAAGCCAATATTATCATTGTCTGTTCCTCCTAATGCCCACTTAGCAGCTTTATTTGTATCAGCAGCTTTAATAAGAGCCTCTTGACTATTAAGTAAAGCTCTAGAAGCCATTGCTTTAAGTGGCTCTCCAACTGCTAGATAAACTCCAATAGAGGAGGCGGTAGCCAATACAGTAGCAGCACTATTTGCAAGTAAATCTTGAAAGAAACTTGTCTTAGTTGTAAAGTAATTTTCTCCATCATCTTTGTAGCTTCTTAGTACTGGATTATTAGTTAAATATGATTGATCAATGAGCGCACCAACTGCACTAAATAGAGAAGGAATTGGTCCTCTTTCTTCTTGTAATACTCTACCCATACCATTAGGTATAAAGAAGAATTCATTTATTCTACTCATTAATGATGGTGAATTGACAGCAAAATCAAATGCTTTAGCTACTGCTACTTCATCTCTTGATAAGTTATTATTAGTCTTACTAGCTCTAAGTATGCCTTCATATGTTCCCATATCTTCAGCATCAACAACAGATGTAAACCTACCTGATGCTCTCATAGAAGCATTATATCTAGCTAATTCAAATTGTTGTGAATGAGTTTTCTTATTACTAATAACTAAACCTCTATATTCCTTATCAGTGTCATATAAAGGAGCTAATAAAGGATTGTGTATACCCTTAGCTCTAGCATTAATAACAGCCTTACTCTCAAAACTACTGTTTATATCATCTAAGTTTACATGTAATAATCCTTTACCATCTTTAGGCGCATCATATACATTTTGTAATATTTGTTCTTCTACTTCTGGATCTAGATGAGGAAATAACCTTTTCATTCCTGTTAGTTCTCTAATCTGTCTACCATCTGCAAGTTTATAATCCTTCCAATTATCTTTTACATTTTGACTGTTAGGCATTATAACAGCAATAGTTTTTGTGTCTTTTGTTATTGTTGTTTGTCCTGGCTCTAATACAACGGCTACCTTCCATAAAACTTTAGGTACTTCTACTCCATTAATACTCTCAACATAACCATTCTTACCAATACCTCCTTTACCAGCACCACCTGTTATAATTTGAATCTCTCTTTCGGTATAACCAAATAAAGGAATGCCAAAAGGTCCTTTACCTTCATGTACTTTATTGTTTAAATAGTGTTCTAAATCTGCCCAAGGACCTGCATTAACTTCATGTGCTTGTGCTAACATGTTAGTCATTACATATGTAGAAGAGTTAATTCCTACAGTACTTGTAAATGCAGCAGAGTTAGCCAAGTGACCTCTATCAAATCCTTTAAATCCTGTAAAGTCAACCTTCTTAAAGTTAGACGGTAGATTTGTATCATTTCTAAAATCATTCTGTCTACTAACATTACCTAAGTTATTTTTTGTCAGTTTAAAAGCAACCCAATTAGGCCTGCCTTTTTCATTGTTGTAACTAGTAACAAATTGAGATCTGCCTTCTACTTTATTTTCTAATATGTAGTTATTACTGTCAGATGTATTAGCTCCCGTTGGATTGCCAATAAGTGATAGATTAGAATTGTTTTTATAGTTATAGCTGTCATTGCCAATATAACTTTGTTCTACTATTCTTTTATTTGTCTCTACATGTACATCTAAACCAGTTAGATCAAAAGAATAACCAACCTTAGGAGCATTTCCATAGCCTCTTAGATAATCATTGTATCTACTTTTATTATCACTAAATGCAGAGAAGTTTCCTACTCTATCCTCAAATAACTTTCCTTTATATTGCCAATCCCAATTACCTTTGTTATAAGATGATGTTGCATCCTTAATAGCAAATGAGCCATAACCTAAAGTTGTGGCTCCTATTCCAGTGGCAATTGCAATATTAAGTAAACTCATTTTTTTATTAGTTAGAAAGAAGAAACAGTATTTTGTAAGAATGAACTATTATTAATATAAATGTTCTGAGGAAATAAACTATTCTTAAATAGTATTTGTTTAATATCAACTGGCTTTACATAGTTAATTGTAAACACTTGGCCCAGAGGAACATTAGTTGTTAGAAGAGTATCAGTTGTATTTTTATAGTTTATTGCTGCTTGTATAAGTGCATGTTCTGTTAGAGTTGTATCTACTGTAATAGTGTTACTAATTGAATATGTAACTGGATTTACAGTTGGAGATGTAACAGTATATAGTACATGTATATCAGGATGATCTAATAAGGATATGGGCGCTCCAGTAGATGTTAGAGATAAGCTTAAAGACTTGAAAGATCTTGATAAATTTAAGTATTGATAATTTACTAAATATCTATTAGATGGATGTGGTATTAACCAATACTCAGTCTTTAATAGTCTATGTCTTAGTGGTGGTCTTTTATATGATTTAGGAAATATCATAGGCTGCCATTCCCAGTATTCAACAATATAACAAGAGCCTTCTCCCCATCCAACTGTAGGTTGTAACCCTACTCTTATTTGATTTTTATATATGCCTTCCCAAGGAATATTATAAACAAAGGTTCTAGGAATATACTCAGTATCATTTCTAATAGATGTTGGTGGTTTTATTTTTAAGTAATATCTAGGGGCTAATTTTATTGGTTTAGTTACTAGATTTAATATGTTATCAGTTGTTAATGGTGTTTGTAGTGTGCCTACTGGAATAGGAATGATAGGGTCTACTGATTCTTCTATAAATTCCTCTACTGTAAATATAACTGGTGTCTTAATCATTTAATAGCCTCTATATGTATTTCTTTCTTTATGTTGCTGTAATCTATTTATAGAGCTTCCTACAGTTATTTTTCTAGGAGTATTAATATTAATAAGTTTAGGAGCTTTTAGTTCAATCTTATTAATTAGATTACAATTAGAACCATATGTATAAGCTTCAAATACTGATACTGCTAATGCATCTGGTAAGTCCTTTGTACCATATGGGTGAACTATTTGACCATTATCTTTAATAACTAAAGAAGGTAAATCTGTTTTTATAAGAGCTGTCCAAGGACTATCAATAGGAAATAATACATCTCCTCTTTGTATTAATTGTCTTAATAAGTTGTAGTAAGCTAATTGTTTTTCTCTAGAGAATGAAACAATTTTAGTATTAAGTCCTCTACTATATAAGTTTTGATTGAGAGAAGAAGAGTTAAAACCATCAAATGATATAGACATGATGTTCATATATTGGCTTATATATATTAGTATTTCTTCTATATTTATATAAGATACTTCTCTAAATTTACCCTTCTCATCAATGCCTGGTGTCCAACATGCAATGCCAATAACTTCTATTTGTCCTCTATTATTAATAGTAGCTATAGACATAGCAGTAGCATCTTTCTTTAAACTTGTATCTACATGTATAAAACAAGCTGTATTTACATTAGATATTCTATTGATTTTAATGCCTCTATAATGTCTATCTTCTATGTCTAAGTTATATTCCATTACATCTATTGAAGACTGTAAAGAACATAATTTATCTAATAAATCAGCTTCTAGAAAGGAATTATCATTACTGCTTCTTATATTTTCATATTCTAATCTTGCTCTTTTAGGTTCTGAAGAATAATCAGATATAATGTCTGGATTACTTCTAGTTATAGTAGGATTAACATCAAAACAAGTTAGTTCTAATATAAGCGAGTAAGGGTCACCAGCAGCTTGATGTTTTAATGTTACCATTGGATCTGTAAAAGACCATGCAGAAGATACTACTATTTTTTTACCTTCTCCTTTGAATCTGTTGAGTGCGCGGCCCACATTTTGATAAATGTTAAGTCCTGTGTTTAAACCATCACCAGTAGTTTCAAAACGAGCCATTTCATCTATAAATAATAACTTTAAGTTATATCCTACAAGTGCTTTTGAATTTGTATGCTTAGCATAAAGAGATATAAATTTATCAGGACATCTAATCTCATCACTAAGTACTACTATTTTCTTCTTTTTAATCAGGGATTTAAAAAAGTTAGAACTATCAAGAAATGATTTAATAGCTTTGAAACTAGTTTCTAATACTTGTGCTTCTGTTTGTGCTATAGCAAAAAGGGCAATTGGAGAGAATGACATTAGACCATAATGTAAACCTGGATCAGGCAATGAAATTAATTTGTAAAATTCATATAGACAAATAATAGAACTCATTGATGATTTACTGCTGTTATGACTAACAATAGAATTGCCTATTATATGAGTGTCTTCTACTTCAAATCCAATAATGTTTTTATATCCAATAGCTTTAACTTTAACTACTTCTTCCCATTCAATAACATACTCTGTGTTGGAAGAGGCAAATGTTAAATTGTTTAATACAGCTACTTTATCTTTCTTATTTAAGTCTTTTATTTGTATCCAACAAGGGCCAAATGCAGTTTTTACTAAGTAAGGATGATCACTTGTTACTTCCTCTGTTTTACCTGATTTAAGTGTAATACTATAAGCTTTTTGTAAGCCCTGATCCCATGTTCTAAATTTGTTAGTTGTAAATACTTTATAAGTTATTGAATCAACTGTATAAATGTATATATCTTCATCTTTTCTCTCATGCAATTCTTTATATGTAATAGTGCCAACAGAGGTAATTATGTTAGAAGTTTCTACTGGGCAGCCACGTCCTGCTTCTAGTATTAAGTTTGTATACTTTCTTCCATTGATCCAATTAGTCTTTCCTTGTTCTCTCCATCTGTCTAATATATCTATATGTACTTGATCTAGTGGCTCATTATAGATGGCTTTTAATATTGCCTCTTGTGTGGGCCATAGCTTCGTTGTAGAGTCATTAAATAGTATTGAATTAGCAAAGGTAACAATGTCTATATTGCTACCTTGTGGAGTGTTTATTGAGGCTTCTGTGAGATCTGTTAATAGATCATTTAAGAAGTCTTTAGTTGTATAATCTGCTTGTGGTCGCATGTTGTTTTTTATATTGTAATAAATAAATCTAATTCATTTTTTATAGTAGATATAGAATTCCCTGTTAGTTTTGCTGCTTGTGCTTTTGTATAATTAGTAGGACAAACTAATAAGAAGTAATCATTTACAACTTTAGTTCTAGTGTTACTTGTATTAAATTGTACGGGTCCTAATGCTGTTCTTATAAATAGGTAAAATGCAAAAGTAGGCTGTATTACTTCAATTACTCCAGCTTCAATTTCAATCAATGAAGATGGCTCAACAGGTTCAGATGTATAACTATAGTAAATTGATTGTTGCGTTGTATTGTTTATATTTATAGTACTTTTTTGAGGAGTATTTATAAATATCTGTTCCTCTATAAAAGGAGTTGTTACAGCATTCTTAGACACAAACAACATATAAGTAGATACTTCATTCTTCAAATATGCTATAAATGTTCCATATTTAAAAAGGGATTCAGTAGCAGTAAATATATCTGGAGTATTATTAGTTGCTAATACATTGCCGCATAAATCAAACACTTTGTAAGGCCCGTAGAACCCTTCAATTGAAGGTGAAAGAGGATTAACATAGTATGTTTTATTGGGGTATGTACAGAAGGTAAATCTATCTTGCTCAGATAATACTGTCCAATTAAAATCTATATCTTGTATTACCTCAGATACTTCTGTATATGTATTAAATGATTGCTTAACTATTTCTCTAGCCATTAGCCACTTCCAAGTTTTATATTAAATGTATAATCTAATGTTGCTGGTGGATTTAGTGTAATTGGTGTATTAGAAATTGGCTTTACAAGTAATGGTATGCCTTGTACATTTCCTCTGTTGTTAAAGTTTATTTCTGTTGCTCCTGTTACTAAAGCTTTATATACATAACATATATGTGTTGCATTAACTATTGCTGTTGTGAATGATACTGGTGCTTCTATTGTTGCAAATATTTGATCTCCAATTGTTTCTTCTACTAATAAAAGGGGTGGGAATATAAATCTTTTATATGTTCCTGTTAGTTCATACTTGACTATATCTTCCATTTTTATTGCATCTAATGCTTGAAGCTGAGATAGGTTTGGTGTGGTTCCTCCATATATAGGTGCATTAATAAGTATAGCAACTGCATCAGTTGTTACTTGAGTTATAATGTCTTTTCTTGATTCTAATGTATATCTCATGTTAGTCCGTTGTTAATAATAAGTTTGCATCATCTAAATTAGTTAGTTTTATACCTATATATTGATTAGTTAAATCTGTTTCTAATATTAAATTAGAGGACTTAGTTGGTGTTTTAAATGTAGGTGTTGGAGGATATATTGATTGAAATAATATATCTGTATTAAATTGTTTATATATAAATAGTATAGTATTGGTTGGAGTATAACTAACTCCATAATATCTCCCTTCATAGTTTGGATCTTCATATGTATATCCTGAATAACAAGGATCTTGTACTACTGGTAATGTAATTGGATACAAGTTATATAAAGTTGGCGGGCGGTAAGAAAGCCAACTAGTATTAAAATAATAGAACTGTTTAAAGTCCTCAGAAATAAATCCAGAATATTCAACATCATTATCTATTTGATTATTATAAAAATTCATTGTTGACTCTTCTTTTTAATGTAAAACTTGAGTTAGTTGTGTCGTTTGGCACTAGATATACAAGACTTCCAGTCTTTGTTGTAAAAGCTAAGTAAGCTTTTGTTGGAGGATAACTTCCTGTTGGTTGAGGAATGTCTACTTTATTATCAAATTTATATTCACTACTAATAGAAGAGTTAGTAACATAAGGTGCTAAATCACTTGATTTTATAACTCCTTCATTCTTAGTTAATATTTTTGTTATATTTAATCCTGCAGGACTATTACCTAAATTATCATTAACTATTTCATAATTTCTTGATATAGAAGTTGGAGTAACTGGAACAGGAGTAGAATTTAATATATTGTTAACTGAATTAGAAAAGTTAGTGCTTGGTGTAAAAGAAGGACTAGATTTAAAATCAGTTTTATCTGCTTTTAGTCTATCAAGGAGATTTGATAGACCTGTTGGTTGATAATAACTATTTGCTCTAACTATAGCCTCTCCTACTTGAGCTTCTGTTGGATTAGAGTTGCTAGGTAAGAATCCTTTTTCTTTAAGTAAGTCTTTATATATATTTTTATTTGCTGTAGATAATTTATTATATTCTAAAACTAATGCATCTCCTTTACAGGGATTTGTACTAGGTGTTGTTGTAGTTGGTGTGGCTGGTTTAGCACTCTTACATTGATTAGTTCCAAGATCTATAATCTCAAATTTAATCATGTAATAGTTTCTATCTTGTCTTACATATACAAGTTCAAATTCTTTAACATAGCCTTTAAACTTAATGTTAGAACTACTATCTCTAAAGGTTGTGGACTCACTTTTCTTAGGTATAAAAGAACCATCAGATGTGGCTATGTTAACTTCTATAAGAGCTTTATTTTTAACTGCAAAGTCATAAAACTCACAGGCAGGTGTATAACTATCTTGCCCTTCTTTTACAGTTAAATCCTGCCATCCTTCCCATTTAGCTGCATCAGATAAGTTTGATATACCATCATATCCAGTAAACATTCCAGATAAGGATACTGTTAATGATTCAACTCCTAAATGTTGATAGATAGGAAAAAAGCCAGGAATCTTTAATTTAGATATGGCAATTCCTGCTTTTATTAGTAAGCCGGGCAATTGTATTGGATTACTTCTACCAGGATGTTTAGACTCAATAGATGGCGGTAATAACATATTAAATGTTTTACCATTGGCTATCATCTTTACTTTATATACAGATGTTTGTGCGCCAGCAGCAGCATTAACTATATTAGATTGTGCTACTTTAGCTGGCATAAATAAAGGACTATTAACAGTTCCAGTCTGAGGTAATGCTCTACCAGCAACAAGTATAGGACTATCTGACATATGATTTATATCCTTTTACTATAGGTTTGTTATTAGATTCTGTACTTAAATCAATTCTAATTGTGAGATAGTTTCTTGTTGCATCAGTTATTTTTCCTTCTCTATTTATAATAGATACAATTTCAGTTAAATTTTTATCATATAAATATCTATAGGTTTGATCATTGCCATCTACTAAATATCTAGAGGGATTTGTTAGTTCTTCCCATGTATATCCTTCATTAGATGATAGATAAACACTAACTGCCGTTGAATCTAATATAATTGCATCTAGTTCTAAATATATATTAGAGTACTTAAAGTTTGTTCTTATTGTCTTAGATATATAAGTAGATAGTGTTTTATTACTGCTAATAAGAACTGGATATACATAAGCATATTTGTTGATATTAAATATCAAGTCTACTGAATCTGTTTTGTTTATCTCAGCTTCATTGGTATATTCAATGTTGTTTATATTGAATTTGCCAGGATAATAAATGTGCTCAAATCTGTCAATATTATCATTAACTGTAATTGTATTTGTAACACTAGCTGTGGCATAGATTGCAGTATTTAGTTTAAACTTTAAATCTTTATTTAGTTGAGTTGTTATGTTAGTTTGATTTGCATCTAAGGAGAATAAATAAGAATTGGCTAAAGTAGATGTAGTAGATATAAATATATCTGTTGGAGAATTTATAGAAGAAATAAGGAGGCTGTATCTTCCTTTTGACAAAGTTATTGGAACATCCCATGTGAAATCTGTAGATGTTTTACCATCTACACTTGTAGTGATTTGATTGTTGTTAACTACTGCCTGTGCAACGACTTCTTGAGGCTTATCATTAAACTTAGTTAACAATATCTTAATAAGAGGAGTAGCAGAGTTTACTTTTCTAATGTAAATACTACCTCCAACTAAAGTTGTATTGTCTTCTTCTATGTTAATGGTTTGTCCTACATAACTAGTATCTATAGGATAATTAGAATTATATAAGGATGATGTTGCTGAGGAGCTATTATTCTGAACTGTTATAACATCATTTAAAGATGAATTAGAAGGAAGTGTAAATGAAAAAGAAGCCTCTCCTTTAGCATTAGTTGTTATAATAGTTGAAATTAATTTATCTCCTATTGTTAGTCTAAAGTCAGAAGAATTTGGAGTTAAGCCGTATGCTTGAGCATTTACAATAGTTTGAGTTAATATTATTTCTCTATCACTAAGTCTTTGATATATACTAGTGTCTAATCTAGTTGGTCCAACTATTAACACACCTTTTTTAGTCAAGCCAATTGTTACAAAGGAGTCTGAAACTTGCTGAGATATATACTCTTTAGAAGTATATTCCTGTATTATTACATTTGGAGCGCCGTTTATTATTTTTGTATTTGTATCTACATTATTAATAAAAACATCTTTAGTTATTCTACTAAACTTGTTTAATATTAGATTTCCTTGTTCTATATCACAGTCAAATAATGGATGGTTTATATCAGCATTATCTGTGTTATTAAAAGTATCTGTTATTAAGTTGGAAGTTGTATCAATAGGTTTTAGTAAAGTTGTTTCTAATAAGTAATCTCTAAGCTTATTTAAATTGCCCTCCAGTAGTAAAATATCTTTGTTTTTTATCTGTTTATTTTGTAATGCTGGAATCCAAGTACTTTGTTTGTATGTACCAATTTCTAAGTCATTTATTGGATCTAATTTAGTTTTTGGATCAATAACAATAATAGCTTTATCTCTAATAATTACTCTATAAAATGTTAACTCAGTAGTTATTTGAGTATGATATGGAAAGTATGTTTTATTCCCATTTATATAAGCTACTCCAGGACTAACACAGCCATTTTTAAATACTAATCCCCAACTAATAAAGTTGCCATATATCTCAAATAATTGCTGCTTAATATAGTCTTTGCTTCTATTACTAATTAAAAACTTATAACTTCCATTTATCACTTGTATTAAAGGATAACCTTCTTGTGTGTTAAAAGTATAAGAAGCTATATATTTATTATCTTGTTCTGTTATATCAATCTTTATATAAACTATATAAGAGGTTAATATACTTTCTATTGTGGTTTGCTCAGTTTCTATAATAATAGGAAAATTATTTAGTAATATTCTTGAGCTACTAAGTGTTATTAAATTAGATTCAATATTAATAACCTTTAATCCACAAAGCACTTCATAATCATTAAAATTACATTTAGTATAATTATGAATAGGATTAATAATTATGTCTTGTGCATCTTCAAATTCTGTTGCTTGTGGAGGTCTTTCTCTAGAAGCAACAGGAAGAAGCTTTAAGTAGTAGGGATTATATCTACTACTTTTAAAGTTATATAAATTGAGGATTGACATAAATGTATTTTATAGTTACTGGTTTTGTTGAGTCATTAGTTACTAAGTCTATTCTATACTTAGAGCCTACTGCTGCTACATCATAAGATACTGTATAAATAGCTTCATAAAGACTAATGTTTTCATCTACTAAAGATGATGTTGTTCTAATACATGGCTTCCAAGTTTCACTAGTAGATTGTTGTGAGTGATAAACTAAGATTGAAGAGTCAACTGTTTTTATATATCCAATCTTTATACTTACAGTAGAATAGTTATTACCATGTTGTATATACTTAGAGACTAATGTACTTGTATTATTATTTGAATATAAACTAATAGAAGAACCTTTTAATAATAGTAAAGGACTTATATCTAAAGAACTACTATATAAAGTTGCTCTAATTGAAATCTGATTTGAAGCAAAGTCTAACTGAGTATTTCTATTAGTAATAAACTCTTTCCAAATACCATCTTCTGTAGCATATTCATATGTTATAGAAGTCAAAGGAGGTATTATATCTCTGGTATTTAATGCAAATGATGTAACTAAATTTACAGTATATGTGCCTAGATTTACTGTCTTTGTTTGAGATGTAAAGGTGTCTTTATATATGTTATAAGTTAAATCATAGTCTGTAAGTTGTAAGGTATTTATACCATCTTTAGATATATATAAACTACCTTGACTAAACAATTGATTACCATAATAACTTCCAGTATTTAAGTCTGGCTCATTTATCTTAGCAATAGAAAATGAGAAGCCTGCTTGAGGAGATTTTATAGCAATAATATATTCTTTATCCTTTTCTACTAAAGCGGGATTTAAGAACTTTACATTTACTTTATCACTTACAAATGTTGTTGTTTCACCATAGCTAATAATGTTTCTATTATCATCTAATAATAATACTGTTAGTTCAGATGAGACAGATGGTGTAATAGAAGTAAATAAATCAACACTATTTAATAAATAATAGTTAGAAGATGTAAAAGTTTGTTCTATATTATATTGAGAAGGTTCTTCTAATAAATAAGGAGGAATAATTGCAGTATTAACATCCTTATTTGTTGCATCAAATACTACATGATTTAATAAGTTGTTATATATACTAAACTTACTTTTTATATTGTAGTTTAGATTTCTTACTTCTATTGTATGTGTTCCAGTTGTTATAGTGTTTGGTAATAAAACTCTTACAACTGCTTTACCAGAACTATTAGATTTAAAGCTATTTACTAATGTCCCGGCTAAAGTACCACTAAGTAAAACTAAGTTTGTCTGAACAAGAATATTATCTATATATATTTTGTAGTTAGTTGATGTAGGATCTAAGTCAGTTAAGTAAAGATCTATTGATAAACCATTTAAGATTGTTACATTATTAGATATATAATTTTCTGATTCTTGATCATAAGAATTAGAGTTAAATGCATTATTTATTTGAAGAGCTTCTTCTAAGTCATTACTAAGAATTCCAAAGAGGCTTTGGTTGTTTATATCAATTCTATTTAATATTTTACTTGAGGTTCCTATAATTGAGCTTGAAGGATTAATCTTAGCTTTGTTTTCATTGAAGAATAAAGAATAAGAGCTTAGTCTTAATATTGGCTTGTATGTTGAAGGTGTTAGAACTTTATATTCTGTAACTCTTTCTTGTTCAATATATTTAGTAGGAAGATTAGCTGTAGGCAAACTAACATAGTTATCTAATATATATCTATAAGGCTCAGTTGTATTTAAACTGACTTCTCTATAAGAACATCCGTTAGTTATACTTTGTTTATTAGGACATAATGAGGCTGTGTATGAAGTATTCTCAACATCTTGATTGTTATAAGTCAAGAAGTTATCTGATATTAATTCAGGCTTATCTTCAAGGGCAAAGACTGCTTCAGTTAGCCTTCTAGATAAGTTATATAAGTCTTTATTTGTAAATCTATTTAGTCCTAAAGATTGAAATATTGAATTACCAATTTGTAATTTAAAAGTGGCTAATGCTAATAAATACTCAGGAATAGAAGGAACTGGTGGATTAATACCTGCACTAGACAATACATAATCTATGTTACCATTCTTATCTAAAGTTATTACTCCAGTCTTAGTTTGAAAGTATGAATAATCTACGCTAAAGCTTTGTCCAATTGCAGGAGTTCTATTTATAAACTTAATAGAATCATTTTGTAATGTGTAATCTACATTGTTTGTTAATAAAGAAGAATATAAGTATGTAACAAAGTATGTTGTTCCTGGTTCAGGCTCATTTGTAGATGGTAAAGACCAATCAATTTGACTTTGATTAGTTAATCTATAATCAACACCTTCAATATAACTTGTCAAGTTTTGACCAACAGATATTATTTTAGATATTGTTGCTTGTCCTAAATTATCGACTGTTCCTGGAACTGCTCCTCTAATTATTGGTTTACTATTACTTATTAATGTTGCATTTAATCTGTTAACACTTGATACAGGTGTAAAGCCTAGTTTATATGTGTTTAAGGATGATGATGAAGTGTTTGTCAAAACTTTAGTTATAGTTAAGCCTTCTCCTGCTCCTATAATTGTATTGTTAATATCTCTCTTTAATAAAGAAATATTAATGTTTGGCACACTAGAAGAATTTCTAAGGGTTATAAATTTAAAAGTTATTGTGGTGCTATTAGTAAGAATTATCTCATAGTTTTGTTTTATAACAGAGAGTAAGTCATTATTGTTTAAAGATAAAGTAGTACAACTTAATGTGCTAGAAGTAATAGTATTGTTAAACTCATTAACAATAAACAAGACAATATCAGAGATAGTTGTAATAGTTAAAGGTATACTAATGTCTACTTGTATAACATGTTCAACACCATTGAAAACTACATTGGCAATTAATAGTCTTACTAAAGGTCTACTACTAATAAAAGCAGGTAATGTTAAGTTACTTAATTGATATGAAACATATGAGGAGGTTCCATCATATGTAAAAGTAGCATTATATATTTGTGATACAGGTAGATTTTTTTGAATAGTAAGTAAAGTGTTATCTGTTTTTACTATTCTATTTCCTTCAACATAACCTATTCCAGAAGATACTGATATTGTTTCAATATTAATTTGAGTATTTCTTTCAACATTAATATCTTGTTGAATAAGTAAATTACTTTGTTCAATTGGTGTTAGTTTATTCTTTAACTCTAATATTGAATTAGTATTTTGTTGTATTAAAGCTTCAGTTGAAACAATTAAAGAAGCTAAAGCTTGTGTATATTGAAGTACAATTTGTTGTTTATAGTCAACTAATAGATTATTTAATCTATTATTAGTTTCAGTTAATGATTGAATTTCTCCATTTATACTATTGATATTATTTGTTAGCGTCTCTTGTTCTGTTAATAAACTAGTTAGGTTGTTTGTATTTGAAGTACCTGTTGCAGAGTTAATGGAAGTTACATTAAAACCTTTAATAATAAAATTACCTTCAGCATCATATATATAGTCTGCTAATAGTTGTTTGTTTGGATCAACTGGCTGAATTTTTATAATTTTATTATTTTCAATTCTTGCAATAGGATACATTGAAGATTCATTTACTGCTATAGAACCAACCCATCTCAGTCTATAGGCTCCTGCTGCACCCCAAAGTTCACCACCTTTTTCTGGATCATTTAAGGAGGCATCTTCTAATTCTGTAATTATTTGTTCATTTATTAAAATTCCCACTGTTGCTGCTTTATCTACAACAGTAAAAGTAGAATTTGGAATCTCTATAAAGTTACCTTCAATATAAACAACACCCTTTGTACATGCAAAGGATCTAACACCAGAAGGATATTGAAGGTTTAAAGTTATATCTAAACCAGAAACAACTGTGCCATTTTTATATATTGTATCTAATACTTTTTTGCTGTTAGATTGTAATATTCCTTGTAACTCTAATAATTCTCTGGATTGAATAGGCCTATCATTGTTGAATAATAGTTTAATCCAGTCCTCTTTATAAGTGTCTGGAAAATCATTTTTATATGTATTTGGTTTCATTTTATAACTCAATAAGTTGTTTTATTAGATGTCTTTGATTATCTTCTCTGGTAATTCTTGTGTGATTAGTACTTAAATATACTTCTCCTTTGTTTAGCATATCCTCTGGTTTAAATAGTGGTTTATTTAATGTGGGAGCTTCTGCTCCAATAACAATAGAAGATGTTCTAAAGTAAGCACAAGTGTAGTCTAAATATCTTATATCTCCTTCTATATAAATATAGTTTGCATTTGATGCAACTAAATCAGAATTATTTGGATCTATTAAATAATACTTTTCATTGCTTAATATTTGACTTCCACATGATATACCACCACAATTTGTTTTTGTTGCTAACATGATAAGTCTTGGTCGCTTATATATAATGACTTCATCTGTTGAGGTAAACTCTGTTACATCAGGGGGTTGTGTTTCATTTTCCCATTCAGTATATTTACCTATTGTTATAAAACAACTTTGTTTTAAATATTCTACTATTCCTTTTAGAAATAAAGCTCTTCCTTTATTTAGTCTATTAAACTTAAAAACTTGCATTAACCTACCTCTTCTATTTCTTTTATTATTTGAACTGCACATTTACTACTAGATATAATAGAATTGCTTCTAGGGCCATCATATAAAGTTGTTAGAGGACCACTAACAAATATGTTAGTATCTAACAACCTAAAGTTTCTATTTATATCTGTTTGCTTTATATTTAAAATATTTATAGGCGTGACTCCTACTCTAGACACAAATCTATTATCATATTTATTAATTATTTCTGTAACATTAATGTTCTTATATATTGGTATATCTAATAGTAAATGTTGATTGTTTGGTGTTATAGAAGGCCCCCAAGATTTTACACTGTCTATGTATCTTTGTTTTGATACTGTAGAAACTAATGTTGAACAGTATGGACCTAAAGCTGTTCTTGCTTTCCATAAACTATAATCAGGTATAGGATATTGATTTATTTTTGCATCTTTTGTTATATATAAACCAACTCTTACCCCTTTATTATATAAATAACTAGCAATATCATATGCTCCTTGTCCACTACCAATGATCAATAAAGATTTATATTCATTTTCTATTAAATCTTTGTTATCTATCCTTTTATATTTTAATAAGTTAGACGGAACCTGTTTTTCTTTACTACCTAATGCAAGTATTAAATAATCAAATTTAATATCACCGCTTTGAGTATGTGCTGTACTATTATCTATACTAAGTAAATTAGTATATATAAACTGTACATTGTTATCCTGTAACTTCTTCTTTATCCAACATATATAATTATAGAACTCAGCTCTATTTACTCTTCTACTATCTTTTTCTATGTCTCTTTGAGTGGTGAAAAATATATCCTCTTTATATAAAAAGGTGCTTAAAGACCAATCTCTTTTTGTTAAGCTATATGTCACTAAGTCAAAAGATACAGGAGATCTAAGTTCAAAGTTAGCTACTGTTGACAAAGAGTTCCAAGAGTCAGTTGGAGCAGAATCAATAATATAGATTGAACTAAACTTACCTATAGCTTCTATTGCACAGGCTAAGCCTCTAGGTCCACCACCAGCTATTAATAATGTTTTATGCAACATAAGGTTTAAACCATAATGTAGTTGTGTTTAACGCTACTCCAACAACAATAGAACTAGGAGTTGTTGATATAACAGAGCCACCAGTTAAATAATATATAGTTCCAGCTACTAAGTCTGTTAATCCATCTACTGTATTTCCACTTAAATAGATCTTACCTGCACTAAAGAAACCTAAAAAGTTAATAAGAGGACTAGTACTATCAGTAAGATTAGCTAAACTCCAGGTATTAACTCCAGATACTTTAAACACCTCTCCATTAGAAGGAATATGAGAACCAAAAGATTGTTGAACTAAATACCTAGTAGATAAGTTATTTGGGGTTCCAGTTATATAATCTGTTCCTCTATATACTAATAAAGACTCTTGTTCAGGTTGAATTGGACTAATTGGAAAAACAATAGGAATGTTGTTTATTTTGTTAGCATTCCATCTATTATTATTATTTAATATATTTATAGTTAGATTGTCTGAGTTATTAGTAATTGTAGCAACATTACTATCTGCAGCATTTATAACTTTTAATGTAGTAAGACTTCCTACTTGTGAAGATATTAAAGTATTTGTTGAATTAGTTGAATTTAATGATGTAGTACTGTTTCCTCTTATAACTATTTCATTTGCGTTTAGATTCTCAACAATTAAACCATTTTGACCAACTAATGTCTTAAACTCATGTCTGTCTATTGAAGAGTTAAATCCCTTATAGGTAGTAGTTCCAGAACCCACATTTCCTAAGTCATTGCCAGCATTTGTTGATAAAGTTAAACTGTCTTCAGTGTCTAAAATTAATATTCCATCTCCAGGAATTAATGTTTTTAATTCTCCTGAGTTATTTAATATCTTACTTCCAATCCCATCTGTATTAGTAACTCCACTAGCTTCTGAGCCTAAAGAAGCTATGATTATTTCAGATGCAGATTCATTAATCAGTACATTTGCTCCAGCTTTTATAGATTTGAATCTCAGAGTTGAAGCTACATTGTTTACATATATTCTTCCTGCTCCTGTTCCTATGTTTTGGCCTGTAGCTAAAGAACCTCCTCCAGTACTGTTAATGGTTATTTGATTAGGATTTGATGTATCAAATGATATATTATTACCAGCAACTAATGTTTTAAACTCAAAGTTGCTGCCAGTTTTTTGTTTAAATACTGTCACTCCTGAACCTAGATTAGAAGCTGTATTTACTTCTCCAGGATTAATAAGATCTATTAAAACAGTGTCAGTGTTTGAGGTTATATTAACATTTGGACCACCTTCTAGGCTCTTAAAATTATATGAGGTTGTAAAGTTTTTATATAAGCCAGCTCCTGTTCCAACGTTAGCAACTACAAGTGGATTAGGAATTGTACTGTTTAATGTAATATTAAAATAATTAGGATTAGTAGAAGTAGTAAATGTTATATTACTTCCAGCTATAAGATTTAAAGCTGGATAAGTTCCACTCAAAACATTATTTAGATATAACTTTGTTTTAGGTTCAACATAACTAAGTATTGTAGTTAAAGTTGTATTTTGTGTTTGATTTAATAGAGTATTTTCAAATGGAAATAAACTATTTAAAGGTAGTGAGCTTGCTGTAGCTAACTCTGGTATTGTTATTTGTGCCATTTATTTATAATATAAAGTAGTCATTGATTGATGTTTCTTGTGTAACTGGGAAGGTGTTTTCTTGCAGTAAGATTGATTCTTCTGGAGGTGCCAAATCACATTGACCATCACTTAAGAGTATTAATTGTCCATTTATATCTACTTGACATCTATAGTCTTCTAATTTTGATATGTCAAAACAAAGATTAAAGTTAGATACTATTGGCATTTCTAAACTGCTAACTAAATTGGTTTCTATTCCTAAAGACTTTACTTGATTATTTATATAACTTAGTATCTCAGTATCATAAAAACCTTTAACCTCTAAATCTATAGAATTACTATATCTTCCAGGCCATAAACTATTAGTAACTCTTTTGCCAAATGTTATTGTTTTCTCTAATAGTTCTTTTGTATTAGCAATTAAACTGTCTTTGTAAATGTTAGTTAGAGCCTGCTTTTCAATATAAGTGTCTTGAATATATTTACTATGAAGATATAAATCTATTATTGGTTTTATAACACTTCTTATAATTAAATCTTGAGTGGGAGTTGTATCACTTAACCAACCAAAGTCTATAGGTATATAACTCTTAAACTTAGTAAAAACTTCTTGTTTAAATAAAGATAAACTATTTAAAATATCTGTGTTTAATTGCTTTGTAGTTTCAAGATTTAACACATCAATAATTAACTTATTGTTTATAGATAAGCTGTGTTTTAAATTGCAGTTTATAAGTTTTAAAACTAAAAGATTGATTGAATTATATGTAATTAAAGTTGGCTGGTTTGTTAGATACAATACTTCAGTTGTATCTGTTATATATGTTATATCTTCTAATACATACTCTTTTATATTTATTGGTTTGTTATTAATATAACTACTTAATAAATCTCCAAATACTTTTGATGTTGTAGTTATTGTAGGATTATCTAAAGACTCAATATAAACATCATCTTTTATTTTATATAACTTATCTATATTTTCTATTAACGTTGTAGCTATTGATAAATGATATACATCTTTTGTTATTTTATAAGTCTCTACTAAAGCTATAAGTTTTAATACATCTTCTTTTAACGTGCTAGTTTTTAAGTTAATACATAATTCTATATATTCTAGTAACTTCGGTCTTAAAGAATCTTTATTTATTTTAGCTAGGCATAATAACATTAGTATAGTAGTAATGTTATTACTAGACAGCTCCTTATATGTTGTTGTTGAATATACAGCAGGATTTATTATTATTTCTTCTAGTTCATCTAATTCATGAGTAACTAAACTGTTGAATTCATATGGGGTTGTTACATTCTTTATATAGGAATAAGGATTAGAATTGCTAGTAGAAATACTATTAATAGTATTTACTATTACATTTATTAATAACTCTTGTTCTTGTTTATATAATACTAATTCATTTTTATTCTTAATTTCTAAGCTAGTATATAATAAATAAACTATAGATAATAATACTTCTTCAGTATTATTATTTAAGGATTGCCAAGGTAAATTTGTATTCCAATCTGATCTAAAAAACAAGGGATTACTTACAAATTTATAAGTGGTTATTACTTGTTCAATGTCAAACTTTGTTATGGTAATACAAGGATTAAATCCTTCAGGAACTCCTTGATTCCAGATTATAATAGAATCAAGTAAACCTTTATTTTTAATTATTATAATCTCCTCTCCTGTTTCTTCATGAATTAAACTTACATTATAAATATAAGAGTATCCATATCTATCTGAATTGGCTTTTACAAAATAATAAGTATCTTCCTCTATTAATACACTCTTATTTGTTACTATTGCTTTTGTCCATATTCCATATTCCTCTACACAGCTTTCACCAATACAACCTTCTTCTATATAATTAGGTTGCTGAATGAGATCTAAGTTGTTTAATGTAATTAATAATTGATGAGGGCTTTTAGAGAATGTTGGATATATTAAATTCTGCTTCTTTTGTAGTATTTCTATGGATTGTTGTTCGCTTTCTATTATTTCAGAACATATAGGATTGCAGTCCACATCAATACATTCAGCACCTAAACCATTTCCATTTATTATTAGCTCAGCAGTAGCTTGAGAGGAAATAACATTATTTGCAGACCACCAAATGTTATTTCCTCCTTGATCTAGATAACTAAGAACATAGTTAAAATAGTTATTACTTTGATTTAACATTTATTGTTACCTCATTTGGCTTTAATAAATATTCATTTATAAGAGGTGAAATATTAGTTGTAGGCTTTGTTATCTTGTTTCTATAACCTGTATAAGAAGATATAAAACTAGATAGTTCATTAATAATTAAAGTTTCACCAATAGATAAATTACTAAAGTAAATGTTTACTGCTTGTTTAATATTATTAGAAATAGTAGTTATACTATCAGATATAAATGAATCAATTATTACATCAATTGATAAATCTATAGACTGATACTGAATAGGTTTAATTAATAAGAGTACTCCTAGTGGTTTGATCTCTTCTAGTTTATTTGACAGCAAATCAATAGTTAACTGATCAGAAGTATTTATATATACTGATGTATATCCAGCAGCAGGCCTTCCTTCAACAAAGTAAACATCACTTACATAATTTTGAATGATTGCTTTTATAGTAGGTAAAGTAACTACTCCTTTATTATTAATATATGTACTAAGTCTACTTCTTAGATTTTCATCACTCTCACTAGAAGATCCACCAGAAAGATATCCAACAATTTGATTATCTGTGTTTCTAAACTCTCCAACAACTATTGTTAGTTGAGGAAAATTAGGACTAGTTAAAGATACTTGTGAGAATAAATTTGCATCAAATGATTTAGTAATTGATACAATAGGAACTGTTATCTCTTTATTAAGTGGAATATTTACAGCCTTGGTAGTCTGAAAAGTTAAGAAGCCATTATTAGTTTGTAATAAAGTTCCAATGGGAATACTTAGTTGTGTTGATGATTTAATAATAACTGAACCAAAAGCACTTGTTCCTGCTCTTCTAACTAATCCATAGTTATTTGCATATAAGTCCAATTGAGTTCCAGACACTGTTGATACTAGTTTTGTATCTATAATTTGTTGGATGACTTGTTCTTGATTAAAGCAAGTTAAAGCCATGCCTCTCATAAGAACATATAAGTTACCTGTGTTGTTTGCTGCAGTTTCTAATGGTGTGTCTCTAAACTGAATTTTTATATCTTCTAATATTTGTTCTACTGTTCTAGACATTTATATTTATCCTTTGTTGAGTATTATCTGTATAGGTAATTAAATAGTTTATTGTTGATAAAGAGTCTAAAGATGCTTCTAAATTGCTAATTGGTATATTTACAAAGCTTGTTGCATCTTTTACATCAGAGCTAATATTAGCTAATAAACTATTGTTTATATTTTCTCTAATCTTATAGTATACTGCATTTCCATATGTCTCATTTATATATGTACTGGGGCTATATTCAACTGCTATATAACCTTTAGGAGTTATAACACCCTTCTCAAATAAACTGCCAGGCGTTAGTTCTAATATTAAATCTCCATTAATATCTAGCTCTATATCACTAGAACCTTTTATGTCATACATTTGCTGCCTCTATATTAATTTATATGCTGACTGAGGAAAGTTGATATGTACTTGTTTCTCTCCTTTTGTTAGACCTATAGTTATTGTCTGATTATCAACAACATATAAGCCATTTTTGTAGGATATATCTACTGTGTAGTAACCTTTTACTATCTTATAATTAATAGGTATTATCCTTGGTTCTGTAGAAGTAATAATTGATTCTTCATCATAAATTAGTAATGGGTTATTACATTTAACCCACTCTAATAAAGGATTTATATCAGAGTAAGTGATCTTTATTTGCATGTTATCAGCTTGTTTTATTGCTGTTAAATATATGGCAAATCCTTCAGTTATATATTTTGTAGCTGGTATAAACATTGTTGTTTTTCTTATAATAAAATGTATGAATCTAATACATAAGGAATAAGTCTATTTCCTATATCATTAGTTGTATATTGATAAAGAGAACCGCTTATTGTATCTTCTAAGACTAAGTCAATACTTGGATCATTAATTACTGCTGTATAAACATCATTAAGTTTGTTGGATATTCTGTACTCTAATACATTTGATGTAAATTGAGAACTTAATTTATATGGCGCTAATACCTTATTTGTTATTCTGTCAGTATAATATTCTGAATATATGTTTACATAATTACCTATATTTGGGAGAGGATTATTATTAAACTTAATTAGATTTTTATTAGATAGTTTAAATTTAATATATGTAATACCAATTTCTGTAATATCTATTGTCGCTTCTTCAGCAGTTAAAGAAAACACTTGACCACAATTAGAAGGTGTTATATTTAATACTTCTTTTCTCTTAACTGGATCAACTGTTTGTATTATTCTAGGTAAGTAGTCAATTATATCTTGTAGATCTGAATTAGATATGTTTTGTAAAAAGGTATCCTGTTGTTTTAGAGAATCAATACAACCTAATAACTTTGCTAATTCATCTAATAAAGGAATTCCAATACCTGTTAAAGATGTAAAAATAGATCCAACAACTGAGTAGATATCTTGATCAGTTATGTTTTTCTTACTTATTAAGCCTAATACTTTAGATGCAATTGCTGTCCCTTGTGAACTCAGTACATTACTTATTCCAGGAATGCTTAATAAAGAAGAATAGTTTCCTTGTTGTACCTCATTATAGATGCTCATTGCTTGTTGTGCATAACTAATATAACCACTTACATCTCCTCCAACTAAGGCTGCTAATCTAGTTGCATACTGCTCAGGAGTTGTTATTCTACCTGCTACTATGTCTTGAGTTAAAGATAAAGCAGATTGTATACTAGAGTCTGGTATAGCTTGTTTAATAATATCAACATACTGGTTGTTTAATAATTCTGATATACCTGATATTTGTTCATTGTCTATTAATTCATCGCCAAAACTAATATCACTATCTGTAATACTTTCTGGTTTAAACCAGTCTTCAGTTGTTTCACTAATTACTTCAGGTGATTGATTAGCTAAGTTTAAAGCTGTAAGAACATCAAGTATTCCCTGTCCTGGTGTTGGTGGAGTTTTTCCTATGCCAATTGCTGAAGATAAAGAACTTGATATATCATCTTGTATATTAGGTGGTTGTTGACCGCCAACTCCTTTAGGTCTTAAGGTGTTTAGAAAAGTATTGATCTGTTCAATATAACTTTTATTTTTTAATATATCTAATACTGTTTTTGAGTAGTTAGCTGAGTTATTAGTTATCTCTTGTTGTAAGTTTTTGCCAAATACATCTACTATAGAAGAAGCTTTTACAAAGTCAGTATAATTATCTTTTATAAAACCTCTTTGACTTGTATTAAAGAAGTTAATGACTTCTGATTGTTGTAAAGCAGTTATACTTTTTACTGATTCTGTTAAAGACTGTGCAGGAGTTATTTGACTTACATCAGAGGTAGTAACAGTTGTTGTAGTTTTATCAATAGGTCCTTCAGGAGGATCAAATACCTTATGCAATAATCCTAATCTAGCTCCATTAGTTACAGCCTTTCTATTTGTAAAGACTGTTTCTTTGGTATCTTTATCTGTCTTTGTAGTAGGTGTTGTTGTAACATCCCTATCTTTATGAGTGGACTTTACTCCTTTTACAGCTTTGGGTTCTTGGGCTTCTGTACTGGAATCTTCTAATGCAACAGGATTATCAATTGATCCTTTGTCTTGTATAACAAGAGGATCTTCTAAAGATATTAAGATGTCTTCTTCTGGGCCATCTGATTGTTCCTCAGAAGGTCCATCAGGATTGGTTTCACTGTCTCCACCACCTTCTTCTAATCCTCCTGTGCCTAGATCTATAACATTTGCAAAGGGTAAACATTTAGCTAAAAAGTCTGCTAAACTTCCAAATGGAAACTCTGGAAGTTCTGGTATATCAATAGTTATAGCAGGTAATTGTTCAGCTAAAAATGGAATTAAAGGGGCTATTCCTGTGCCAGCTAATATACCAAAAGGGTTGATGCTTATACCTACATTTCTATTGCCAGTGTAGGTAGTTCCATCACTAGATAGAGTGCTTTGAGTTTTACTTTGTATTGTAGTTGTTGTTGAATTTAATGCTGTATCTACAGAGGTGACACCAAATTTAGCTACAGTTGCACCATATGTGTCAGCTTGATTAGCAATAGTTCCAGGAGTACTAGTTGTTATATTTCCTGTAGATAATATCTTAATACTACCTCCAGTATTTAAGTCTGATATAGGATTACTTATGTCATCAGTGCTAGCTCCAGAAGCTACATCTTCCTTATTTGTTTGTCCAGCACCAATTATTAAATCACTTTGAGTTATTAAACTTGTGCTTCCTTTACTGCCAAACAAGCTACTTTCAGATGTAAGTGTTGTGTGAGTATTGCTATATTGATTCTGTTCACTTGCAACTACTTGATGATCCTCTGTTGCTGTAGCTTTATTAGACTTAGAAGCAATTGAAGTTGTGTTAGTAACTGCACTATGTTTATTACTTAAAGACTTTAATTCTTGATCACTAACTAATATTCTTTCCTTAGTCTTAGTAAAATCTGTATCACTAAAATTTATAGAGGTTGCTGCATTTGTTACACTTACATTAGTAGTAGTACTAATAGAAGGACTTTTAGTTGATATACCCATATCTGCTGTTGTATTAATAGCGCCTGTAACAGTATTAACAGCAGTAGTACTTATAAAATTAATTGCTCCACTATAATTAGTTATCTCTGTCATTGCAGCAGCACTAGCAGCAAAGTCTTTTACACCTTCTGTTACTTTCTTAGAAGAGTCTTTGAAAGCAGCAGAATCAGGCGCTGCCTTTTTAGTAGCATCAACAACTTTCTTATCCGCTTTAACTTTAGTAGATGTTTCTTTTACATCTTTTACTATTTCAGATGCATTGTTTTCTATTGTTGATAGCCACTCCTTAGAAGAATGAAGTAAGAAGTTATCATATGTAACATTACTCTTTTCTTGGGTTGTAGCAGATGTGTTATCAGATGCTTTAGTTACTTCATTATAAACCGTTCCATCAAAGGTTATTTCACTTAAATCATTAAAGTTTATTGTCATATTGTTCTATCTCATTTGTTGTAATCATTGCTAACTTTTCTCCAATACTTGAAGTTAGAGGACTAAATAATAGTAATGATGTAGCTTTATCAATTAAGTCTTCTATTCTTGTTGCATTGTTTACATAATCTATATTACATAAATAATGCGCTCTTCTTATAAGAGTTGAAGCTAGTAAAACAATAAGAGTATGTATTCCTCCTGGTCCTAATAATGCTTCATTGTAGTCATATAAAAGTTTAATTGGATCAATATAAGTCTCTTCTAGTGGTATAACTCCTATCAATTCAGGTATCTTATCTTCTTGAACTGCCTTATATATTTCCTGTAAGAAGTACATATAATTAGTAGATAAGATTTGGAATATTAGTTCAATATGCTGATCTTTTTTAAATTGACTTAATAAGTAATTAGATCCATATTCTTTTAAATTATACTCATTAAGTATTTTTAAATGTCTAATAACCACAGGCATTTCTGGTATCTTTCTTATAAGTTCTAATATGTAATTATATATAAATTCATCATAAAACTTATCCTCATTTACAATAGCTTCTAATAAGTCTTTATAGTTAGGATATAGTTTTAATAGACATAAATTAGCATAATAACTTTGCTCAGAAGGACTTAAATAAGAAGCGTTTTTAGCTGTTATAAATCCCAAATAATAACCTAGTGAGCCATAACTTGTAATCCATCCCTTCTCATTATTAAACATTCTAATTGAGTGTTCTTTTATAGATAAGACTTCCTTTGTGCCAATTGATTGTTCTCTAATATCATATATAGAAGGCTCAATTGTATTAATTATATTAAGAGTTAATAATACTTCTTCTAGCTTATAAATAAGTTTATATATTCCAATAGTAGTTGTACTAGAATTAAATATATTAGTTAGTTTATAAATATTGTTAGCAGCTTCATTCATTGATATTGCTAAGTCAACTATAGTTGACTTTTGATCACCATTTAAATTAGTTGTGCTAATTGGTAAAACATTTATTGATTTATACATTGTTATTTAAGTTTATATGTCTTTTGATAAAGACCCAATAAAGGATCAGCTATATTAGTGTTTAGATATATATCTATCTGTTTTAAAGCCTCATATTTATTAAAAACTACTAAACTCATATCATATTGTTTAGGTTTAATGTCTAACAGTAAAGTTGCATCTATTTCCCATCTATTTAAATTAGCAACTAGAAATATTACATCATATACAGAATAATTGTTTTGATATACTACATCATTAAATAAATAATCATCTTCATCAGCCTTCATTTGTAATATATAACTAAGTACTTCTTTATACTTAGTTAATGGTGTAGTAATAAGTAAGTTAACTATAGAAGCTTTATAATCAAAGTAAACAATATTATCTACAAAGTATGTTGGAGTTAATAAAAAGTCTATTAATTGTTTCTTTTTAGGATTTAAATTAGCTGCCCCAATTATCTTGGAAGAGTAAAAATCCCATTCAGAACAACAATTATTGAATGTGTTTGTGTCTATATAATTCATATGTTTAGGCTAAAAGGTCATACATGATTGTGGATCTATAGGATTCCCTCCTATTCTTATTTCAAAGTGAAGGTGAGGTCCTGTAGATCTTCCTGTAGTTCCACAATCTCCAATTTGCTGTCCTACTGTTACAGTTTGTCCTACACTGCATTTAATTTTATCTAAGTGTGCATATCTAGTTTCTATATTTTCTGGACTTATTATAATTACTAAATTACCATAACCTCCATCATTCCAACTAGCATAATCTACTTTACCATTGCTAGCTGCATATACTGGTGTTCCAATAGGTGCAGCTAAATCAGTTCCTGCATGTAATCTTCCCCATCTCTGTCCAAACCCAGAGCTAATTGTATATTCTTTCATAGGATTTCTAAGGCTAGAACATTGAGCTGTACCTTGAGCATTAACAGAAAAACCAACACTGTTATTAGTTGCATTAGACGCTCTAACAGTTCCACCATTAGTATTAGGTCCTGTTATTGGTTGAACTGGCCCAGTTATTTTACAGCCGGGATTACTTATTTGAAAGTTTGCTCTATATAAGTCTTCTTCTTTTATTGGTGGACAATTAATATCAGAGAAGTTGGCAGATGAATATGGTGATAAACCTGTTAAGGCAAAGGCAGCTCCAGTATTTGCTATTGGTGAATTATCATTAACAATAGGTCCTTTTGGTAGTGTTGTACCTTTTAAACTATTAACTAAATTGCAGAAGCCTTGTGCATCATATTTACTTCCTTGTCCTCCATATCTAAAGTTAGAAGATGAGTCTGGTAATGATGCCCATTCATAAGAGTTATTATCTAATGTTGCTATACAATTACCAGCTATAACATCATTTAATGTGCCTCTATAATCAAGTAAGTATATTGCAGCTATATCTTGATCTCTAGGTTCTCTAATATCTAAAGGTCCTATTGCTGGTAGTATAGTACCATTCCAAGTATTTGGCATAAATTGATATCTACCAAAAGCAGCAGTAACCCCTCCACTAAATACTGTATCTGGATGAGCACTACTTGAAGGTATATGAACAACACCTCCTTGAGCAGTGTAATATGTAGGAGCTTCAACAGAACTAATAGCATTTAAATAGGCTACTACATTTGCATTACTTAAAAGCTGTCTATAATATTCCTTGTCTTTTGCCATTATTCTAGTCCTGTATATATTGTCTTGTTAGGTATAAACTTATTAAAAGCTTTTATTAGTTTATCTCTATCTATTAGTTCTAAGTCTGTTGATGGTGATATATCTGAATGAGTATATGTATCATTTAACTTAACATCTAAGTTAGATAATAAATAACCAATAGACATATATTGTTGATCTGTTAAACTTCCATCAGTAGATTCTAAACATATCTGATAAGCATATTTATCAACGGAATCAATACCCTCTATTTGACAGTTGGCACATGCTAATGCTTGTCTACTAGAAGGCACTAAATATGTAATATCTCCTAACTTATTTATAAAAGCATGATAACTATAAGATGCCGTTGAAATTGCTTCTAAGAAAGAAGCTGCTTCTGTTGTTGTTTGATGTAGTACTACTACTAACATTATCCTTGTCCTTTAAATACTTTATATTTAGGGTCTGCTAATATCTTATCAATTAAGTTTTGATTAATAGTTCTTTCACCACTTAATCCCTCTTTTAGTTTATAAAACAAATACATAGACTGTATTGCTTCAGGTATTTGAGTGTCTTTTAATTGATTATTCCATTGACTATAATTAATAAATTTTATAACTTCTTCATTGGATAGGGTTGTTCTTGCTTCTGAGGTATTTGTAGCTAATGTGGTTTCTTTAGGTTTGTAATCAGTAGGTACTTTTACTCCACTTACAATATTATTAGCAGCAGTTAAAGCTGTTACTGCTTGTTTAGTTGAGGTTGCTTTAGCATTACATTTTTTAGCACTTTCTAAGGACAGTTCATGTATCTTTTGATGTTGTTCTGCTCTATACTTAGCTGTTATAAGACTGTTACTATTTCTAGGACTATCTCCAATTTCTTTTAGTTTATTAGCGGCATCTAATGCAACCTTAGCTATCTTTGATGCTTTAGCACATTCATCTTCTTTGTCTGCAACTACAACATGATAGTAACTACCATTAATATATTTATATTCTAACCCTCTAAAATAAGTTCCTTTATCTCCTAAGCCTGAGTCTAATTCAATTGAATTAGGTAGTGATTGCTCTTGGACAAGTTTAGTTCTATCTTGTGATGAATTAATAATATCTGTATTTTTATATGTATCTTTATCCATCTGAGTCGCTCCAATTGCAATTTTATATGCAGATGGATTCTGTGCTCTGTCTGGATTTATAATTGGTTGTGGTGCATAAGAATCATCAGACTGTAGCTTTCTAAGTGCTGTTCTCTTTGTATCTTTACCCATTAGTTCTTCCATGTTTCCTGGAAGAGAGATGGCACCTAATATAATTACATTGTCAAAGCCATTATATAAACAACTTACAACTACGGCATCTCCAACTTTATATGTTGCATATTCTCCAACACCATTACCAGAAAAACTTGTTGTTATTGGTATACAACCTTTAGCAACAAAGTTATTCATATTATGAATTAATACATCATATCTTTGTATTAATCCACTTTGATATTCTCCATCTTGGGAGAGATTAACTATCTCTCCCATGGCTATCCAGTTGCTCTGTACAGCCTCATATCCTTTGATATTGGTAAAGTATCCACCAGGATTAAATAGGGGGTTATCAAGCATTTAAAGTATGTCTCCTATTGCTATTATTTTTGTTGTATATCCTGCATCATTTCCACCAGCTTTAAGAGAGTGGGTTATTGCTCTTATTTTATACATTGGTAAAACATCATTTACTTGGCTAGTTTCTTCTCCAGAAGTTTGTCTTATGTTTGATAAGGCTTGATCTAAAGTAACTATCTTTTCTTGTTGTCCAACTTGTTTTATTTGTTGAGACTTAATCTTTTGAACTTCATCATATAATGTCTTTAAGAATAAAGATTGAGCACCATCATTCTTAAAGGTTAAAATACCATTACTATGAAGTACTGTATTATAAACTCTAATAGCTTCACCAGGATAAAATGATGAGTCTCCAATTACCTTCATTATCACTGTTACATTGTCTCTAGCCATAGTAGAAGCTGTTGTTAAAGCTAGGGCTTGAGCGGCTGCTGCAGTACTTGTACCAACTAACTCTTTGCTAGCATTTTTGATTTTAGGATCAACTATTATATGTTGTTTGATTGGTATCTTTTTATTCTTTGTATTAGCAGAAGCAACATCTACAACACTTACAATATCCTTTAATGAAGAGTTAGTAGGATTATTAAAGTCAGCACTAGACACAGTGAATCTGTTATATACTCCAATAGTACTTGTTGTAACTCTTATATCTTTTATAAGACTTCTTGACTCTGGTACTTTGTCAAAACAATCAAAGAAGAAGTACAGTCTATTACCTCTTTCTTCATCTGTTAATCCGGCTGTATCTAATATTCTTGGCGCAAACATAAAGTGTCCATTAACATGAGAACAAAAGAAATCAATTGGCATTACTTCTGTATTAGCTAAATAACTTAATATCTCAAAGGGGGACTTATTAATTATCTGCATTGTTGTAGGGCCACTTCCAGCTACTAAGGGTGGTTGTAAAGTCCATATATGAAATAAAGGATCATAGGGATTAGCTTCATTCTGTAGAAAAGAATTGGCTATAACCCATCTTGCTGGATCTTCTATTGCAGCCGCAAACTTTATTCTTTCTTCTGCTAATGCATTTGTATTTTCTTGTATTGATTTAACTTGATCTGATACTCTGCCTTTCTTAGGATCTTTTGAATCCTTATAAGCATTATCCCATAAGGTAATAATAGAACCAGGATTAAAGTTTTCCCTCCACTGAGATGATGTTGCACTGGTATAACTATTATCTAAATAAATACCTCCATTAGATGCTCTATATACTCCTTCAATTGTTTTATGTCTAAGTCCTTCAAAAACTCCTTTTTCATCACTTCCAGTATTTAAAAAAGGAATAGTTATAATTTTTGTATCAGCAAGTATTCTACTTCTGTCTCTTAGATTGTATATAATTTGTACTCCTGCAGAGATGTTGCCAATAAAGTCTACAGAGTCAATAAACCCCCAGAATATAGGTGCTAAAGGTTTTTTAGAATCATATTCTCCAATAGCAACTTTATTAAATAGTTGATACTTACTTATTAACAATTCAAGTTGACCTTTAGCATTATTAATAAATGCTTTAAAGGAGTTGTCATCTGTTATTACTAGGTTTGTCTTTCTTTCTAATAGCTTAAATTCAACTGCAAATGGGACTAACTTAGCTCTTCCAACTTCAGGAGCAACAACAAACTCTCCATTTATATTAGTTAATACTTGTTTTATCTTATCTAAGTCTTTACTGTTTTGTGCTCTAAAAGGAGTATCTACACTTATATCTGCAATCTTATCTAGATCTTTTAATATAGTTTCATAATTAGTTACTGTTTTAACTTGATCTTCTGTTAATTCTTGTTTATTATCTGTTTTAAAATAGTTAAATTTAAAGGGATATTGTCCTAAATCATCCATGCTTACACAAGTATTAGATTTATAACCAGCATATATTCTAACTTCATCATCTACTCCTAAAAATCTACCTCTAGGTAATAAACTATATTCCACTTGTTTACCTGTACTGTCTCCTTTCTTTGGACTTAGTTGATAGTTAAAACCTTGTTCAATCTCTTTTAAAGAAGGTATACTTCCATCATTATTTAACTTACAAGTAATAATTAGTTTAGCTTTACATATAGGCCAATCTCTAGTTACTTCTACTTCTGCATCTCTTAAGAACCAGCTAGATTGTATTGATAAATCACTAGAAGATGTTGGCTGAATTTCTACATTAGAGTATACTAAATACTCTGTATCTAAAACTTTTGATTTATTATTATTACTTGTTAAATTTAAACCAGTTAATTTAAGCTCAAGATCTGATTTCTCTTTTCTAGCTTTTTCCTTTCCTGCGAAGGCAGAATCACTAAAAGCAATATCACTAATATACTCATCTAACTTTTTTATTTCTTCTTTTAATTTTGCAATTTCTACTGTATTATCAATTCCTGTTGGTTTTGTAGAGTCTTTAGGTTCTGGCACAATTCCTTTTCTATTACTTACAAATGTAACTGCAAATACTGGAGTTGGTTCTTCTGGTGTGTAATGTTTAGCCATGTATTATCCCTTTATATAATGTTTATGTACATATTAAAAAAGCTGTGTATATTACTATAGTACAGCTTTTTTAGTTATATATTTGTATGCTTAATTATAAATTATAGTGTTTATATTATAAATATATCCCAAAACCATCTTTAGGATCTAAGGTACGTTTGAATTTTGTTATATTATATACTTAATAAAAAAAGCTGTGTCTTTATATTAACACAGCTTTTTATTATACTATTTATATTCTTTTAAATTAGAATATTTGAGCTTTAAGAGGACCGCTTGGAATGGCCGATGGATTAGCAGTACTAAGAGTATTACTACCATTAAATGAAGGCCCAACAGCAGCATTATCTCTAAAGTTTTGAAGTGTCTCAGGAATGAATCTAATTCCCTCAGCAACACCCTCCCAACGTTGTGCTATAACTCTTCTACCAGGCATGATACCAACTGATAGAGAGTCTATTTTGCATCTTTGTAGTTCATATCTACCTTGTGCAACTGGCACTGGTTTGTCATAAGAAGCTTGTGAACCGTTAACTCCTTTTAACTTATTAGATACATAAGACTGGTTGTTACCACCAACAATTTGATTGAAGGAAGTACCACCTAATCTATAGATATCATAGTTGGAGTTACCAGGAGTTTTACCAGCTTGGCTTGTTCCACTGTTGGCAATACCAGCATAGTTTTTATTTAATTCATATGCTGATACGTCCCAAGTAAGTTGAAATCTAGGACCTCTAGTTACAAGTTGTTCTCTACTCATGTTTTGAACGCCAAAGGTTCTTTGTAAGAAGTTCATGTCAACCAGACCTTGTTCAATAACAAATGCTATTTGAACTTCACCATTTAGATATACTGGAAACCTAGTACCCAAAGGTAAATAGGTTTCTGTACTATCTCTGATTGTTAAGGTAATAGACTGAAAGTCGCCAAACAATGCAATTTGACCTGAAGCTGCATCTTGCATCCAAGCTGCAACGTCAAAACCTTGCATAGGATCTAATCCTACATTATTAATCGGAGCTTGATAAATATCTAACATTTTTTATACTATATTTTACTATTTGTTGTTAACTTAGTGAGACATTACCAGATACATCTCTTGTTAAAGTGACTACAATTCTTTCAATAGGAGCTGTTGGTCTATAACTTAAAGAGATGTTTAATATACCACTGTAATAGGCTTCTGCTGGATTATTGCTTTCATCAATTTGAGGTTGATCATAAGAAACAATAAAGTTACTTCTGGTTTGTAAATTCATATAAGCAGAAATAGCAGCAGCTATCTTAGTTCTAATAGTTCTAGTATTAGGTTCTCCTTTATAGCTTTGAAGATTGAAGAAGATATCTTTTCTAATCTTGTCATTAACTCTTACAATTGAGATTTGGTTCTTACCAATTGTGTCTGTCATTGTCCTACCTTGTACTACAAAGTAACCAGATAAAGCAGGGTCAATTGCAATCAAGTCAACCTTAGCATCAATGAATAGTTGTTTAGCACTAATAGATCTATAACCATCAGTATCTGCTTCTATGATTCCTTGAATAGATCCTGCACTTGTTCTAGCAGCAGGGCTAATATTCTCAGGAATAGCGGCTAACTTACCAGCATAAAAAGCTGCAAGTGGTACTGTAAATCTACCAATGTTAGAACCACCACCATAGGTTGCCCAACCACCAATATAAACCCCTCTTTCAGTGTTAATACCTGCTGTTTCTGTTCTTGCAAGACCGGGAGTTAAGTTTCTAGTAGATGTAAGAATAGCTAACTTTCTACCTTCTAATTCACCACTGTTGTTAGCAACAGATAGTTGAGCTTGTCTTACTGCTGGCATAGCACCTAGTTCACTAGCAACAACAATAAAGTTTACTCTTTCTTCTGCTAAAGACTTAATAGCTGCAATATAATCTTCTTCTGTTGGTAGGGGACCATCATAACCTTTCTTTAAGAATAGACCAGATAGTTTAGCATTACCTACATATAAAGGATTTCTAATGTCAGTTACACTTGTAATGAATGGATTAGCAGGAGCTAGCCTTTGGGGTGTTCTAGTTACAATTTGAGCAGGGAATAAATTGCTACCAGTTGTAACTGGAATGTAATCAGCTCTAACATATGAGGAGCCAATTGAGTTAATAGTTCCATCACTTGCAACGTCTCTTAATAGATCTACATTGAATGACTCAACTTGTTTATCATTAGTGTTAGTATTTGCATCTTCAATAGTTACAGAGAACTTACTTGAACCAGTACTATTTACACTAATAGATAAGTTATTTCCCCATTGTCCAGGACTAAGAGCAGTAAATCTAACTAAAGGATAGCCATCAGCACTGTATAGAGTTAAGAAGGCGTTTCTTGCACTATTAGATGTTGAAGAGAAGCCAGTCTTATTTAATGGGCCGTAATTACTAAAGTTTATACCATTCAAGTTATTGAATGTTACAGTTCCACTTACAATGTTTGCAGAGACTGGATCACTTAATGTAAGAACATTACCTACTTTGTTAATAACTGTAGTTCCTTGAATGATACTTGTACCAACAACAATTGAATCAATTGCAATGTTTGTAGCATCTGCAACAGTTAAAGTTACACCGCCAGAGGTTGCTGAACCAGTTGTAACTACTTGTCCATCAGGCTCATTTAAGTCAATCCATAAGCTATAACCACTAGAAATAGTTACTCTATCTGGATCTTCTAGGTCAAAGAATTCTAGAGGTTGACCAACAATATCTTCTGATAAATAGATTCTTGCACCAGCTTCTGAAGGTAATCTATCAACAATACCAATAGGTGAAACTCCACCAGTTATGTCTTGAATGTTGTTGATAACATCTGAAGCGGTTGCACCTTCAGCAATAGGAATATAATACTCAGCAGAGTTAGCTCTTACTGTGAATGAATCTCCAGGATATAATTCAATTGGAATGCCAGTTGTACTAAATTTTAATGAGATACCTTCTGCAATTAATTTTACAATTCCAGCATCTGTAGTTAAATCTAAAGCGGTTCCTATAACTCCACCAGTTATTGTGGCTGAAAGTGTGTCTACATATGTAGGTACATCAGCACTGTCATTACCCCAGTTTACCGTAGGAATGTTGTATAAGAATGGATACTGATCAATAGGTAAAGCTACCCACTTTAGTGTTGCTTTGTTGGTAAGAGTAAATCCTCCATATCCAGCTACCGCAGTAACTAAAGGAGCAGATAATGTTACAACTCCAGTTAGAGGATTAACACCTGTTACAGTAGTTGTTGTTGGTAAAGTCAAAACACCAGAATCTGTACTAGCAATTTTAGACCCGATTACAATCTTTTCAGCGTTGGCAATTGATGTTGTAATTGTAGATGCAGATGTTGCTTGATTATAAGTAGCATTTAAGGTGATAGGACCTTGTGTTACTTTAAACAAGTATCTTTTATCTACATTGCCAGTGTAACTACCTTCAGCAGCAATAAATGTTTCAATAAAGCTTGTTGTTGTACTTACTGGTTGACCTACAAACTTTAAGTTGACAGTTAGAGTGTTAGCTTTTGTAGCAACTCCACCAACATATAAATCAACTTTAGGAGACTGTGATCTTCCAATTACTCTTTTTATACCAAATTCTCTAGCTCCTTGATCATAAGCTGCTTGGAAAGATAGGTTAGCAATACCTGTATCATATCCATATATTCTGGCAAAATCTCTAAATTCAGATAACAGAACAGTGTTTATTGGTCCTCTTGTGAATTCACCTACAATAGCGACTCTGTTAGAAGCATCAGTATTAATTGGTGCGCCTAAGCTAGGAGTCTCGTTAAAAATAACTTCAGGAACTCTCATTGATTTTATAGTTTATATTATTTATAGTTGTACTAAGTTTTGATGCTTTTGGTGGGTAGGTTGTAATTAAACAAGCTGTCATAGCTTCCTTGAAATAAGGATTCTTTTCCCACTCACCACCGATAAAAGAAGACCTTAATAATTCAATTTTAGAATTAGTCCAAGGTAATTTAATGTCATATATAATTAGTCTTAATAATTCAGTACATTGACTTAATATATGCATTGCTACATCAGTGTATAATTCTATGTTTATACTATTTTCTATAACTATTTCATCATTAGTTATGGGTAATTGTGTGGGCATATTTTGTAGTATTATAGGCGTTGACTGAGCACCAGCAGTTACACTGTTATAATAAAAACTAATATGAATCATTGACATTACTTCATCTGTTTCTTGTCCTAATGTATAAGGCTTATATACCATAGTAGCTGTTTGAGATGTTGCACTCTTAGCAGTTAAAGAGTTAACAGGGGCAGGATAAACTGCACAGGCTAATGTATCATTACTTGTCTCAATACCGCCATATAGTCTAAAACTAGATATAGGTATCTTTAATCCAGTTATAGGATTTTCTATTAGGTTTGCAAGTATTAAAGGATGACTAGCTATTTGTTGAGCTATATTAATACATATTTGATCTATTCCAAACATATTGTGATCCTATTACATCATTTAACATTCCTATCTTATCTTGTACTTTAGACATTTTACTAGCCTTATTAACTCCTAAGTTAACTGTAGATGCTCCTACACTAGGAGGAAGTAGCTCTGATAATAAGGAGGTAGATCCTAATATTCTTAATATTGTTGTAATTGCAACAGATCTAGGAGCTGCACTGAAAGAGGTTAAAGCAGGTGCGACCAAGTGATAATAGGAAGCTACTGTTATACCTTCAACTCCTTCAAACTTAACATCTACTACTATCTTTACTTCTGGATTAGTTATTTTATATGCATTAATATATACTGCATCTTTGTATATCTGTGCTCCAACAACTTTAGTATCTTCTGCTATTCTATAGTCTAAGATTCCTTGAACTAGTTTAAATGCTACATCTTCTGGCTGATCACCTAAGGCTATTGCTACTGTCTTCCAAGGCGCACCTTCTGGCATTGTAGATATCCTAAATGATAAATTACCAGCTACTGTACAGAAGGGATTTAAAGGATCAGAATAGCTAAAGTAGAATGTATCTATTTCAACTTTGTGATCAATTGTAGTCTTTCCAGTTGTTACTGCAGATGCAGATGATGTAGTTCCTTTATTTACATCTACAATTGCTGATAAAGGTCCTTCTTGTTGTAATGATTGATAGTTAAAAAAGCTAGAGCTTTGTTTACCAACTAATAGACCTTCTATATAATTCTTTATGTATGTTGACTTTCTAATTATAAGTTCATTAGATGTATAGTTAACTGCTGATAAATCTAATAACTCCCAGTGAGTTGGATTAGTTATACTTGCTAGAGGAGGTACTGTAAGTGCTTTATATCCTTGATCATTATATACAACTATATCTCCAATTGCATATACAACATTAACCTTATAAGCACCTCTATATGATGTATATGGAGATACTAAAGCTGCCTTGTGTATAGTTAAAGGTCTAATTGTTATTGCTTCTCTAGATACTATTGTTGATAATCTTCTGGCAGCAAACTCTAAGTAAACACTAAATGTTCTTAGACTGAATGTAGCTATTTTATTTAAGAATGTAGTGGTGTCTTTATAAAAGTTTGACTTCTTAAGTGATACAGAAGAGTCAACGTTTCTTGTTCTTGTAGGTTCAGCTATTAAATTTGAAAAAGGGTATACAGCAGTGCCACTTGTATAAACATTAGTACATAGAGTATTAATATCAGAGGATAGTTGATATATAAAACTTTCTATATCTTGATTGTTATTAACTACAGTAACTCCTTCATTTAATAGTGGTGGTGTTCCTGGTTCAGACTTCAATACATTAAAGTATATAAAAGCTATCTCATTAGGCTTAACTGTAAGTATTTCAACAGTTTTTACACCACTAAGTTTAATAGGTTCTACTTCTAAACCAACATCAAATTGTGTTTCTAATATAGTGTCTCTATTTATATCTGGAGCAAAGAAGAAGAAATCACTATTAGTATTAATAGAGATATCAGAAGATAAAGAAGATACTGCTGTTGTATATAGAAATACAATCCTATCAAGGTTAGAATACGCTCTAGTTTCTAATGCATTACCTCTCTCTATAAGCTTTAATGAGCCATCAATAGGTAAAGATCTAATTATGTTAGCAGCAGTTAATTCAGCAGCCACATTTAATAAACCAGAGCTATATTCTGAGTCTAGTATTAAATTTAATACTGCTTCATATGTTGTTGGTAGTTTAAATAGCTGTGTGTTATCTCTATCTTTTGCTGCAGATAACACAAGTCCAATATTATTAAACTGTTGAAGTCCTTGAAAGATAATATCATCATCACTAAGAAAACTAGAGGCCCCTTGTGTTAGTACACATAGAGGCCTTACTAGTCTTATAAAGTTGAAATTATCAAGACTTGATTGAATGTCTTGTGCAAAATTCATTGTTATTTAAAGTTAATTATGTACTTTATTGCTTCAACTTTGTTGGTGTAATCATATTCTTTATCTAGTTCTAGTACTGCTTTTTTAATTTCAGCAGCACTTTTATCTTCTAATTGATCTTCAGATAAAGCAAGAATAGACTTAGTTGCAGCACTATACTCAGGAGTAATTTTTTCTTCTACATTAATAACTACTTCTTTCTCAGCAACTACTTCTTCTTCAGCAATTGAAGGCTTGATTTCTTGTAAGTCAGGATTAGGAAACTTAGGTTCAACTATTACTGGTTCATATGTATTATCAGCTAAAGGTTTAGGATCATATGTAGTATCCTCATGAGGAGACGTACCAAAAGGAGAGAAGGTATCTCCTAATGTTTCATAGAAAGGTTTACTTTCTATTGGTGTATAATCTTGGTCTTTTGGCTTGTTTAAAGAATATGTAGAAGTTAGTTGTTCCTTAACATGAAAGGGTAAAGAGTCTACTGAAGGTAGTTCAATAAACTCTTTATGAGAATAGTTTGGGTTATAAAGACTTACTAGTTCAGAGATCTTTGTGCTGTCATAGATATCAAAACTTAGATAACTATTAGCAACTACAAAGTTCTCATCTCTATATTTAAAGTCTGCAATAACTCTTACTCTAATGTTAGGATCAAACATTTTTTTATTTACCTATCTATTTTGTTTAATTGTTATGTATTAAACAAGTGTATCATAAAAAGGAGTTAATGCACTAAGAACAACAGGACCTAAACTGGTAACAGTTACTTTAACTAGTGAACAAGGATTGTTATAAAGAGTTAAGGCAGGATTTGCACCAGCATTCATCAATGCAGATCTTTGAATATTGAAAGGATTGTCAAGATAAATAGGATTAATTCTACCTAAACCACTTGCATCTCTTACAGATAGAATGTTTAGTTCTTTGTCTTTGAAACCTTCATTACCTGGCTCCATATAACTAGGGTAGTAGTATTCAAATACATTATAATGAGTTAAGCCAGCAATAGCTGTTCCAGATGTAACTCCTACAGGACTAGTAAATGGTGTAAGTAACAAAGCTCCATTAGCAGGATCATAGATAGCAACTTCTACTCCACCAATGTTTGCATTTGCATTAGCTAGAGAGGTGTAACCAAAGATTCTCTTAAGCAAGAATGTCTTGGAAGGTGTTTCATATGCTGTGATAGCAGCAGCAGAAGTAAGGGTCTTAGGCTCAGCAGGAATGTCTCCTTGAGTTGCTCTAAAAGCTGCAAAGTCATTATATGTATATGTAGATAAAGCATTAGTTTTTGAAGAGTTATCTTGAGCTGTAACTTCTGTCAGTACATATTTAATACCAGAAATAGGAAGTCTTTGTCCTGTATATCTAGGATCTGAAAGCTTCTCTCTTTCACTTGAATAGATTGAAAATGCTTTGAAGTCTGCATCACTAGCAGTACCCAATTGAACTCTCTTAGTTACTGCATCAAATCCACCTTGAGCTGCAATAGCTGCAATGGCTGTAGGATTCAGGAAGTAGTTTAATACTGATTCACCCAAAGATGTTTGAGAAACTACATAGTTTACTCCAGCAACTCCAGCAGCAGTTTGATCAGCAGGTTCAACAAAGGTTGGAACAGCAGATAAAACATAGGTTGTTGCTGGTTTTAATAGAGCACTATAAGTAGAGAAATCAAATGTAGAGAAACCATATTCTTTGCCTTCTACTTCAATTGATCCACCACTGAAAGTAATTGTAGTACCAGCAATAGCTGCAGTTGGTTTAGTTACTACAGAAGCTTGATTATAAGTCTTTAAGCCGCCACTATTTCTAGCGCCTTTAAGAATTTGATTAATATTATACAATGCCATTTTTATATGCCTGTTTTTTGTTGTTTGTGTTTTAAACTTGTATACATTTGTAAGTATTACTTACATTCTGTTTGTAATATATAATAGAATAAAGTTTATATTGTAGGCTAAAAGTGTATAAAGTAGGCACGTTAATTAAAATTATAAAAAGAATAAATAAATGGATAATCTAAAGAAAACTGTTAAAAAAGAAGAAGAGATATTACCTTTACTAAGTGCTGAACAAGCTAGAAAGATAGCTACATCAGGCACAAAGGAACAAGAGATGCAAGAAGTTGCAGACTTAATTAGAGCTAGAGTTGAAGCTCATAAATTTACATTAGAAGTTATAGAACTTAACTATGCTACATATATTTATGAAACATTACTTAATGCAAAGTATGAAGTAAGATTTATTAGTACAACTGCCTTACACATTAAATGGCTAACAAAGATTGAGTAAAAACATATGTTAAGAGCAAATGAAGCTAGACAACTAGCAGAAGTTAATACTTATAAAATTAAATTAGAGAATGAATTATTATTAGATTCTATTATTTCTAGAATAAGATCTGCTGCTAAACTAGGATTAGTTAGTTTAGTTTTTGATACTTCAGCAAATAAAAACTACTTTTCTTGTTACAGACCTTTATTAGATTTAGGATATAAAGTTATAGTTAAAAAAGATAAGTTTTATATTAAATGGTAAATTTTTATGCTTGATTATGATATAAAGAAACTTGTTTTTAAAGAAAGTAACAGTATTAAGTATAATGATTTTATTTCGCCTAATCGCTATTTTGGTAATTTATTTACTGTATATAATCAATCTATATCAAATATTAAAGGTGTTAGTTGGCTATCTGCTGAGGCCTCTATTGTTTCTACTCTTATTAAACTTTTATATTATTTTAAACAAATAAACAATTTAAAGGGTACATACTTAGTTATTAATCCTATACTTAAAAAGTATATTTATAAAAATAATAAGCAATTAAAAGATGAACTATTAATATTTAGTAGAAGAATAAGTTTAAAAACTGTTAATAGTATAGATATTAATAAGGTTGTTATTCTTGGGGAGGATAATACAACTTGTATGTTAATTGAAGTATTTGACATTAAAGATATACATAAATTAAGAGAATAAATAATAAAAAAGAGACTTATATAACAGTCTCTTTTTTATTATTTATTCTCTACTTGATATTTTTATATCCGCTCCATCCTTTATAAAAAGTACCTTTATTTATAAGAGAATGCATACAAGATATAGCTAATTTATTTTCTCTGCAAAAATTATTTAGATTTACACAGATATGCTCTTTTCCTTTTGGATCAGTTAAAAAGTAAGTATAAAATGTTTTAGTATTAAGATTTTTATTTATTATGAATTGGAGTCTTTTTCACCTTTTTCATTTAGAGGAATTATTGTTCCTGATATTCCTTTATAGTGATATCCAAATATTAAATTTCTTATTATAGATGGTTTTGATAAACTTAGTTGATTACAAAAATCTTGTAAGTCTAAATCATCAAATACATAAACATCACCATTTAGAGTGTTTATTTTATATTCAAATAAACTTACATATTGTTTATCCTTTCTTTTTTTTGTTCAATTACTTCTGAGTTTTGTATATATTTAGATAAAAAAGGAATTCTAGTTTTTCTGTTTTCTGCTCTTTTACTTATTTTTAATTTAGATTCTTCTGAGTGATGTTTCCCCTGCATTGGATTTGTTTCTGCTAAAGGATTTATGTTATAACCCTTTTCTGGATTAGAAGAATCATAATAATCCATCCAATATTGTTCTCTTTTTGTTAAGAGTTCTTTATTAACAGTTCCATCACTTAATCTAGGAATTTCTTCTAGTAATTCAAATTTAAAATTAATTTCACCATATTTATTCCAAGAATGTTGTAGTCTTTGATTGTCATGTTGGTTTCTTCTGAGATTTAATTTATGATCTCCTTTTCTACCATTAAAATAAGATGTTTGGCCAATATATCTTTTGCTATTAATAATTTTGGTTATTGAATAAATTCCTGAGACTTTAGTTCTAGACATAAAAAATAGTTGGTGTAGTTTATTTACACCAACTATTATAACTTATATTTGTCTTGTTGAACTACAATTCTCTAAATTGTTTTTATTTAACTGTATCTTTTAGAACTGCAGTTTATAAACTGCCATACTGCAAGTCGCCAAGGACCCCAATTCTGGTGTTAATATCTTGAATTGTACCAATGGTCATGTGAGCTACTCTATGAGGATATAGCAAGTAAGGAAGACCAGCATTACCCATTTGAATGTACATACCAGGAGCAGCAGGGATTGGGGTATCTCTTTGTTCTCTCATCCACAATCCAGGATTACCACCTGATTCTTCTGATACACAATATTGAGTTCTACCTGGAGCTTCATAGTTACCATCAGGACCAGCTTCAGATACAAATACAACTTTGTTTCTAGGCCATAGAAACTTTCTTACACCGTCTACTGGATCACGATACCAAGTCTCAACTGTTCTAATTGGAATGCCAGCTAAGGAAATAATACCATCTGGGCCAACACCAATAGAACCAACTTGATTAGCACTTAGTACATCAGATTCAATTTGATAGCCACCACCAGTATTACTAATTAATACATTTTTGTCACCTGTTTTAGCGCCTAGTCTAGGAATAAGTCCACCAGTTTGAAGCTTAATCTCATTGTTTTCTGAGATGATCATCTTCAAGTCAGGGTGAATATACATTGCTGTAATCTTAGTCTTATTGGTTGTTTTGAACCAATAGGCAAACTTTTGAATACAGGAGACAATGGCTGCGTCTGGTTCAGTCCAAGGCATACCAGAAGTTGTGGCTTGAGGTGTATTATAATCAACTAAACCTCTGAATAGATTGGCTTCATTTCTACCTCTATAACCTTGAGTGTTGTTATAACTCCAGAAGTTATGAGCAGGAATTTGTGCTGATACATTAATTGGTTGGCCGCTTCTAGGATCTGTATAGTTAATACCACCAAGAAGAGTTAAACCTCTGTACACATCCCAAGTCAAGTTGTGAGCTTCAACAAGCTTTTCAATTTGCTTGGCTACAAATGCTTCTGGATTTTCAAAGTCATTAACAGTGCCATCTTTAATTCTAATATTAGCGTCACCCCAAGAAATGTAGTGAGAGCCTCTTAGATACAAAGGTTGTACATAACGTCTTTGAGTTGTGTATTGACTGATTCCTAATAGTTGATCTGGCTCACCAAATTTAACAGGTGTAAATAAGGTACCAGTTGTTTCAAACTTTTGTTCTATAGCAACAATTGGTTGCTTGATAGTTTGATCTGGAAACAATTCCTTTAAAGGAGTTGAACCGACTAGAGGAAGGAAAGACTTTGCTAGTTCTAGATAACTAGGTACGCCTGGCTTCTCACTAGTACTTACTGTTTCCCAAGGAGATGCATATGCATTCATATTAAAAGCTGGAACTTGTTGTAATGCCATTTAAATTAATCTCTGTTTATACTACTTTTTATTGGTTATTTACTTAATTTTACTAGCCTTAGCTTTGTTTTCAGCAATCAAAGTATCTATGTAAGAAGGGGCTTTTTGACCAGATACTGCACCTGTTTGATCATCTTCAGGCATTGCATTAGAACTTAGTTTAAGTAAGCTAATGATTGCATCTTCAAATGATACTTCAGTTTCATTGCCTTTAACAGATAGCTTAACTACATGATTAGCAGAATCAAAATTATTGATGATAGACTTTGCTGTTTCTAAAGCAGCAGGACTTACACCAGCTTTGAATGCTGTGGTTAGCTTCTCATTTAGTCTTCTAGCTTTATCACTTGAAGAAAGAGCTACAATGTATTCATTGTGGTTGTCTGCTTTACTAGTAACTGCAGATACTTGACTTGAAATCTCATCTACCTTAGAAGTAATGGCTGCTACAGCTTCACTAGTTTTGTTAGATACAGCTTCTAAACCTTGACTAAATTTACTTGTAATTTCAGATAGTTGGTCTGCTAATGCTTGTTGAGCTTCTTGACTTTTTAAAATTAGAGCTTCTAAATCTACTGTAGACTTAGAGGTTTCTACAGCAACAGGTGCTGTAGGAATTTGTACTTCATTTTGAGTTGACATTTGTATAGACTGTTCTTGTGTATTGTTTAATTCTGATGTGTTATCAACTGGTTCTTCTTTTGATTCAACAATCTCTTCACTTGTTTCTTCAATAGTTTCACTTAATATATTAGTAGATAATTTAATACAAATACTATTACTATGTTGATTACTACCTTGAGATAAAGTAACTATCTTGTGATCATTGAAAGGCATGAACGGCGCATTTGTTAGTGCCGTTCTTAATAAGGTTGGACCAATTACTTCTCCAGTTCTTTTATCTCTGAAGTTGTCTTGAATCTCAGGAGAACTATATTGATAATCTCCATTTTTGATTAAGTTATATGTTTCACTATTTATATCATATAATCCATAAACTACATCACCTTCTTTGATTATTTCTTGAAGATCTCCTCTTTTTCTTTCTCCATCTACACTTTCTGGATCAGGAGAATCAGTTAAGTGTCCTAATGTTGCATAAGGTTTAAACCCTAAAACATTAGAATTAAAGTTTTCAATTACCTTGTCAATATAACTATCAGTTACAAGTAAAGGACCATATCCAGGAACATGCCAATTACCTTTAAGTAAAATAGGGATTTTTGCTTTGTTACTAGATATATCAGTAGGTATTGAATCTTTATTTAATACAGGATACTGCATTACTTATTTTGTATAGTTGTATTTATTGATTTCATATTATATTTATTTGATATATAAATGTAGGCATTTATAATACCTACATTTATATATGACCACTTGTTTAATATATTTTTCATTATATACTATTGTGTATAAATTAAAAAAATATATTAAACAAATATGGAAATGGATAATCTCCTTGATATTAAATTTACTAGAAGTCATGCTTTATCTGAAGAAGTAAGAGCAGAAGTTACATCTAGATTATATGGCTTGATTGCTAGTTATATTGATGCTAGTGGTATTGTACTAGAAGCGCATTGGAATAGTGAGGGTAATAATTTTATTACTGTTCATACTTTATTTGGGGATATTGTTGGATTATTAAATGGATTTGTTGATCCATTAGGAGAAAGAATTAGATCTTTTGGAGGCACTGCTAAAGCTAACTTAAGGTATGCTTTGGAAAATACTTTATTAGTTGAAACTCAAGCAATTTCTAATAATATTGATAGTAATATTCAAGCAGTAGTAACTATACTTAAAAGATTAAGTGAGTTGTTATATATGTTTATTAATTCTTTAGATAGTTTAGATAAGACTACATCTAACATATTACAAGATCAATGTAATAGTGTAGATAAATACATCTATCTTTTACAAAGTCATTTGTTTAATAGCTAATAACAAATATAAAATAATATAAAATAAAAGGAAGAGAAATAATGTTTTCTCTTCCTTTTATTTTATTCTAATTAATAATTATACTAGGTTAAAATAATCAATGCTTCTCTTAATAACAGAGCAACAAAAAGAGTTTTTATTTAAAAATACATTAGATCAAGTTGTAGATAAAGATAGTGCAACTCTTATCTTTCTTAAGGAATTATTTGATGTAAAAGCAGAAAATAATCCACTATCTGAGCCTATCTTTTTTGTTTGTTTGTTTGAATTTATTACTTATTTTTTGTATGTATATAGTCCTTCTTCTCTTGTACAAGATCCATGTAAGCAAGAGAAAAGAATAAAGATAATTAATGCTTGTGTAGATACATCTGCGATCTATCTACCTCTTACTGCAAAAGAAACTCTTGACAACCTTCTTCAAAATGAAGATCTTCCTGTACTAGATCTTAAATGGCTTGAAGGCTCAAAGATTGGTCTTAGTTATAAAATCAATCCTCTTATTAGACAACTAAGAATAAATATAACTATAAAAGAAAACACTTTTTATAATGTGTTAAATATTACCAGCAAGCCAAAAATATTTAGTTTTAGTTTTGAAACTGTAGTAAAAGATCCTCTAGAGTTTTTGTATAAGATTATATCTATGTATAATGAGTTAGTAGACCTTATGCCTTATAATGAAGAAATTTCATAGTGGAATTCATAATGGAAAAAACAATACATGATTTAGCCGCTACTAATGCAGAAAAGCAATATTTATTAAGTGTTTCTGCTCAGGAGTTTATTAATGAATTATCTACTAAAGATATATTAATCTCTACTTTAAAAGACTTTGTTGTTATTAATAACATAAGCTTATTGTGTTTATATAATATATTATTTGTAGTTGTAGCTTTGTATTTCCCTAACTCTTTAATAGATAATCATAATAGTAAACTTGAGACTTTAGCTTATTTAAGAAGAGGATTTGATGCTGAGGACTTTTATCAAGTTAAAATTCAAATGACTGTTTTGACTGGATATCAGTGGGAAGAAAATCCCATTAAAACTTATAAATACTCAATACAATTTTCAAAGTGGGGCTATAATAGAGTCTTTATTTTTATGGATGAAGTTGTTAGCTTTAATATGTGTGTAGAACATATTAATACTATTGACTTCAATAAAGAGGAGAACTTTAATGAATGGCTTATAAATATGTTACTTTTGTATAATGACCTTGTTGATACTTTATTTAAACATGTATGAAAAATTCTTTAATGTTTGTTACTTATAATGACTACATTATTAAGTTAATTAATAATAGATTTATTAAAGATATCTCTGTTGAAACTGAAGGAGATGAAAAAGGATTTATGTACTACCATGTAAATGGTAAAAGACATAAAATTCCTCCAGTTGAAAATGCTAGTAAGATTATTGAAAATACTATAGCAGCTTTATTAATTATGGAAGGTTATGTTGTTGTTAATAATGTAGAAGGTGTATCTATTGTTAGTAATGGAGAAGGAGATACATACTTTGTTAATGGTAATCAATGTAGCTGTCCAGATAGATTTGGTCCTTGTAAGCATGTATTCTTTTCTAATTGGTTGCTTGAATTTAGAAAGGAACAAGTAAAGTTACTTCATCAAACTACTAATTAATAATAAAAAAGAGGCATTTAACCAGCCTCTTTTTTATTATTAAAACTATATTTAATTAGTACTTATACCATTTATCTAATCCTTTTATAAAGATTAACTTTGCAATCCTATTAGTAGGTGATAGTGTAAAATCTTCAGCAACTTGAGAGCCTGTCAAAGCAAGTTCAGATTGAAATGTAATATCAAAGTTACCAATATTAACTAGTGTTAGTTCTTGTGCATTGTTAGTAGCTGCTCTTATATTTGGAGTCGATATAAGAGTTATATCAGCCACACATGTAAGAGTTAAACAAGAGTAGTTTGGATCAATTGAAAGTCCCTCAACTACATTTACTACTGGACTAGGATTTAGTCTGGCTACAGTAGTAGTTGGGATAGAGTTTGCTGCTCCAAATTCTTTCCATCTAATAGGTGATAATGATATAAGGGTATACTCTTTTTCATTGTCTAATTGTAAAGCTTTTTTATATAAGTCGGCTGTAACTGGAATATAAGATAATCTTTCAGTTGCATTGGCAAATATCCATCTATAAGGAGTGTGATTATCTGCTGGTAATATATCTGTATGAGCTGATGCCATTTATTCTTCCTCGTCTGGTATTGCTAATAGGTTTCTAAAATGTCTTCTATCTTTTTCATTGATAATAGGATTTATAATACCAGCCTCTGTTAATGTTTTAGCACTGTCTGCTATTACTTTGTAATCTACATATCTCATAGGCTTGATTGTAAAATAACCTCCATCTTGTGCACTAGGCACTAACATTGTACTAAAGTTGTACTGAATAAGAGGTTTTACTAATTGTTCAATTATTGCTTGAGATACCTTAATAGCTATTTGAGTTATAGCCATATCAAATATTTCTAACTGCCTTTCTGCAGATCCACCAGAGCCTAAACCTCTTCCTTCATCTCTAATAATTAAGTTAGGAATACCTAAAGCATTTAACATGTTTTGGTCACATAAATTAATAGCATTTACAAAAGAATCACCAAAGTTATTTCCAGTTGTAAGTGCCGCTACTTTAGGTTCTGGTGCGTCTTTATTTCCTTGTCTTTCAAGTATAAGAACAGAACCACTACTTAATCCTTGAACTTCTTCTTGTAGAGCTTCTCTAAACATTTTCTTTCTAATTGTTCCATCTTGTTCTTCAACATCTTCTGTTGTTTGAGTTGCTGGAACAATAAAATACATTAGAGGTGTTCCATATCTATCAAGAGCAATGGAATACATATCTCTAAAGGCTTCTTTGTATAATGAAAAGTCTACTGCTGCATAAATAGCTGGTGTACCATGTGGATTGTTACCTTCACTTTTATATGTAACCATAATTAGCTTGTCTTGAGCTAATCTTATGTGTGATCCAGTACAATCTCTACTTACTTTATATGCTTTACTATCTTCTGTTAATATAGGTCTAGGAACCCAAACACCTGTATTAAACTGACTATTTAGTACCTTTTCACCATGAGTTAAAGAGCCAAAATTATTGAGTCTAAGTATTATCTGAGACGTATGATAATTAATAAGATCTTGTATCCATAGCTGTCTTACCTCTCCTTGATATCTCTTTTCCCATACAATTTCAGATACTGATTTACCAGACCATAACATTGAATATGTAATGTTCTCAATCCAAGTTCTGACTCTATTGTTTAGGTTTGCCCTAACAAATGCTTTTATGTCTGGGTTTGGATGATTGTAAGAACCTATCTTTGCCAACACAGAAAGAACCATCTTATCTAAACCATCAGATATAATAGGCTCTCTTTTTCTTACATAATCCCATACTGCTAGTTGATAAGGATGTGGTCCTGTGTTGACATATAAAGAATCACCATTACTAACAAAAGATGTGGCTCTTCCTAATTGTTTATAAGTATTAGGTCTTAGTTTGTTATCTCCTAATACTAGTAATGGAGGATTAGTATTAAACTTGTTTATATTAATCTCTCCATTACTAACTTGTTGTTCCTTTTTAGGTGTCTCTGTTTTTGCTTTTATCATTTTATGTCATTTTTAAACTAGGCATGGATATATCACTGAAGCTAGATCTATGAGGTTTAGAAGCTTCAAATTGTTTCTTTAAATCTTCCTTCTCCTGTTGATTTGCTTTATGTCTTTCAATATTTATTTCATTAACTGATATTTCAAAAGCTCTTCTCTCTACCTCATCAAGATCTAGCCAATCGTGTCCATATGCTATATTAACAGTTTGACATATTTGTATGTAATTATCTAAGTTAAAAGCCTTTCTAAAGTTTTCAGCTAGCTTTTCAAAGAAGTTTTCTCTGAGATATACAAACTCTTCTGATAATTGTATGTCTCTATAATACTTCTCAGGATAGTTTAAATCCTGAGAAGTCATGTTCTGTTTTAATACAGTTTTTGTTTTAAAGACATAAGCTAGTTGTTGGTTAAAGCTTATTAGGCGGTGATCGTTGTAGCAGGGGTGATAGTAGTAGGTTGTTCCACTGAGGTTTGTGACTTTCCCTCCATCAAAGCTTTAGCATTGGCTTGTGCTCTTTGCTTTGTTACATCATCTGTAAAGGCAATAGCTACAAATACTTCTAGATAGAAAGAAAGATCTCTCATGGCCCAATCTGAAATTTGATCAATTACATCATATTCATAATCTGCCATCATTGGTTTGCCATTTACACTTACTAACATCATAGCTGCTAATAGTTCTTCTAGCATAAAGCCAGCTTCATTTTGTTGCTGTCTGAATCTTTTCATTGCTACTTGTCTATCTCTAAATGTAGGAATGGCAAAAACAATCTTTTTACCAGATGGTAGAGTAATAGGAAATGAGGTAGCCGTATCTTTTTGTGACATATGTGTTTGTTGTTTTATTGTTTGGTCTGGGAATTTTTAGTCTAATATAATTAACTGCTTACTTAGTTATTTTATTAACTGTAATTATATTACTATATACATTACTATTAATCAAATATATATTATAAAGTGGGCACAATTAATGTCTAGTTATTTTTCAAACACAGAATATCACTTAGAATCAAGAAGAGAAGTTGTTAGTGGATTACATAATAATTTACAACAAGGTAGTAGAAGTGCTTTAGGTACCTCTGTTAGCTTTAGTTTGTATAATTCAGAAGGCTTCACTCAAGAACTTAATTATTCTGGTTCTAGTTGGGATGCTGCATTAAATATGTCTAATAACATATCTAATGGTATTTTTGCTGTAGATACTAGTTCAGGTAAAAGTAGTGCTTTTGATAATAGATTAGTTTTAGGCCTCTCTCAAACTGTAAGCAGTAGAACTTTTAGTGAGTTTGATAGTAATATTGCAAATAGTCTTAAAGATAGTAGAAATAGCCTTAAGTTTCTAATGGGTGAGGCTTATAGAATAGATCCTAGTGAAACAAAGGCTTATGCTAGTCAATTAGTATTTGAAAACTTATTTGGTAGTATTCTGTCTCAAAGAGGTATGTATGTTGGTAGTAATAATGCTAGTAAGGTTGATAATTACTATTTGAATCAATCTATTGACTATGCTAGAGCATTTGATAAATTAAGAATGACAGATAAACAATCTATTGAGTCTAGAGGACAAGAGACATTAGATAGATTGGTTTATAGTGATTTGTTTGGTACGGGTTTAGTGCCTATTGCTTCTGGAACTGATCCTACAGAACAAGATAGAAGCTTCTATGATAATGTTTTTAATAATATTAATAGAAGAACTGGATCTACTATTAGTGATTTAGCTTTTATTAGAAGTAAGTCAATGACTAATGAGTTAGTTGGAGGTAATGTTAGCAGAACTACTAGATCTGTTAGAGGTGTTGATGTTGCTATTAATAATAGTTATCAGCAAAAGGCAGAAGGAATTATTCATGATATTAAGTATCAAACTAGACCAGGTATTTTACCTTTTGTAGCTATGTTTGAAGCAGCTAATAGTAGTATTACTATTGATACCTTCCAATATCAAAATAAAGCTATTAGTGATGTTGTTGTTAGTAAAATATATAGAGAAATTATTACTAATAAGAATTATGGCTTTAAAGTTAATATGACTGTTGGTACTCCTCTTCCTAGTGATGATGGTACTGGGGCAGCTATCTTTGGTCCTAATATCTTAGAAGTAGTTAAGATGCAAAAACTACAAGAAGTTATTACTAAACAACTAAAAGCAGAAGGTATTGAACAGAATATTATTGACCAAGTTAACAGTAATTTTACAATTCAATTAGCTGGTCCTGCCCATCACAGAAAGGTTTATATCACAGATCAAGCTGCTGTGTTAGGTAGTATTAACTTAACTAGTCCTGTAGGAGATTCTGTCTTTAAAGCTGGTTCTAACTTTGAAATGCTAGGCATGTTTCACTCTGATAAGACTTTGGTTAATGTTAGAAATAATAAGGCTGTTCCTTATAGCCCTGAATATATTGAGCAGACTAAGATAGAACAACAAGATGTTTATTCAACTGTTAGTAAGAAAACTAGATCTGCTTTACTATATGAACAAGTTGTGGCTGCTCAAAAAGAACAAGCTGTAACTAGAAGTAGTCAGTCTAATATTAAATATGCAACAGATGTTATGTATGCTTTAAAAGCTACAGTTGACTATTTGCATAAAGAAACTGGAAGAGAATCAAAGGCTAAAGATAATAATTTGGAAAACTTGCAAGGCAAACTTACAAGTGATTTAAGCATGACTATGGTCTTAGACCAAGCTTATTTATTACATGTTAATCATCTAGATATGAATGGTCAAGGTAGAGGATATAGAGATGACACTAATGCAATAAATAAGAATAATCAAGAAATGGGGGAAATGGGCAGATTTAATGAGTCTGATTATAATTCTCCTTCTTTTAAATCAAGACAAGATATTAGATATGACATGTATAAGAGTATACAAAGAAAGAACTTTACTCTTGTTGCTATGGGTATTACTAATATTGTTGTTGATCCTAAAAACTACAGAAGTCAAGTAATTGAGCCTACTTGGGACTTTATTAATTTAAGGCTTAAGAATGCTTTTGTTAGTGATTATGGTGGATCTATTAGAGGTTTTGTAGAGGGTGTTACTAGAGGTGATTCTAGTTTTGGTGCAAAGGTTGCTGCTATTAATACTGCTTTAAATATAAATGATACAAGTAGTAATACTGCTTATCAAATATTAGCTATTGCTAGTGGTAATATGTCTGGTGCTAATGTTCCTAGACAACATGCTAAAGCTTTTGAAGCTAAGAGAAATTTAGGCGGAGGTAGATATCAAGGTATATCTAGTTACATGGGTTCTGCTAACTTATCTATGTCTAATATGGGTGTTGGCATTAATAGTAGATATCTAGAAGTAGGAGGTAATGATCCATTTGTAACGGATGAAATGGGTGTTGTACTTATCAATAGAAATGTCTTTGAAAAGGAAAGAGACTTTACATTAGATGATGATTATACTAGAAACATACAGCAGCTAAGTATTGGTTTTAATAATGAGTTTGCTCTAAATTATGAGGAAGAACTAGCAGAAATGAAGGATGCTAGTAAGGCTGTTGTTATGGCTTACAACCAATTGAACTATGGTAATAGAATTGAAAGTGGAATACTACAATCTATTGAAGGTTTGCCATATTGGGCTAAACAAGCTAACACTGGAGACTTATTAAAATTAGAAGCTAGCCTTAAAAATATGAGTAAAGGCTTAGGAGAGGCTATGTCTGTTAATAGAAAATATGACAGATTTGGTACTCCTAATATGCTTGAAATAAGTATTAATCCTAGTGGTTTAGTTGGTCTTAATACAGCTTCTAGTAGGCTTACATATACTGTTACTATGTTACAAGGAGATGGTAATCAACCTGGTCCTGTATTCTTCCAAAAAGAAGGTAAGTTGATCTATAACAGTAACTTTACTAATACTAGTGGTAAGGATATTGTTTGGAATTATAGTAATAATAAAGGTGGTAGATTAGCTGATGGACAGTCTGCAGAGATGTCTAGTATTGATAATACTACTAGTATCTTTGCAACCATGATTGCTGAGATGGCCTATAAACAAACTATTAGTAATCCTAGAGCTAAGTTGGTTGGTATAGATGAAGCAGGTAGTACTAGTTTAATGCTGGATTATACTGCTTCTGTTTTAGGTATTAATAGATATTTATTAGAGGATAGTACTACTGGCAGATATGCAGATGGTAATACTTTCTCTGACTATTTGTTTGCTAGCGGAAAACATATTAACTTATCTTTTGAGTTAAGTAGTAGACTAGCAACTAAAGGAGTTGGCTATTTAGATAGTACTAGATCATTTGCAAGAATAGATGTTAATAGTAGTGATAGATCAGGTTTAAGAGAACATATACAAGGCTTGAGAGATGCTACTAGTGGCAGTGAAGTATATTCTAGAATAGATGCTATTAGTAAGCTAATGGGTCAACAAGGCTTTGAAGACTTAGCATTAGATGTACTTAGAGTTAATAGTAGATATAATGCTGAAGGTGATATTAATGCTCAAATGAGAGAGTTATCAAGTACTATATTTGATCCTTATTTACAAGCCCATCAAGCGGTCACTTATGGTGCTGGTGTTGCTGCTAGTAAACTTATTAGTTATGGTATAGATGCTACTGATGCTCAAGCTTTATTTATGTTAGATATGGGAGAGTCTGTTAAAGGCGGTCTATTAGATACACTAAATTATGCTAGAACATTTGCAAGAGATGTAAGTGTTTATAGTACCTTTGGATTTGATGGGGCAGATGAAAGATTCTATATTGGTGGTGTTGCTGAAGGTGTTTCTACTCAGAATAAGAAGGGATATCAACTAAATGCCTTTGGTGTTAGAAATAAGTTTCCAATTGATAGAAATAGCTTAGATATATTAGAAGGAACTGGTATTGGTAATCTTGTTAGCAAAGAAAGACTATTAAAAAGATTTACTTCTGATGAGGCAGATCAGATACTTAGTAACTTAAATATTAAAGGGAAAGGAATACTCTTTAACTTAGATCCTAATAAGCCAACACAAATTAACCAAAGAATTAAAAATGCTTTGGGTAGTAGATTAATGTATGAAATTAACTCTGAAGCGGCTGCTATATTAAAAGGTGGTGGAACTTTAAAGGCCTTTAAGTCTACTAAAA